TTCTATATTGCAGAACAGGAGTGATGGTATTGCCGGATATGCTACTTACAGAACCTTTGGCAACGATTTTAGCATGATCTCCGGTATCGTCTGATACGAAATTATTGGTAGTTGTTCCAGTACCACGAGATGCTGTGATAGAAGCGGATGGGAGACTATAATCAACTACCGTAACATCTAATGCAACAAATGCAGAACGACCTCTACTATCGGTAGCAGATACTTTGACAACTTTTGTTCCTGTCTTTGTAAACGCATCGAATGTATATTCCGTTCCGCTTGATGCTGTTTTATCTGACATATCAGTAACGGATATCTTCAGTGTTTTTATGGATGACCCGTACACACCAGAAGCAGTAGGTTTTACCTTAACTCCAGAAAGCAACTTCGCATAACATCCAAATGTATTATTCGTATTGGAAAGCGATGCAATATTGCATGTAGGAACTACGGATGCCGGGAGATAAGCAGTAACTGACACAGTTTTCGTACCAATCTTTGTGCTTCCATTCATCGTATCAACAGTGAATGTTAATGTTCCGCTTGTCGCATTCGGTATCTGACCAGCATATTTTGCTATCGTAAATCCATTCCATACGACATTATCCACACAAGAGTTCGTTACTACTTCTGACTTATTTCCGAATGTAGCTGTTACCTTATGTGTAAAGTTCGCTTTCTTGTTCATATGTATGGTTATTTGATCGCCAATGTTTACCGAAGATACGCTTGAAGGCCAGTTGTTTACAGATGGCTGCGATGCTCTTGGTATGGTGTCAAGAGACCAACTACCACTTCCGTTTCCAGTACCATCTGCGTAATAGTAAATAGCACTAGAAATACTTGCTGAAAAAGATTGCGTACCATTACTGTTATGACTAACAGTAACAGATCCACTACACAGCTTTCCTTTATATTGTTTCCAGCGACCAGTGTTGTTATAAACTATGTTCCCGGCAACAACTACCTTACATGGTCCAGTCATATACCATCCAGCACTACCTCCTATAGCTTCGACAGTATAAGAGATTGTAGATGTATTTGCGCCAACATTTTGTGAAGCAGTCCAGCTAAATTTCCAGCATCTTCCTTCGTATCCACTGGTCGTAAAACTTCCGCTTAAAGCCATACAATACCACCTCCTTTATGGCTAAGAATTTATTGCCACCCCCAAGTACCTAAATGACAGGTTGCCATTTGAACGTGGGATAAAAGCAAACTTTCCAAGTTGCAATCTATCTAAGATTTCAGCATCCGTTACATACAGCTTATTGTTACTGAAATAAGCAACTTCATCTGTTCCTTGGTAGAAACTTAACTTTTGCTCGCTCAACAGCATTGATAACTGCATAGACGGATCTTGGCTAGAAATCTTTCTTGTAATACGCAGTCCGGCATCTTCCATAGAGAAACATTCAGTCGTTTGCTCTATACTTTCAACTCTTCCGTTTATGGCATCAACACGAACAATGTATGTATTGACATCAGTTTGTACCTTATCAACTTGTTGTTGTGTCGTGACATTACTTTTCCGGATTTCTTCTATACGCCCATCTTCGCCGACCAAATCATCAAAGTCTTTTCTATTTGAAACAACATCGTTAATTACATCAGAGATAATCTTCTTCAATTCGTCAGACATATCACCAGTAATCTTATCTGCGTAATCTGTTAAATCTTCTGGAGCAGGGTAGTAGTCTGTGGGACGGTTTCCTTTTTCCAACTGGATATAATCAATTGCATAATAGTCATTACTGTTCATGTTATCTGTAATTCTAAGCACATTTGATGTCACCCAAACATTGCCAGTAGAAATCAACTGACCTGAAGATGTAACAAACATGTCACGATTGTCAGATACAATATCAAACTCTGTATCTTCTAAAGTCAGGACGGTGTAAACCTTGTTCCATCCAGATGTAAGCTGTATCTGTTGCATATCAGTTGTCTGCATTACACCATTCGTATTTGCAAGGCAAACATTGAGTGTCATATTTTGACGAGAATATACATTCATTGATACCGTCAGTTTCGTTCCAAGTTCCGTAGCAACCAAATTGTCCGTATATACTTCGTAGTACACAGCCTTGGCAGCATTTGAGCCAGTTCCAGGCTGTACCTTGATTACACGCTTTGCATCAATTTCAGCTTCAGAAATAGAATATACTTTGTCAGTTCCATAATAATGACAACCTTCAAGCTGGTTCGATTTCTTCAACAGGTTTCTTGCTCCGATAAGCATGTTTGAACTATCAACTAAGATAGGAACTGTCTGAATATCAAGTAGATTATCTTCAGTTGGAATTTGATTAGCTTTGTGCATTTCTATAGTGTAAAAAGCTGGCATGTTAGCCTCACCATAAATAGTAAATATTTGTTCGGAAATATTATTTGATGAACTTATAATTTCTTCTGTACGATTATCACTATAAGTTTTTGATATAATAAAACGGCATGGGTAAACAACTCGATCCCCATCCCCATCTCTATAATATCCTTTTGCTTTTATCGTATCTGGTGTAATAATATTATTTCCGTCAATTTTTACAGCACTTGTATCAAGTTCTAAGAAATAAGTTCTTCCGGCATCACCAACATCACCTTGTTTTGCATTGGTATATGAGACAGTAAAGTTGCCATCTGAATATTGAACGGTTGTTCTTGTCCAAAGGTACATGCCATCTACTAAATCAGGGATTTCATCTGACCATTTATTCGTTACGAATAAATTAGAAGAATTATCAATCAATGATTTTCCATCATTTGTAACAAGCTCAACTGATTCTGGAGGAACAGAAGAATTTTCTGTTGTGGTGATATATTCTACTTTAGTAGAAGTGATAGTAACATCATCACCCTTAATTTTTGACCAAGTGTAATCTGTGGGATTTTTACTATCTGTCTCAATATTGTCAGTATATTGTCCGATATATTTTTTATTTGTTCCATTAACTGTATCAAAACCAGTTTTACCGTCAGAGGAATCGGCATAAGCTATATGAATATATCCGTTTTCACCAGGAACGCCATTTTCACCTACATATTTAGACCACTTATATTCGCTTGATTTTGTTGGTGCGGTTGAAGTGGTAGTTGATGCTATACCAACATATTTTGTCGTTGATGATGGAGTTGCAGTCATTCCAGTACCATTTGCATCAGTAGCATAACGTACCCAAAGGTAAGAAGATGTACCATCGAAATAATCTACACCCTTAATAGGTGTCTTTCCGTCCGTTCCTTTAATTAAAGTCCACGTATATTTTGTCGAATCATCACTATCGGCTTCAGTATTATCGGTATATTGACCAATGTATTTTTTACCCGTTCCAACTGTTTTACTAAATCCAGTTTTGCCATCGGCAGAGTCAGCATAAGCAATATGAACATATCCATTTTTTCCAGGAGTTCCGTTTTCGCCTACATATTTCGACCATTTATAATTGCTTATTGTAGTTGGCGCAGTGTTTGTTGTGGTAGTCGCAGTACCTATATATTTTGTATCTGCACTTGGAGTCGTAGTCATACCACTTCCATCAGAATTAGCGGAGTAACGAATCCATAAATATGAAGATGTACCGTCAAAATAGTCAACACCTTTTACTGGTGTTTTACCATCATCACCCTTAATTTTTGACCAAGTGTAATCCTTATAATTTCCACTGTCTGCTTGTGTATTGTCTGAATATACTCCAATATAAATTGCACCAGTAAATTCGGATTTAGAGAATCCTTCCTTGCCATCAGCACTCATGGCATAAGCAAAATGAACATAACCATTTTTACCTGGAATACCATCTTCACCATCTTTACCAGCGAACTTAGACCATACATAAGAACTTGCAGAGTCAGGATCTTTTATTACATCGTTGACGCAAATACCTATATAATCAGAAGGAATTTCTGAAATTTGGTCATCTGTAGGATTTGGATAAGCAGAATATTTTATATGGACATAATTACTTGAACCATCTCTACCATCACGTCCATTGATACCGTCTTTACCGTCAGTTCCATCAATACCTTGTCTCGATACACTGTATGTGACGGTCGAATTTCCGTCTGAATAATTTACAGTAGTTCTCGTCCAAAGATAAGAACCTTCAATTACATATGGAATAGAAGATAACCATTTATTCGTTGCAATTTCATTTCCATTACTATCAACAATATTTTTGCCATCACTGGTAGCAAGAGAATTTGCTTGCGGTGGTGTAATTCCGTTATCGCTAGGAATATATACAACTTCCGTAGAAGTAATATATATACTATCTCCGTCTTTACCATCATCGCCCTTAAATTTTGACCATGCATATTTTTTATAATCTGTACTGTCTGCTTTGATATTGTCAGTATATACGCCTATATAGGTTGCACCTTCATACTCACAAACGTTAAAGTTTACGCTTCCATCGGCAGATTGAGCATATGCGAAATGCACAAAAGAATCTTCACCATCTTTTCCATCTAAACCAGGTGTTCCATCAGCACCGTCCTTACCTGAAAAACGACTCCAAGTATAAGAACTTGCAGTAATAGGATCGTTTAAATTTGTATCAACACAAATACCAATGTACGCAGCCGGAACTTCTGTCAACATATCATCAGTAGGATTTGCTACAGAACTATATTTAATATGAATATAAGTGCTAATACCATCCTTACCATCTTTTCCTGGAATACCTTGTATTCCTTGTCCACCAGTTGCACCAGCTTTAAGTTTTGCAATACGCAGCTTTTTACTTATGGCAATTTTACCCATATAAATGAGATCAAATACTACTTCTCCACGGTCGGTAGACAGTCCCTTTAAGGTGTAGCGATATTTAGTTTTATCCCATTCACCAGTAACACCACTTGTTGCAGTGATTGTCCAAGATAAGTCGGATGACTTTGTGATATCAGTGCTTCCAGAAAATACAGTTACATTTGTATAGCAATCCGTAAAATTACCACCATTACCATTGGAATCAGTCGTAATGCCTATATATTCATTGTCAAGTTGAACCACAAGAGCAGATGCTTCTTGCTTGATTGTTTTATCAATATAAGAGCCAAGATCATCACTGGTTGTCATCTGAATATGTTTGCCGTTAATTTTGATATTTCCATCATCATCGACATATACATATTTAGTGTAAGATCCATCTTCGTTCTTTCGCTGCAAAGTAAACAAATCTTTATTTGTATCGTTTGCGTCCGAAGTAACAGTAAAACCATTTTCGTCAATTTTTACTGAACCAGAAGTGTTATAGATTCCAACTTTATTTCCGAGAATAATGTTACCGACAATTTTATGAGCGATAATTCCATAGTCCTCTTTGTATGTACCAGATTCAGGATCAAAGTAAATATACTTACCAAGTCCAGTTTGAACAGTCTTCCAACCATCGTTTGTATAGTAAAAGCCATGATTGATTATTTTTGTTTGCTCAGAACTGTAATCATCACCAAACTCATTTTTTTCACGCATGAGCAAACCAGTCTCATCCACAACCATATTTTGATTGTCTGCAGCATTTACAATTTTCTTGTTAGTAAGGTTTAATCCATTTTCAACCATATCCATGATGTGTTTGTTGGCATTATTACCCTTATTCGCTTGATGCTGCACCATTGAATATGATGTTGACATAGACTGAGCTTGTGATAAGATACTCTGGATATCAGAAGCAGAATTTAATCCATAGGTTACATCAGAAAATTCTACATTCAAAGAATCAAGATTATCATAATCAATCTTATATGAAGTCAAACGCAATTTATAAATTGTTTCATCAATCTCTATACGAACCCAATTACCAACATCAAAATTTACTAAGAGTGGAGAAAATGTTGCATCACCTTTCACGAAATATAATTGATCGTGTGACACAATATTTACACCAGCCAAAGTAACAATTGGAACAGGAGATGATTCAACATCTTGTTCTTTTACGAGCAAAAAGTTACTCAAATTACAACTAATGGTATGTTGCAAAGTAGCAGATTTTACAATTTCACGTTCCGCATTTTTGATAAATTCTTTGGCTTGCATGATAAGTTCTTTGTCTGACAATCCATCAGAAATGAAATTATCATTCTTATATGTGTCATCACGTCTAAATGAACAAAACTCAGTCCAAAGTGAATTCCCAAGATAAGTATGCAAATCCAAATTATTCGCAATAACCTGTCGCTGCTTTTCGATATAATCAAGAACACCTTCTGGATTACTTTTAGAACCACGCAATTTCAGAATTTCAGATTCACGTTCCCTCAACTCATCTTCAATCCATATGCTTTTACTGTAATATGGATAATACATTGATTCATACATATCATTTTCTGGATCAGCAATACCTTGTTGAATTAGAATGTCTAAACAACCTCTTACAATACTTGCAAGAATATTCAAATTATCGACACTATAAAAGGACAAAGCCTTTTTGAATTCAGCCTCGTCCTTTTTAAATAAAGCAACTGTTCCAGTAGCATCAACATCATTTTTTTTCATTGCTTTTTCAAGCTGACATTTAATAAAATCCGATGTAGCATCTGATACATATATTGTTATAATTGATGTGGTTGCCTTATCATTCTCATCTGCATAACTTGATAGAGTGATAGTTCCTTTCCAAACATTCCCACTGTATGAATCATTTGTTGCTGTAATTCTATACAATGATGTGTCTACAAAAACTTTCGCATAATTTTGTAGAGCCAAAGTAACCGTAGATACAGACGCTTTATTGGCATTTTGAATACCAAGAGGTGAAAGCGTATTGGTAGTCAATTTCTTGATTTCTTGTGCAGCCGTTGTTTTCGTCCCACGTTCTGAGACTGGTGCAAGAGTAGTTTTTAATAAACTGTAAAAATTTAAAGCAGAATAATATAAATCTGTTAAAGAAGAGTACCCTACAATTGGATATTTCACATTCATTAAAGAACTATCGTACAACTTATATTTATTGATTAGTGTATTGTAATCACTAATAACAGTAGATGGAATATCAATTTTTTTATCTGATGAATATGAAGCATATTCTTTTTCGTAAGTAGATAATTTGTCACGTAATGTTTTTGACATATCGGCACGAACAGAATCACTAAAATACCAAATATATTGACTTCCACTTGGATTTATATTTCTAATTGTGGCTGTCATTAAATCATCACCAGCGACCAAACGAAAACAGTTTTTTACTTCATCCTTATTTGAAGAATACGAAATATTTCCGGCGAAATTTTCATGGCTTAAAAAGATACCACTATCTGAACCATATCCAAATTTAATATTAGCAGAGTTACATTTGGTACACATTTTGTTTGTGAATGTTCCACGTTCTCCACATTCCATACAAACATCGTTTAAATCATAAACAGAAATTGTCCTGTGGATTTTTCCATCATTATTGACAGATTCGCCATAAACAAACAAACATTCTACTTCATTTGCGATATCATCAAATGCGCCTTTTATAGTAGAACCATCCCATGAAAATGTTCTTTGCAAATTAGCGATAGAGGAATCTACATGAACAATTGTATAATGGGATGCTTTATCTTTTAAAATTCTATCTAATGCAGATCCTTCTGGATTAGTTGGATCATATATAATAGTAGGGGTGTAATCGTCCCTTGCAATATCATCCTCTGTGTTGATTTCAATATCATTTAAACTAAGCTGTCCAAGTTCAGCTTCTTGTAAATGAACACCTTGACAGTGTTTTATAGTAGCATCATCCTCATCTGTTTCAACGGAAAGTTCATACCACGGATTAAAAGATGCTGTGTCAAGATGTGGGATATAGATCAATCTAAAGTCTCTAATGTCGTTCCATAATTCACATGTAACATTATCAACCTTTTTATAAACATCAAAAGTAATTTCAGCAGCTTGTGCAAGATCATTTTTATTGGTAAGTGATTGAACATTATGAATAATTCCTTGTTTTGTCCCACCACGATAAGCCAATACGAGATCAGGTGCAATAGGCTGTCCATCTGGACTTATTTCTATAAGACCACCATATAAAGAAGTATTCATTATGCAATCACCACCTTCGCTATTGGGTTATATGAAATTGAGTATGTACAAGGTAAGTTAAATGTCAGTTTATTAACTGTTTTGCCATACTCATTGTTAATTCGTATAAACTTATAATTAAAATCATCACCCAACTCATGAGAATTATTACTTGACATAATTTGCAAAAGATGAGTGAAAGTCAAAGTTTCACCAGATGAGCAACCACGCACAACAGTTGTCCGTTTATCGTACTCATTAGTGATTTTTAAATCACCAGCAGATTTAAGTGTTATTGTAATATCAGGATACAGATAACCTTCTTCATCGCTTGTGTCATTGATACTAATTGATCCGTCCTTGTCAACAGATCCACTAAAATTCAATTTATCCTTATAGCCGAACGGGGCAGTGGCAGTAAATGTTAGATGAAAGCCTATACAGCCAAAAGCATAATGAATTTCTTCTATATTAAATGTACCATTCCAAAAGTAACCATCATATTCATCACTACATAACCGCAGCTCAGATGCATTGGGAGATCCAAGCCATCTTTTTATAACTGCACATTCAGTTGGAGAAATTAAATTTTTATTGTTTTTATCGCCTATTTTACATATTGAGAATTCCATAACTAATTGGCTGTTATATGTATAATATAAAATAGGAAAATATTTACTTCCAAACATTGAAATAGAAGTAAAATCTCTTTGAGAGTCAGTAGTCGCAGTATTTGCAGACGAAGCATCATCAAAATCGCATACCATATATCCATGACTACTTAATTTTTCATCACGAAAAATAAAATCATAACCATACATAATAATTCCTCCATTAGTTTATTGTGAAAAATAACTGTTTACTTTTGACGTTTCATATTTTTTACTAAGTCATCCATTTCTTTTTTATATTTTTTCTTCATAGAATTAACAGACATAATTGCCTGAGAATATTTTTCTTTTAGTTCTTTTATATCCGCTATACCGTCACGATAGATTTGCTCGGATTCTTGTATGTCAGATATAACTTTTTCAAGAGAGGATATCTTCTGTTTCAATATAGTATTTTCTTCGATAAGTTCTTTATTTTTGAGTATTAAAGAATCATTCGATTTCAGAAGTCGTTGAATTTTTCTTTTTTGCATTTCTTTTTCTAAAATCATGTTTTACTCCTAATAAAAATGAAGGGCGTATTACAGCCCCTCATTTACCACTTATATTTATTTTTGGCTAATGTGCTTTTACCAGCAACAACACCAATCGTCATAGCTTGAATCATATCTTCAAACTTTTCATCCTTTTTTGCACGATTCATAAATTCCTCATAGTTTGTTACATTTGGCAGATTAAATGTAACTTCACCTATGCTGTTATTATTTACACGCATATAAGGTTCAAGACCAGAAAGAATACCATTATTAAACAAGTTCCCACTAATAAATCCAGACGGATCGCTTGCCATATCCCATATGTTTCGTGTGGCATCGGCGGTAAGCACACTGTCACCTTTTGCGATATGAGTTACAATAGCGTTCTCAGATGGCTTGACAATAGATTCACTACCAAGCTCATTTACCCACGCATTTTCAGCTTTCGGAGCATTTTTCAGACCGACAGCATATTTATTGTAATGATATGGTGAAAGATCACGGATTCCCTGGTATCTACCAACCCACGCACCAGAACGCACATAACCTTCTCTGCCCATCTGATTTACGATACTTTGAACTCTATTGGCATCAAAACCTTTAGCTTGCAAACGGCTAACTCTGGTATTTCCAGTTCCCCAACCATAGTTACCGTTCCAAATAGCAAGAGCAACACCATAGTAATCCTTATCGGTTCGTGCCGGTTTTGATGGTGTAGAAGGAGTATTGTTTGACGGTTTTGAAGGTTGACTTGCTGGTTTACTTGCTTCCGTCTGTTTCTTTGTGGCTTCCGCTTTAGCTTTCGCCTCTGCATCTGCCTTTGCAATCAAAGCATCAGTATAAGCCTTAATACCAAGAATCGCATTCAATGTAGAAGTATTCTGTGTTAAGAACTGATCGCCATATTTAGAAATAACAGTAAAAGCACCACCATCATTCGTCCAGATAGAATTCATGGTTTCTGACAATGTATAGCCAACATTTGCACATTCTTGTTGAATTGTATCGCTAATAGAAGATGAATTTGCATTGATTGAATCAATCATGTCAGATAAAAAAGCATCAACGTTATCCAATCTTGCATTAAGAGATAACTCATATTCATTATACAAATCATCTAATAATTTTTTCTGGTCTGTGATGTATCTGTCATACTCTGTTTCTTGCAATTCTTCCATAGCTTTTGATAAATCAACCTGGATTTTCTGAATTGTAGCTTTAGTTTCCTCTGAATTATCTCCGGCATAAGCTGATAACTGTTTCTGCAAAGAAGCAATTTCATCAGATTGTTCTTTTACCTTTTTCTGATAATCATAGAGGTCTTTTGCACTATCCAATGAATCTGTATAAGCATCTATCAAATCTTTGAGAGAATCAAGCTGCGCTTCAATTCCGTCTTTTACCAAATCAATCATAGCCTGTTTTTCATCTTCGGCAGCAAGAATAGATTTTCTCTGTAATTCGAGAAGTTCCTGTCTACGTTCAATGAGGTCAGTGTTATATGGATCTTTGGCAATTTCCGCATTTAACTCTTTGATAGCTTTGGCATATTGGTCAGCTTGTGCCATATCGACATTGTAATTCTGCCCATGTAACCCCATAGTTGCCATGCCGGTATCTGTCATTTGACCTTTATCATCAAATAACTTTCCATTTGCCATTAAGTCAATGAGGAAATCTGCTTCATCAGTAATATTTGATATACGGTCTTCCATATAATCAAAATATTCCCAATCAAGCTCACGCATTGTTTTCTGATATTCAAGCAGTGAGAGATTCGATTCATCAATTGCCTCTTTGACATCATTGATGCTTTTCTGCATCTCATACCATTGCTCAGAACCCTTTTCGATTTCACCAGAAGCCATTGCCTGATTGAAAGATTCCGTTAAATCAACTAATTCTTTTTGGAGAATTGCCTGATTTTCTTTTTCAGCTTTTTGGAGAGCTTGGTAATAAACCTTGCTTCCTTTTAAGCCTTTTGCTTCCAGTGTATCAAGCCCAGTGTTATATGTATCAGTCAAATGTTGTACAAGAGCCAACTGGTTATCAAAATCAGTGGAAATGTTACTGAATCTGTCAGCATATAACTGGGCGATTTCTTCGTGTAAATCGGCTACAGCGTCTTTTGCTTTAATCGCTTTTTCATAAAAGTCTTGAAAATCCTTAATCTTATCAGACAAGTCTTCATCAGTAATCGTGGATATATCAATCGTGCCATTCTTTACCTTATCCATCCAGTCAGATGATAAACCGACAGAATTAGCCTGTTGCATATATCTGGTGTATGCTTGATTCTGAGTATTGATTTGCTGAGTGATTAAAGAAATTTCATCGGCAGCAGCACTATTACGTTTTGCCAACGTTTTGAATACGCTTTCTGCTTTTACTTTTACTCTGTCAATCGCTTCACTGATTCGTTTTATAGCAATTTCAATCCAGTCAAATGTTTCTTCAAAGTCTTTCTCAGAAGAACTACTTGAACTAGAAGAGCTTGATTTTGAAGAAGAACTTCCGCTAGAACTTCTGCTAGAACTTCTGCTAGAACTTGAACCACCAGAAGAACTACTTGATTTAGAGGAAGATTTCTTTGTGGATGGAGATGAACTTGGTTTATATGGCTTATACCCACCAGTCACCAAAGCTGTACCACTTACAAGTGCAGCAGCACGACCAGCAACATAGCCATTTTCCAACAAGGATTCTGATTGTACATGATTGAAAACGATAGCACCAGCAGGTATGTCCCTAAACTCAGCACCATTGTCACCAACTGTATACCATCTTCCAGTGTGCGGATCTACAACGATTTCTCGTCCAAGTTCTCCGACAAGTGTTTTACCTCCTGGAGCAGTACCCCAGTCACCACCAGCTTTTGCAGTACCAGAAACATGAGCTGTACCATTTACATCTACAGCACCAGTCTTTACATAATTTACATAACGTGTAAGAGTTGTAAAAGATTCCGGCAAACTGCCCGTATGTGGCACATAGTTTACATCACGGTTAATTGCATCAAATGATTCCGGCAAAGCATCTGTTTTCGGATCATAGATTACATCGCATTTTTTAGAATCTGGATTGTAACCCTCAATTGCAGAAGCATCAACATTTGCCTTTACATTGATTGTTTCAGCAGATAATCCAGCAATAGAACTTTTAATTGAATCTACAGAAGTAGAATCAATGTCTAATTTTGCCTTAATATCTGGTGAAATACCCTCAATTTCAGAAGCTAAAGAGTTGACTTTGGACTCTGCCTCTGTGGTATCAGCACCGACTTTTTGTTTAATTTCAAGGTCGTTTGTGGCAGTTTGGAACTGTTGTAAAAGTGAGATAGCATTGCTTATTTCACCTTCGACCTGTGAAGTATCAACACGCATAACATCTGGTTGAGAAAGAAGTTGTTTCTGAGTCAGACAGTATTGAATAACAGAATTTGCATTTTCAATACTTGAAGCATCAACGTCTGGTCGTGCTTTTACAGCATCCATTTCCGCAATAGTAGCATCCAAAGCAGAAATTTGTTCTTCTGTTGTGGACAAATCGGAAACATCCATTTTAATTTTTAAATTACTGTTTCCGTCAACCTGTCTCAGAGATTCGGCAGCTTCATTTGCTTCAACAGCTAAGTCACCGATAGTTTTGACAGCCTCATCGCCCCAGTCGAAATCAGCACCTTTTAACTGTAATTCATCAAAGAATGCCTGAACCATTCCAGAAGACATATTAAGACCTTCTGCGAAGTCCTCCATTTTCTTTCCACCGAGAACCTGGAAACCATCATCTTCACTGTATTTCATAAGTCCGGTATTAACAGAATTCTCCAAGAATTTGTCAATATTCAGACCATCAACAGCACCATTATCATCAAATTTCAAATACTGCTTGAAATCAGACATGTAAGATTCAATTGCACTTAAATCGTCACCATCAACTGAATCTGGTACAATGAAATCAATGGCAGCTTCAAATTTCTTTGAACCAAAATCCCCAAATACATCAGAGTTTGAATCATAAGTGTCTCTAATCCTCTGAATAGCACTTACAGCATCATTTGCCATATCTCCATAATCAGAACCACCTTGAGCATTGAGCCAATTCTGATATGAACCAACGGCTTCCTGAATAGATGTTGACAATAAATCATATTGTTTACATGTATCTGCAATAGCACTATTTTCGGCAAGCAAAGCATCAATAGACTCTTGAATACTTGCTTTTTCTGAATCAGAAGCACTCGCAAGAGAAGCTCTTAACTGCTCTATCTCTTTTGCATTTTCAAGATACTTCGCTTGTTCTAATGCTTTATTTGAATTGTTAATGGCAACCTGTTCATCAGCTTTTGCTTTTGCAATTTCTCTTACCTTTTCGGCGTTCAACTGCATTGTACCATTTACATATTCAAGCGCACCTTGATAATCTTTTAACTCATCTGAATTAAAATCAGCAAGGGATATAGATTTTCCATTTTGCTGTCCAGCAATAGCTTCTTGGGCAGCACTTATACCAGAAATCAATGTTTGTGATGCAGTCATAGCAGCATCAGCAGTCTGAGTTATAGACGCACTTGCTTGACTATAAATATCTGAAACTTTCTTTGCACTGTCAGCAGCTTCACTTTCCGATTCTGACAACTGTTGGTTTGCATCGCTTGCATCAAGAACAGAATCATAAAGACTATCTATTTTTTCTTTTTCTTCCTCAAATCCAGGAAGTGCTTCTCCATTTTCATTCAACAGAGAATCATAGTTATCGGAAATAACACTAAGGTTATCTTTAATATCAGAAGTAAGAGAGTCACGTTCTTTCTCTAAATCCTTAATATTGCCGGTAACTTTTTCGTATTCTGTAGCAGATTGATACCATTTAGAAGTTTTGTCTTGTCCGCTATCAATGAGATCTTGTTGCTGTTTATAATAGTCAGTTAATTGTTGTTCAACAGATGTAAGTCTTTCACGCTTAGATAATGTTTCATCAACAATTGTACCAGACTGCATTTTCTCATATGATGTGCCAGAATACATATCTACATCATATTCACCTGTGCCCCATGTTCGGTTTTTATTAAGAACATTGTTTGCAGCTTTAGCAGCTTCTTGTTGGTCATATTCTGCAATTTTCTGTTTTATTGCTAACTGCGAAGATAACTGGGCGTTTGTTGTTTCCAATGCAGATAAAGACTGAGCATCAGTAGCAGAAAGATTAAGCTCTTTCAGTTTATTGATAATATCCTGAATGGTATCTTCATCTGTAAAAGTAACACCATGTTCTGTTGCCAATTCTTCAACTTTTGATCTTAAAGAATCTTGTTTGCTTTCTACATCTTTAACATCATTTAGTGCTGTTTCGTATGTACTTCTTGCTTCACTTGCTTTGTCGCACGCTTCATCAAAAGATTCTGTCAAAGCATCAACTACTTTTACGACACCAAAAATAGCACCAGCAGCAAGAATAGCCCAACCTACGGGATTAGTAAGTAAGAATGTTGCTAATCCGGCAGCAGCAGCTTTCAAAGAAGCAGCAAGACCAGCCGTTGCAACAGCAGCCGTACCATTTGCAGCAGCCATTGTTCCAGCGGTAACAGCAGCAGCAGCTTCTGCAGAACTCAAGCCTGTTGCTTCCAAAGCTGCGATAATTGCAGATTCTCCAACCCCTTGAGCAGCTAAAGCAGCAGCGATTTGACTTGCTGTAAATTGAGTGGCAGACATAGCACCGGCGATTTGCTCAGTAGTAAGTCCTTGTGTTGACAATGCAGCAGCAACAGTTGCAGCATCATATCCAGCCGTTGCCATTGCAGCAGCCGTTTCTATTGAACTATATCCAGCAGCAGCTAAAGCAGCAGCCGTTTGTTCTGCAGAAAGACTTGCCATGCTTGCACCAGCAGCAATCGCTTCAGCAGAAAATTGACTCAATGATGAACCAATTTCAGAGAAGTCCATTGCTGTCATTGTCGCTTCGCAAGTAGAAGCGTATGATTTAAGGTCTAAAAAGACTTTTCCAACATTTCCTAAATTTTGTAGTTGCTTTATTTTATAAACATATTGAAAAGTCTTGATAAGTGTGATACATTATTATTGTATGATTATAAAGGAAGGTGATTGTATGTCTATGATTAAATGCCCAGAATGTAATAACATGATTTCTGATAAATCAAAACAGTGTATACATTGCGGTTTCCCATTACCAACAGTGGAAGAAGTACCAGATGGATTCTGTCTTATTGACGGAGTACCCCGTGATCTTCATGAAGCATTGAATAAAATTGATGATTACCCTAATATGACTCCTGATGAGCAGAAAAAATTAAAAGGGTGGATTTTTGGTCAATGCCAAACTATCTCTATTTATGCTGCAGAACAACTTCTAAATATTATATTAGAAACTCATGCAGTGCCAAAAGAATTTGACGGATCATATAAAAGAGTAGGAAATGGACGTATAAATAGTATACAACCAACAAACAAAAATACATTAAAGTGCCCGAAATGTGGCTCGACCTCTGTTACAACTACAACAAGAGGATATTCCATTATGCTTGGCTTTATTGGTAGCAATAAAGTTATAAACATATGTGGAAATTGTGGTCACAAATGGAAACCAAATAATCAATAATAATGGTAAATTTATTATGTGCCTCCCGGCAAACTGGCAAGGAATAATACTAAATTCACAAATATATTATTCACTATACATTAAAAGCTATAACAACTAGGCGTGTTATAACTCCAAGAATGGGTAGTCTCTGAGGATTCATGCTCATATATTTTGAGCGTGCGTCCTACTGATTGCCTATTATAATAGTCCGTAGCACAGTATAAAACTGCTTTTTCTCAGCATAGACCATCCAGATAATTTTTTCTGCTTTCGCAACATTCACGCCTATCGTTACCGATTACGTTGTAGTTTATCTGGCTTTAAGGTGTTCCAGTATTTACTTCTTTGGGATATTTTATAGAACCTCCCAACAGCTATATCTTGTGTACATCGCCATAATGATGATTACTTGATATAACATTAAGCCAACTTTATTTAGGAAAGTTTGTGATGTTATCACTCAACTTAGGTTCTTTACAAATGCAGCAATTCCAACACCTGTTAATAATGTAGGTACTACACCAATTTTATTTATAAGAGCATCAATTATTTGAACAAGTCCAGTTAATCCACTAACAGCACCTTTGACAAATCCAGAATCAAGAAAAGAATTTGATAATCCTTCCCACGCAGCTTTAAGCTGGTTTACTTTAGCCTCAATAGATTCCATCCATTTTTCATGTTCTTCCATAGCAGAACCTTCGGAATTCATCGAAACTTCAAGTGCTTGTCTGGCAATATCAAAATTGTTCATAAGTGAAGACATTACATTACCTTGATGTTTTCCGGCAAGCAACTCTGTGATAGATGCTTGTTGGATATCGGTAAGATCTTGCCATTTCTCTGAAAGCTCGTCCATAATTTGATATGTAGATTTAAAAGTGTCTTTATCAAGCATAATATCGACACCAGAAAGTGCCTTGATTTCAGCTTGAAGTTTTGCTGTTGATTCAGCCATACCATCAGTTTCAAGTCCAGCTTCCTCAAGCTCTGTAGTCGCACCACGAATTCTCATGGAGATTGTCTTAAATGCGTTACCTACTCTTGCTGGATCTTGTACAACAGTATTTGCAGCAGTAATCAAAGCAATTGATTCATCCAATGTGTTATTGGCAGCAGACATTGAAGAAGCAGATCTTGTCAAGGCTTCACCAATACCACCAGAACTGATTGCGAATCTGTTACCTACTTCATTGAATTTATCAACGATTGACATAGCATCACTGGCTTGAATTCCAAATGCCTGTAATGTAGAAATTACACTGGAACTTGCCTCATCAATGCTAGAAATTTCGTCACCAACAACACTATAAACATTTGCTACTTCTGCAAGTTCTTTGGCTTCAGACATGGAATATCCAAGTCGTGCGAAACTCGCGGTAGAATTTACATAATCTGTAATAGTAGTACCAAGTTCAACAGAACGCTTTGAAGCATTTGAAAGGAAACTTGAATATGCAGAATCCGTTTCATTTGTAACCTTTTTGAGTTCTGTCATGGCACTATCAATATCTACGACATTTGAATACATATCCTTTAGTCCACGAATGGTAGTGTTAATCATTGCACCCATTCCGAATAGTGGACTAAGATTTGTAAAATTACTCTTCAAAGTTCCGAAGATACTCTTACCTAAATTTCCGGCAGCAGCAGCGGTTGTTTTTAACTGAGTAAATGACTGAGAGACAGCTTTTAATTGTGAAGGGTTTTCAACTTTAGAAAGCTGTGCTGTTAATTCTGATAACTCATTTTTATATATTTTTGCAGCTTTAGTGTTACGGTTCATCCATGTTTCAATTTGATTACCTAACACAGTTTTTTGTGATAATAATTGCTGTGATGCAGCTAACGAAATATTTTCTGCTTTAGCATCTTTATATGCAATTTTTAATCGTTGAACCTCTTGAGTTATTCTTTCAAATTCAGCTTGTTGTCTATCTAAACCACTTATATTACTTATATTTGCTAAGTCGGCTTTTAATTTAGAAAGTTCAGACGAATAATTATTTGTATCACCTTTTAATTTTACAAACCCTGCATCAAGAGTTGAAATATCAGCATTTAATTTGGAAACATCAGCACCAGTAAACATCTGACTAAATGATTGTTGAATATCTTTACCAACATTTACAAGTCTGCCAGCCTGTGAATCAAATTCTTTTAATACAGTAACAGTGCGACCTAATTCATCTACACCAGTGACACGCAACTGTAATTGACCGCCTTGACGGATTCTTGTATCAACCCTTTGGACAGCCAAATCCATAGAATCTAAAGATTGTGTGATTGTAGCAATCTGACTCTTATCAAACTTAAATCCGGCAAGTGTACGTTGCAAGTTTTTAATAGTATTTGCTGAATTGGCAGTGGTAATTTTTCCCATTGTAGTATTCAGCGCATTGGCGAAATTATTGCCAGCAGCATTACCAGCCTGACCAAATTGTGATTTTATCTGATTCAAATAGCCGTTTATATTTCCATTTTTGGACACCAAATTTACATCAACATCAATTTTGTGCTTTGCATTTGTGAAAGCATTCATTTGTTGCTGTGCTTTGGCGGTATCAAGCTCCGCTATAACGTGAGCAATAAAATCTGACATAACTTCACCTCCCCTTATCTAAAGAAACTACTAAATGTACTGTCTAAGTCAGATTGAATTTTCTGTTCTGATCTTGCCCAGAAGCCAGAACGACCTTTGATATTCGCTGTACCAGCTTCGGCAGCATCAAATACCATAGGGGTTGAAAAATAACTTGAAAATCCTTTTTCTATAAAGTCTGGATTTGGAACTACATAACTGTAAGTTCTATCCAACCAAATATAGAAATGAACATTTTTTCCGTATTTAGAAACACCATAGTTCCTAACACTTTTTCCAAGTTTTCCAGTTCTTTTATAAATACTAGGAGAACCCTGCGAATAGAAAGACTGGACTTCGTTCTCTGTATCTTTGAGAGATTTTGAATGTACAACCGTCATGGCTTTTTGCATCTCATTCAAGATCAACTGTTCAAGTTCTGCCATGCTATTTGCTTTTTTCATGGTAGTCCTCCTTTATTATTGCCTAATTATAAATCACTTAAAGACGAACTCTTACCTTCAACAATTCCATCTTTTGTGAAATACTTACTGAATTCTTCGGAAACCTCGCTATCGTTGTAGAGATTAACCATGTCCGAACTACTCCATCCGAAAAATTCCTGAACAACATTTGCCGGGATATTCAGCTTCAATAATTTTGTGTTGAGATAGTGTCTCATGCAGTGCCAGTAAAAATCCACACCTAATTCATTTGAGAAGATGTTCGCCCAACTATCAAGGGTACTGACTTTCATTTGTGCATAAGAACCATCACCACATCTATGTACAAAAAGCCATTCACTCTCAATACCTTGTTTCTTACGTTGCTCCATCCATAAATCAAGGTATTTCTTAAACTCATAAAGCACATATTTATTGAGCTGTTTACCTGTTTTACCAGCTCCCTTAGTTTTAATCTTAGGAGTCTTATATAAACCACCGTAAACAATGTTGTTTTCATCGAAGTATTCAACTTTGAATCTCAACAATTCTGATTTTCTAGCACCGCTCATTGCAGCCAAAGCAAAAGCACATGCCTGTTGATATCGTTCTTCACTAACCAATTTATCCAAGAATTTATCTACGTCATCATCTGGGATAATGGTTTTCTCACGAACAGCTTCATTCTTCGGAGATTCAATCTTTCCAATGATAGAGCGGAAATTCTCAAAATCTTCGTCTTCGTCCTGTAAAATATTTTCAATATAATTTGACATACTACTGATAGCAGATTTTACCCTACGAATTCTTTTCGGACTCCAACCCCATTCATTGATTGCATATCCCTGGAATCGTGCAAGCTCACGTTTCTTGATATCAACAAAAAATTTATTGTTGTTGTACTCTAAGTTCCAGCAGAAGAAAATTTCTAGGTCATTTCTGTACCCGTTAATTGTGGAAGGGGCACGATCAATAGACGCAAGATATTCAAGAAAATCTTCACAAAGCTGTTTATTGTTTGGATTGATTTTCTTGATAGATTCTTCGTTTGTAATTTTGTTATAAATTGTTGTTCTACCCATGTTACTAACCCTCTTTCTTAAAAGCGTAAAAAATAGAAGAGGGGAGTAACCCTCTTCTTATTCGACTTTAATATTGTCTTGTTCTTTTTGAAAATTTTCATACGCTAAAATTCCACGAACTACATCATCTTGTGGCATTTTTGCAAGCTCTGCTACATTCTGTAGTTTATTCATGAAATCATCAGTGTTTAAATTCTCTAATGTAGAAGAATATTTATTGGCGATAGAAATTAACACCTCAAATAATTCGTCCAGTTTTGATGTATTGACAAGTTTGCTCCGCTCAAAATCAATTTTTCTTTCAGCAGCATCAATAACATCTTTTACATTAACTGTTTCTTTGATAACCTGTCCGATGCGTGTTTTCTCGATGAAATCCGCACTTTCAGTAAAAGACTCTGGCAATGCAATATCAGTCAGATTATTTACAAGAGAAACAGCTACAAAATAATCAAACAGAATAGGCTCATACCCTACGGTATCATTGATAATACCGTGAACGATATCATCAACAATGTCCATTTTCTGAGAAAGAGTAGGAGAGGACACATATCTGAAAACTATGTGTTTTCCGTTTAATTCAAATGTTGATTCATCAGTATATTTTCTCATAAATTACACCTCTGTACTTTCTTTAGCAAACTGTGAATAATTGTTTTCCAGGAATCTACGGCTCTTATCGGAAAGAGTTTTAGAAACACTATAAGTTTCTTTGTTTTCTTTCTTGCCGATAGTATATGTACATGTAGAACACGCACAAATATTCGTACCCTCTACCCAGTTCATCGGCTGTTTACATTTCGGGCACATCAAGATTTTTTCCATGATTTCTTTAGCCTTACGCTTATTCTTCATTGCTCTACTTTTCTCTGTATTCACATTGAACATTTTTGCTACTTCTTTAATAGTCATAATTTATATCTCCTTTTGTAAACGAACTTTTTAATAATTATGGTGGATAAACATTTGTATAATTTGCGATAAAAAATGATACCCATTAAAAAAGTCAAAACAGTTTTTAACCTCTTTAATAGGTATCATACACAAGTGCAGTGCTTAATAAAAAACACCACACTTGCTAACAATCCTCGTAATATTTACAATGCATTTTATCTTGATTATGTGGGATATAACAAGATTTGTCTTTACAATATCTTTGGCAGATACATAAACCCTCTGAGTTTATCTTCACACCACCAGAACAATAAATCATATTCTGCTTAGTTTTTTCATTAAACTGAATGTATGCATATTTACACATTATTTCTTCTCAACTTTAAAATTCGGAGAATGAATATCTCCTGAATATTTGACAGAAATTTTATTACCAGGATTTTTTGATATACCAGTTAATTCATACCCGAAACCATCAAAAGAAATGATAGCGGTATTAGTACGCTCATTGTATACTAATACGTCACACTCTTTGGTAAGAGATGCCTTTCGTTTCGGTGTACTTGATTTTGTTTCAACTTTATTTTTTCCTTTATCTTGAACAATCTCAGTTGTATTTTCTTTTACATCTGTCATAATCTCAGCTCCTTCTTCCTAATAAAAATGTAGGCAGGTATAAACCCACCTACATATAGTTACTGAAATTATTTTGTTACAGTGATCTCAATTGTGTCTTCGAGTCCATTGTAAACGGCTTTGACTGTCGCTGTACCAGATGCAGTTGCACCACTCACAACACCAGTTTTTGCACCTACAGTCAATGCAGTGTTTCCGGCATCTACGATTGAGAATGTACAATCCTTTGGATCAAGCTCTGTAGGTTTATACATAACTCCGATAATACCAAGAACTGAAAGTGTCATGTTTGCACCAGTCTTAATTGTTGTAGCCGGTGCAGAGATAGCAATTTCAGAAACAGCCATATCTGTATTGTCATCATCAATTTCAGAGATGTATGCATATACGGCACTACCATCTTCACAAGCGTCACCTTCGACAGCAAGGGCACTACCAGATAACTTTGTACTTACTACACCATCAGGTGTGAATGAGATATCAAAGTTACCGTCAAGTGAGTAAGACGGAATTACGATTTCAACGACACCAACTTTACCTTTCTTACTGTTATGCTTGTCTGCCTGAAGAACAAGTTTTCCAATGTAAGGTGTTGATTCTGCATCAATAGTAATACGTTTTGAAATAGCATTGTACTGATATGTACATTTTACCTTTTCAGTTGTAAGACCATATGATGTCAAGTCAATTGAAGTACCATCAGCAGTAACTTCTACGAATGTACCGTTTGGAAGTTCTACACCAACTTTTGCACCAGTCAGAGGTGTATGGTCAATTGTACCTTTTCCAGCTACAAGTGTTACGCACTCATTAAGACTATATGAATCTTTGAGTCCTTTAGAAATCTGAGAACCAGCCTGTAAAGCAATGTACTCAAGTTTCCAGTCAGCAGCTTCAAGTTCTGCTGTAAGTTCTCTACCATATTTGTATGAGAATACTTTCTTATTACCTTTACCAGCATTTACAGCCTGTTCCTGCATAGATACAGAAATAGAAGAACTAAGGTTAGTCACTCCTGTACAAGCTAATACACCATTGATGTAAAATGCAAAGTCGGCAACTGAAACAACGAATTCTTTTCCCTTTGTATTCATTGCAAATTCCTCCTGATTTATAAATCATCAGCCACTAATCATTTTCTTTAATGACATGGCATCTGTTTTCACATCTTTGAACTTATCGCTCTCATCAAGTTCAGTCATCCAATACTGGACGGGTTCTTTGAATTTTACAAATCCCGTACTTTCAGCAGATTTCATAACATTGAAAATATCACGCTTATTTATTCGTTTAACATATCGCCAGAACTTACGAATAGTTAGCCCCTTAACTTTTTCTTCGGTTAAGTCCATTCCAACGCAAACAGAATCAATATAGTCTTCCAAAGAGGCTTTATCTTTACCAGATATAGCATCCTGGGCTTTTTTTAATTCCTGCTCAGTGTCATAATGAATGAATTCATCAATGTCAAAATCAATACCATTTTGTAGGATAATAATTCTCCGAATATCATCGAACTGATCGGCGGTTATAACATTGCCATTTATTCTGAATCCCCCTTGTGTAGAACTAGCCAATACCTCTTGATCCTTAAATACAAGCTGTAAAAGCCGAAGTGCAAAAGAATAGTAGTAAGGGAGAAATGGCATGTTAAATTCTTTTGCTAATTCTACGTTGTTATGACAGTAAAATAAAAAATCAAGATATGGCATCTTGATGATTTTCTTTACTGGAAATATACTGTTTTTGCGAACAATAATACTTGACTTATATAAATTGAAATCAAGCACATTACCCATTTTTACAGGGTATAAAACTAAATCTTCGGTATAATAAATTGGTGAGCTATATATAAGGTACTGATATAAAGATTCGTTACTGATGTCCATATGATTCCTTCTTTGCAGTAAACGTAAGTATTCTGCATGGGTATTCATAGTACAATACTTCCTCAGTATTGCTTGCACATGTCAATTCACCAATCCAATTTGTTTCCATTCCAGATAAAGTTTTTTTCAATTCTTCACCCAAAATATCAATAACTGTACCCGATAGATATTCCTTTGTTTTATAGCTCTGCACTCTTTGTGCCATTGCCTTTTCATGGCAGACAATATATATGACCACTTTTATCTCTTCCAAAAAATATTGTTGGTTTCTCACATGATCGACCTTGAAACAGATGAATGGAGAAGTTTTCTCAATGGTCTTTGGATTCTGCAAATAAGGAAAAATTTTCTTATAAAGCAGACCACCACCGGCATCTATATATTCCTTATCGAGATTAAAAATAATCTCGTTATTTTCGACAATTGTATTTATTACCGCAGATTTAAAAGAGTTAATGTCAAAATCTTCCATAATAAACCTCATTTACCATAAAGCGGTAATCGTAATAACAACAGATGCCAATATTGTATCTACCGATGAAAGAACATTTAAGTGGAATTGCTTTCCAACCAAATCACGATTGTTTTTTACAGTAACTTTTACAAAATTGTCACCAGTAGTTAATACCAAATCTTTCTCATCGAAATCATTATCAGAAATTCCCCAATGATATTCGATATCATCTACCACATTATGTTCATTGTCATAAAATGTAGCAGAGTATTTTTCAAACGATGATAAACTGATAGTGTCAGCTTTATATGTAAGTTCGCAAGTATAACCGTACTTTTCAGTAGGCTCAACATTATTTTGTTTGTAATCTGCAAGCATCATATCAACACTGTCTGTATTTTCATCGTATACAGTTTGAGTCAATGACAGATTTAACAACTTTACATTTTTATTGTTGTTTGTTAAACCATTGAATTTTGTGAGTTTATATACCAACGGTACATCGTTGGACATTTCCAACATAAATCGCATACCGTCATGAAGCCTTCTTGTATTTTTATCCATTGGCAGTAAAAGGCTATACTGCTTATCATAAGTGATAACAATATTTCCTTTGAAGACACCAGAACTATACCGTGTCACATCTTCACACCAATACCAATATTCATATATTTTCTTGGTTTCTGGATCTTGCCATCGTAACTGATTGTGACAAACTTTAAGAACTGCCTTTTCATAAAATTTGTTATTACTTGGTTCAGAAGCAATAATCCAAATTTCATCTTCAAAACGAATATAAGAGTATGTTTGTAAAGTTCCAATCGGCACTAAAATTTGTCTGTCTTCAGCTTTCAATTGTGTGTCTGGCGTAACACTCTGTATAATTGCCTTGCCGGGAGTAATAACAGAGAAGTCACTATTTATAAACTCAACATTATCGCACAACATAGTGGTATCAAGCATTTCCTTAAAACCATCTTGTGCATAAGCGAAAAATTCTTCGCCCTCAAAACCACCATTATAAATAGGTGGCTGATCCATTAAATACCAATCCACAGCCATAAATATCACCGCCTATGTATAAGCTGGACATTTTTGCTTTGTGTAAAGGTCTGCAATTTTTGAATCTATTGCATCAGCTTCCGCTCTTGTGTATTTCTTTGTATCACCAGTTCCGTTAAGACTAATATCTTTACCGATGATATTATTTAACTGATTTACACGCCTTACCTCTTGTTGCATATAGTAAGACTTCATAATCTCAGCCAGACTCAAAATGACATAGTTTTTCAAATCACCATTGCCATCGAAAGAATCTGAATCAGAAGAGGGTGGAGTAAATACTAAATCTTGTTTATCGAATCCTAAAGAATCAATATTTAGTTCATATTCACCTAATGCATTCAAGAACCATTGACGAACTAATCCGTCTGCAAGTACATACTTACATTTAATGATTGATTCAAATGCAGATACAACGTCTGTATATGATGTCATTGAATGCACCTCCAATTATTTTTAATCGAGATTTAATCCACTGACTGCCTCAATTTCAGCAAGCATATAAGACGGAACTTCATCAGTGTTGACAGAAGGGTATAAGTCCTTATCTGAACACATAATTGCAATCATTTTCTTTTCTGATTCTGTTACAACCAAAGAAGAAAGTTTATCATGAAATTCTTTCTTACTCTTAGATGCGAACAAATCATTTACTGCATCCACTGTTAATTGAACCGGCGAAATATCTTCTCCGAAAACATATTCTCTTACGAGTGGATCATTGATTTTAAAAGCAGCATGAGAGCCAAGTCCATCAACTCCGCAAAATGCAACATTTCCGACTTTAACTTGTGAATCAATCTCAGCAAGTGTTAATCTTTTATAATCTTTGATGTTCGGATCAATCTGAATTGATTTTCCATTTTCCTCAGAAACAAATCCGATAGTCCATCCACAAAGATTGTCAATAGAAACTCTATCGCTTAAAGAGAGATTGTCTACTGTACGTGTCTTTGCTTTTGTACGTGGTGTTTTTGCTTTCGTTGTCTTAGTTACAACATTTTCGCTTTTTTCAATAACTTTTTCGTCCATTGATGTATAACTCCTTTTATAATAAAAGCATGGAGAAAAACAGATTCCCCCATGCTTATACATTTATTTTCGTTTAATTAAGACTGTTTAGCAAGTAAACCAATCTCAAATTCACGACCTTTTACAACGTCAGCACCAAGTTCAACATCAAAACGAGTTTTGATTGTACCTGTTTCAACGTCTGTACCGCTCATTGTTGTGATACCACCACGTCTGAAGATATTCAGCGGAGATTTATTACCAGCAGCAGTAAAGTACAGCTCATCATCTGCGTAATAAGTCTCGAATCCAGACTTGTCAGCAAGCGGTTTTGTATAGTTGAACGGATTTTCAAGTTCTACAAGTGTGCTTCCTTTATAGAATCCGTTTACACCAGCTTTGGCGATTTCATCTACCTGTGATGGGCTATAGAATGGAATCTTAGTATCACCAACAGTTTTATATCCGTTCCATCCGCTGATTTCCTGGATTAAGCTGTAGTCACCTAAGATAGCAACTTTACCCATTTTACGAGTAAATGCAACTCTCTTAGCAACGTCTGCCTCTGTAGGGAGATCACCTGTATATGTGCTATAGTTCTTCACATATTTAGTGTTGTTTGCAAGAGATTTCTTCAGAACACCAAGAACGTATGCTACACCTTTGTTGTTCATATCAACCTGAACCTGAGCCATTTCCTCTGCGATTGTTCCATCGAAGTTACCAGAAGCAAGTTCACGGTAATCAATAGCCATACCAGCAGAAATGGTTCTTGTAGCAACAGGATATTCCATCCAGTTTCTTCCAGCAAAACTTACATCAGAATTTGCAGCCTGCATACGAGCGTCAATTCCTTCGTAGTTGTAAGTTTTAACTTTCGGCTGTTCATGGTAAGCAAGTTCATGATAATTTCCTAAGAAATCATAAATCTTCATAGCCTCAAGCAGTTTCGGCTCAATAATGAACTTAACGATTGTATTGATTTCAGCTCTAGCTTTGAAATCACCCATAGCTGCAGCTTCTCCAAGTGCAGAAAGTTTCTTTGCTACAGCATCTTTCTGTGTGCCATATTTACCGGCATCTGTACCAGTAAACAGAGCAGAACAGATTTCAACCATCTGTTTGAATTTAGCCTGATCCTTGATAGTTACATCATCTTTTACTGGATTTGCTAATTCAAAAGAAGTATTTAATTCAACGATATTTCTCATTGTTTCGTTCCTCCAATTAGTGTATTAAGTTACAATTAGGCAATAACAACCTCAACAGCAAGTCCTTCACCGTTGAAACTTGTTTTCTCGCTTACTACAAAATATTCTTTGTAGTCAGCTACTCCTGTGGCTTTCTTTACAGCTTTCAGTTTTCCACTGGCTTCTGCAACAAGGAGATCGCCAACAGCAATATCTGCGTATGTGCCATCTACCTGATCCATATCCATGTCAATAATTCTTCCTTTCAGTGAAGTAAGAACAAATAAACGTGGATTCTCACCAATTTCGATTACATAATCGTTTGGTGTAAGAGTCTCAGGTTTGTCGATAGTGTTCATAACAATTGCAAGCCCTGCTTCTTTTCCATTAGTAGGAACAGCAGCTTTCTTTGTAGCTCTATCGAAAGTTACAACATTACCGTTATGCAGCTCAACGTCTGCTGTGCAGTAACCAACATTAACGGCATTTTTGTATGTACCAATTTCTCTAAATTTTAACATGGTCACGTTCCTCCATTATTTTTGTTTGATTAAGCAAAACAATCAAAATCGTCAACGGAATTATCATCTTTGACGATAGGATCAATTGCTGACATAATGCCATCAAATTCGTCTTTCATTGAGTTCATTTCAAGAGATTTCTTTGCATTTTCCTCACGAATTTTCTTATATGCAGTTGCATCAATCTTTGTTGTGATTGAATTGATCTCTACAGAGAACGGATCAGCATTAAATGCTTCGATTTCTTCTTTGGCAAAATCTTTCTGCTCATCTGTATAGTCTGCAAGGGCACTATTTAACTCAGCGATTTTGTTTGCTTTCTTCAGTTCATTGAGTTCTGCAGCCTGTGTCTCAACAAGGGCATTCAGCTCTTTATTTTTCGCATCAAGCTCGTCCTCTTTTGCTTTGGCATCACTTTCAGATTTTTCACATTTCTGGTTAAGTTCAGAAATTTCCTCATCCTTTTCTTTGATAGAAGCATTCAGCTCATCAATCTTAGAATTGAGTTCTGCAACCTGTGATTCAAGACTAGCAACCTGTGAATTTACTTCAACTTTTCTAGTGTCCTGAAATTCTGAAATAATGTCAGTTTTTAAATCAGAAAGTGCTTTCATCATTTCTTCATTCATTTCAATAACCTCCAAGTTTTTACGATTGAACTGGTTAAGTTCAACTAATACAGCAGTCGAATCGGAAGGTTTTACGGATAAGATACAATATCCACTATAATCATAAATCATAGGGATACGACCTTGTTCTTTCCAACCGCCATCATAAATTATTTCACCGTCATTTTCCTTTGTACCAACAAATTCAACACTTCCTCGAATAGTAATGCCATCAGCAATCTTATCCTCAATCCATTTTACGAATTTTGGATATCTTGCTTCATTTATGTAGCCAACACCACATAAACATCTATGCATTCCGTCTTCCAATTCAATGTCTTCAATCGACCAGTCCTCAAACACACCTACTTGCACAGAATCTTCAAATACCGGCATATTTTTAATCTGACCAGTCAATCCATGACCATATGGGATTTCTTTATCATTATCCAGGAACTCAGCGCATAATGGCATACCTTTTACGGTATCTGCATTATCTCTTGTGTATTGTTCAAGATAGGAGATACCATTGATATTCCAACGTGTGTTATCGGGGTAAATTTCATGCAAAACAATTTTGACTCGTCTGCGTCCATTTGGGTTGGTGGCTTGTGAAATTTCTAAAAATCTTTTTTCCATTTCCATGATATGTACCACCTTTTTGTATAATTTATTGCAATAAAAAAGACACCCTAAAGTGCCATTTCTAACAATAACGTAATAAACATCTATTCAGATGTACTTAAAATAGTAGTGAAATCATTTACAAATTTTTCCGTTTCCACAAATATGAAAATAGAAGCGTCTGGATTTTCTTTCTTTGGCTTGATATCATAAACAGGATTTCCCATTTTGATTAAATGCCTTGCAACACCAGGCTTAAAAACTGATTTGCATTTCACTACAGAATTTGTTTCTGTCATGCACATAATCTTCCTTCCTAATCTGTACTTGGTTTAGGATTGGTGTTTGAACCAGAAGATTGTGATTGTATCGTATTTTCATTTGTCGCAAAATCTACTGTTTCACGACCACTTTCTTTACTATCTGCTTCATCACGACCACTCATTGTAAATGATGTAGCATGAACAGGATATTTGTTTTCAAAATCAGACTCTAACTCATAGTCAAGCAGAGAGATATATGCATCTGGATCAAACCCAGTTGCACTTACCCAAGCGGTCAGAGATCCCTTACCATGAGAATATAAATCCTGCATGTATTTTACTTGTTTATCTCTGTTTGCAAAGGTTGTAGGTAAAATATAGCAATCAACCACACAAGAAGAATCCATGATAATATTTGCGTTAATGCATTTATTAAGTTCAAACATGAAATTCTCAACCCATGTGTAGGTATTGCTTGCAACAAGCTCTAAGTTGAGAGAAGCAGTCGCATAGTTACCTTTTGTATTACCGTCAAGACTGGCAGAACTGATACCTAAAGCACCAGGCACAGCGTCCTTAATAGATGCTTCATTTTTCTCATCGAAAATATCTATATCAACGTCCATTTTGTCTATCTTAGTTCCACTTGCAAGGGAGAAGAAAGATATACCAGACTGACTTCTTCGAGTGATAACAGCCTCTTTTACTTTTTCATGCTGTTCTCTCTGTTGGTCTTTTGTAAGAGATGACGTTCCTTTTTCTTTTCCTTCCGGGAATGTCATATAAATAATCTGATTATTGATTGAATCCAAAACTGTACGTTTAGTATTGACAAAATACTCAGCATACATAATATCATCAAAGGCAGTTACAGCCATTGGTACACCCCAGGGCTGGTTAATTGCAGCATTTACTTTTGTAACGATAGTTTTTGTATCGTCAAGTATAATCCAATTATTGATGCTGCCTTTATTCTGATTATATCCATCACGAATTTCTTTCGGCATAGCTTGTAATCGTGCTTTTAATTCTCTGTCATTGAATTGATCGAAATATCTCAAATTAAAAGCCATACGATAATGATTACCTACTCTACCACAAATTCTACACCAATCAACAGGCAAAGGAATAATAGAAACATCCATACCAATTTCATTTATCTCAACAATATTAGCCATTTGATAATCAGATATGAATTTCTCATTGCTAATAGGTCTGTTTGCAGTTTCAAAATAGTAGAAAGCAGTTCCATCATTTGCATTTTTCATCAGATTATCTCTGATTTGTTGCTTATAATTGATTTTGTCAAGAACAGATAACATTTTGAGTCTGTTTCTTTCAAAATTTCTCGGACGCTTTTTTCTATTCTTACAAACAATTACCTTATCAAGAGTGTGCATAGAGCCAATATAATTAACGGCACTCCTTACACTACCGTTAGTGTTATACGCCCACCAAGCCAAATCTCTTAACTGTTTGTTGTAATACTGGGGATTTTTAGAAAATGTTCTAATATCCTTTATCGTATATGGGGAGGCATCAAGAAAATCCCCTAAGACAGAATAGATATAAGGTAATGTAGTATTATAGGCATAAGCATTTGTTTCTACATTATGGTTAGCACGATTATTCGTGTTTGCCTTACGTTTAGGTGCAGATGATCTACCACGCTTTTTGGTAGTAGAAGCTGCCACTTCATTCTGTTCTGGCATCTATCTACCTCCTAATTTTTTAATTGATAAAAGTTGAAAATCCGTATTCGTCTTCAATATTACGCATGTCTCTTTCAAGCTCATTTGCAATATAGTTGGCATAGGAGATAGAAGAGTATCTATCCTTTCTCATACCAGCCACTTCAACGACTTTAATTTTTCCGTCAGTAGCAGTGTAGTCCAAGTTAATCATTTCTTTAATCATGGCAGTTGTCTGATAAAATGGTTCTTGGAACATTACTTGATCTTCAACTAATAAATTCTGGAAAGCCTTGCTACGATTCAAAATATCATTAGAATCTATTTCATTGATAAGAAGTCGTAACTTTCCACGTTTGATACAGTCTCTAAGATATACTGCAGCATCAGAGTTGAATTTAGCAGTAGCCTTAATACTGTAGATGACTTTCTCTGCTTCAGGATCTTTACATCTTTCAGCCATTTTGTCATCATTGATACATGACCATGCCGGATATACAGTATTTCTTTCATCGTCAACCTGTTCAATAACAAGGTTATCGAATACACCAATACCGACACCATTTGTATCTACGATTATGTAATCACAATCGAAATCCTCAAATAACCGCCTTGCTTTTAAAGCCTGGTCAAATGTATGACCACCATCTAATGTAGTAATATACAGAACATTTCTAATATATTGATTGCTTGAAGTTGGAAGCAATTGCATCAGTGTAAAACAAGTAGCGTCATTTTTAGAACCGCCTTGTGTCGCAATATCCATTGATAAAAGACGTATCTCACCATTTCTTTTTGGTTCATACTTATACTTACTGTCATTCAACAGTGCATAATAAGGCTTCGGATATAATGCTCTTTGAATCTTACGAATCTTATCTACAGTTTCAAAGTTATAGAAAGCCTTTTCAGAACTACCAAAGAAAAGAGAATCCATCTCCATTGACCATGCAATGCTATCAAAGTCATCTTCCTGCATTTCTTCACGAATCTGTTCTTCTGGGTAATATCCTTCATAAACAGGTAATTGATACGGGAATCCAACGACCATGTAGCTTTCGCCTTTAATCATGGATTTAAAAAATGCCTTGAACTTTGCCCAAGACCAATGATACTTGTAGTATGCACTACTCAAATAAATCTCTTTATTAGGTTCTTTTGGATATTTAGCCTTATTTTCTTCAACCTTATCGCTGTATTCTTCTTTATTATAGAAGTTAGGTCTACGTTGTCCGGCTTTGAATTTTCTCAGTACCTTATCAACGACACCTTTATCAATAAGTCTAAACTCGTCCATTATAATGATATTTGCTCTGGCAGAACGGGCAGAATCCCTTGCCGTTACAACTTTTATAACAGAACCATTCTTCCAATATATAAATCCCTCTGAGGGAGAAGTATTTGTTTTGAGTATCTCATTCCTTAGATTAGGAGATTGTGGCATAAATTCCTCTACAATCTTTAAGAGGACGTTAATTGACTGACCACGTTGACCGGCAGCAATACATACCTTGACACCAGGATATAGTGTACAATAGGCACATAGGAAAGCAGCAACAATCATGGACTTACCCATCCCACGACTCGCAATAGTCATAAAATTATTGAATCTGAACATAAATGTGATTAGCACTTGTTGGAATGGGCGAATCCACTCCATACCGTAATAATCAATAAGGAATCGTACAGGGTTTGCACGATAGTAGCCTATCCATATATTCAGACCACACATTATTTTGTCGTATTTAGAGTCCGATAAACTACCTTTATTCTTTCGTTCCATCAGCGTCACCGCCGTTTACAATGAAATCAAAGATATCTTCATCATCAGCTTCTTCTAATTCAGGAATCTCAACTCTGTATTTAGCCATTTCTTCTTCATAAAGAGCTGAGTATTTATTTTTTAATTTCAACATCTTGCATAAATGCCCTAAGAAATAGATAGTGATATATTTTACAATACCGTCTACATCTTCCCATTCTGGTCGGCACTTATCTATCGGACGTTCATCCTCAAACATTTTAATCATTACACCAATTGGTTTTTCAGATGCTTTATCATTTTCATCTTCTTGCTTCGGCTGTAAGTTTGCAGATCTCATAGTCTCTTGATATGTTTTCATCAGCTTTGTGTAAAGCTCAACATTATTATCCTTCAATGCAAGGTTCATCTGTAACTTGATAATACACAGTTCCCTTACAAGGGTTTCTCTTGTCTTGCCATCAATAACAACCCTAGATTTCCAATCGTCAAACATATCATTCAAAATACCATACTGCTCCGGCTCAAAACCAAATCCCCAAACACCAACAGCTTTTTTCAACTGAGTAGCATCCAATCCACTATATTCAGCAACGTCATCGGCTGAATTGATAGAGTTTGATTTTTGCTCAATCAAAGTATCGCTATATGTTTTTCCAGTATGAGGTTTAATCTGTATCTTGCTGATATATACAGAAATACGACTACGATCCTCACTGATTTTTCTTGATGCAGCGAGGGCACTTTCATTAAAGTACAAATCAAACAACTGGCATATTCTTTCAATAGCACGTTCTTCATTACCATTGAAAAAATTAGTGTAATGTATAAACAATTCATCAACACAATTTTTACATGTGTTCATATATCCATCTGTACCGGCATAAATCGGTGACTTAGATGGAGAGAAATTGCCTTTTCTTTTTTTATAGTGCTTACCACAAGTCTGACAAACGTAATCATCTGGTTCTTCTTTGGCAGAGATTTTTTCAAGCGTAACATCGCTATTTACTGAAACGTCAGAAGCGAGTGATTTTTCCACTTGCTGTTTTTTTGTAACACCCATTTGTCAAACCTTCTTTCTTTATGCAATTTTTCCACTATAGAATAGTGGGAGTAGGAGATGTGGGACTCGAACCCACACGCCAATAACGGCACTGCGCCCTTAACGCAGCGTGTCTACCAATTCCACCAATCTCCCATATAAAAAAGCATGGGGAGTTTCCAACCCATGCTATAAAAGATTACAACGAAATTTTCATTCCTTTATTTGAACATAAGACTCTGAAAGTCTTATCATTTTTAGAAATTTCTTTTCTCAAACTTTCAGATAGTGACTTTTTGCTTTCTTCACTACCATGAACCAAGATAAGTTTGTTTGTATTCAAAGAACTACCGAACTTAATCAAGTCATCTCTATTGGCATGGCTACTGAAAGTAGAAAGCGATATGCAGTCAGCCCTATTTACCACCGGCACTTTATTGATTGCCAGTTTCTTGTAGTCTTTATAGTTCTTGATTCGATAGGAAAGATATGAAGGATTATCGCCAACATATCCAGAGAATACAACCATACTGTTTGGATCGGACAAGAACTTTTGTAAATAGTTTACAATCCTACCATTTGTACAAAATCCAGAGGATGACAATACAATCTTCGGAGTAGTATCATTCTGGCATATTTTAGATTCTTCTTTCTCGGATAAAAAAACAACATTTTTCCAATTTCGCACTTTCATCCATAATTCCAGGTCTTCGCCTTTAAGTATGGTTTCATATAAGTCAGAAATTTCACAGCTAAGTTTTGAATCAACAACTACATCAGCTTTAAATGAATCGTCACAACCAAAAATCAAATAGAGAACAGTAAGTAATTCTTGTGTCCGGCTAAAACTGAAACATGGCAACAGAAGAGTACCTTTTCGCTCCAGTACAGTATTGACAGCTACTCTCAAATGCTCAACGTCAAAATCCCTGGTTTTCTTATTTACTTTTTCTCTACTTCCATATGTACTTTCCATAATGGCAACATCATTGAACATTGCCGGAATTTCAGTATTTCTTACATAATGATTTTTCGTATTCAAAGCACCAAGATCAGATGTATACAGAATTTTCTTTGTCTTCAATCCATCTGACAAAATCAATTGTAATTGAGCAGCACCTACACAATGAGAATTTGGAATCCACTGAAAACTAACTACATCGTCAAGTTGGAAAACAACACCATATTCACTATAAGGTTTAATTAACTGCAATGTTTTAGAAACATCATCTTCACTATAAATAGGAGAGTAATTTCTGCTGTAGCGTTTTGAAAGAATTCTTGCTTCATCAGCTACAATAAAAGCACAATTAAAAAGCAGCGATTTCATAACCGCTGCAGTGTTAGGTGTAGTTATAATTTTTCCATTGAATCCCTGGGCAACCAATCGAGGAATTAAGCCACAATGATCCACATGTGGATGTGCCACAAACAAGTAATCAATCTCACTTGGTTTGAATCCAAATTTCTTTGAATTGATTTTATAGGAATCAAGATAACTGTTGCTTTTGGACTGATATAGTCCGCATTCCAGTAATATCTTTTTGCCTCCAAATTGTACAAGGTACTGAGAGCCAGTGACATCTGTTGATGATTCACCTAAGAAATAAATTCCATCATTATTTTGCTTGTGTTTAGACATATAATTCCACCTTTATTATTATTTGTTTATAATAGTAGATACGAGACTCGAACTCGTAAGGTTTCCCGGCAGTGTTTGAGACTGCTGCGTTTACCTGTTTCACCAATCTACCATAATACGGATGATGGGACTTGAACCCACACGGTATAAATACCACAAGATTTTAAGTCTTGTACGCCTGCCAATTACGTCACATCCGCATATGAAATATGCATGGAAGAATTATAGTCTAAAATTGAAAATGTCAGACTCGAACTGCTCCACATGATCCCAAATCATGTATGCTCCCATTACACCACATTCTCAATAAAAGCTGGCAAAGGGACTCGAACCCTTAACCTACTGATTACAGGTCAGTTGCGCTACCAATTGCGCCATGCCAGCAAAACAGCAAACACGGATTTGAAGATTCTGCATTTATCTCACCGTTAAGACCACATTTGCTTTATAGCAGAACTGGGGTAGCTGGATTTGAACCAGCGTAATGCAGGAGTCAAAGTCCTGTGCCTTACCACTTGGCGATACCCCATTATAAACTGCCCCGGTGGGGATCGAACCCACAACATACAGATTAACAGTCTGCCGTTCTACCATTGGACTACAGGGCATTAAAAACTGATAATGACTATGCCAAAATCAGATTTCCTATCTACACATGGCAGATGGATAAAAGACAAGTCGCTAAGATCGAAGAAAATCTGATGATAGACAATACACTGAAGATTGTCTGGTCAGATTTTTATGTAAATATTTGCATTACTTACCCAATTTTTCGTTATAATTTGCTGTATGCGACTTTCACTAGGCTCTAAATGTAAACTATTTCATTCATCAAAATACTTAGTGTTTGAGGGGAAAATATAAAATATTCTTTAATATGTTTTGTTAGTTGTTTATATTTGCTGTGTGAGCCTATACTAGACACTTTGACAGAGGATATTACTATCTTCTGTTGATTTACAATAGGATATTAAGGGGAGGAATAATATCTTATGCTTTTTCATAAAATTTTCATTTGCTTGTAAAAATAATTTGAAAGAATTAAATCAAAATTTTGCTGTATGTGTCTAAATTGGAATAATAAGAATCGAACTTATATAACCTCCGTATCAGAGAGGCATTCTACCATTGAATTATATTCCAGTATAAACGGAGTAGAGTGGACTCGAACCACCACACCGCACGAAACGATTACTCAGAGATTAGCAATCTCCTACCTTACCAATTAGGTTTACTACTCCATAATGGGTGTAGTGAGGCTTGAACTCACGACTTACCGGTTAAAAGCCGGTTACTCTACCAACTGAGTTACACACCCAGATTAAATAATGTACCTATAATATTACATGCCAACCAATCGCCAAATTGATTATAACTGTAAAACGGAGAGGGTGGGATTTGAACCCACGAACCGCCATCACTGACGGTTGCCAGTTTTCAAGACTGGTGCAATAATCCAGACTCTGCCACCTCTCCAAAAATAAACGCCCATACTTGGAATCGAACCAAGATCATAGCTTTAGAAGAACCATGTTCTCTCCATTGAACTATACGGGCAAAAACAGACATAATAGGAATCGAACCTATATCGCACGATTCGTAGTCGTGAACTCTATCCATTAAGCTATATGTCCATGATTATGTTTTCTTCACCATTTCATGTATACCTCATATGCCTTTTTATAAGGGCTTTATTTGATTGAGTGGGAAGTGGTGGAGTCGAACCACCTACACTTAGGGCTTCAACCTAATGCTCTACCAGTTGAGCTAACTTCCCAAATGTAGTTTACCCTTGCTATCGTGGAAGGAAAGATCTTCATTACCGCTTGTCGTAAACGCCAATTTCTACCGTTTGAAGTGAGTCGTTAGAATTGGTAAAGCAACTATCTCACATGGGCGTGGAGGGAGTCGAACCCACTAGATCCCGAAGGCAGCAGATTTACAGTCTGCCCGATCTCCGTAGTCGTTTACACACCCAAATATAAAATTGCATAAATGCAAAAAGCATCTGACCGGGAATGATCCGGCATCGCCTGGGTGGAAGCCAGGTATGTTATCCAGTTACACCACAAATGCAAAACAGACGCAGTAGGACTCGAACCCACATCTTACAGTTTTGGAGACTGTTGTTTTACCATTAAACTACACATCTAAAATTAGTTTTTACTCGGCTTACACTATAACCCAACAAGCATATCACGTTAATATAACTTGCTACATTTATTTCTCGTTGTAAATGCTAAAAAACGTTTCTGGTTGACTGCAGATTCACCAGTAATAGGGTGTATGGGAATCGAACCCATCTCATAGCCGTGAAAGGGCTATAACTTAAACCGCTTGTCCAACACCCCATAACGGTCTAGGTGGGAATCGAACCCACGACTTCGGAGAGACAATCCGATGTTATTACCACTTAACTACAAGACCAAAATCAAGGCACAATCCACTTAAAATATTCATCCATTTGAAAGTATAAGTAATTTGCTGTACGTGCCTTACGAAACTAAGCTCATTTCGGTAGTATTTTTAACAGAAATATCCCAAATAAATTGCTGTATGAGCTTAAAGAGAGTACAGTTGGATTTGAACCAACGAATACTGATTTTGCAGACCAGTGCATTGCCAGACTTTGCTATGTACTCTTACATAAACGATAGAACTATTACGCAATGAATAGTCCCACCGCTTATTAACAAAAACATATAGGACAAAACATAAAACAAGATAAATTGCGGATGGGGGATTTGAACCCTCGACCTCTTGCTTATGAGGCAAGCGAGCTGACCACTGCTCTAATCCGCATTATGCATTTATTATAGTTTGATTAAAAGTAAGAGATAAATAGAAGTTTATGGATGGTAAACCTCTATTTATTTCATTTACTTTATTTCCTGTTCCTTATGTATGTATTATAACATATATTCAGAAAATGTCAATACATTTCTACATTTATTTTTGCTTGTTAAAAAATAAAAGTTCCCAAAACAGTAGAAGATAAGTCATCAACAGACATATCTTTTACAAGCTGCGAACTTACTGTATCTTGAACAATTGCAAATTTTGCTTCATTACGATACATATTCTCCCCATTATAAGCTGGTTGAATGTAAAGCTCATTTTCTTCTGTAAGAGATAAGACATACAGATCCTTGCAAACAGGATCAATATCTGAAAGAATTATATCAATAGAAGCAATAGTAATATCGCTATACTCTGTAATAGCATATTTCAATGCATCTATAATAAAACTTGACTCCCCATATAATTTAACCGATTCGTATTCTTCGTGTGGAATTTTTGAATGAATCTCCAAACAATCAAAAATTTCCTTCATGCTGCTAAATGTTCTGCATCGCATTTTGTAACTCATTATTAAGGTTAATTGAGAACAAATGTATGCTCATCAACTTTTCCTTTTCCAGTTTCAAATATAACAAAAGATGCTGTGGCATCGGCAGTCTTCCTTATTGACATTGAATAATCATCTGATCCAATAATTGATCCAACACCAATCACCCCTCTACGGACTCCACAGTTTACAAACTCTGAATGGTGTTTATGACCAGCCACAAGATAATCTATCTTGATATCATAAATATCAGAGTAATCTTTAATAGCAGCAGTTAAACTACGGACTTCCCCATGAATCCCTATAACATTATATCCAGCAATATCAGTAAAAATAAAGCCGGATTTATTTGTTATGTAACGGAAGTTGGGATTGTCCTCATTTATAATACGAATAATACTTCCAGTAACCATTTCAATGTTATCATGTGAATGTTCACCTTTTTTACCATCCAGTAAGCGAAGTTCACCATGATTTCCATTTGTTTGATAGTATTCTATGTCAAATTCATCGGACAATCTTCTCAGCCATTTACCCATATACTCCCCGTATATAACGGCACTTTCCGGCACACCATACCGTAATGTCCATAATTGTGAATTACGCAAGAATCCATCTAACGAATCCCCTAAATTAAATACTTTGAATCCTTTGAGTTTCTCTTTGTGCGCATAGTCCACCACTTCATTGTAGAGAACTTCCATACGCATAAAAAATATCTCAGGACTATAAGCATTTACAATTTCATCATTCAGACCATACACTTTGAAATCTTTTCCAAAATGACAGTCTGCTATATTCAAAAGACCATAACGAGATGAAAGCATACCACCGATTTTTTGCGGAGGATCTACTTTATTCAGCGTTTCGTGAATAGCAGTAATGACTTTTTCCTCAAATAAATCATCCCTGGCATCTTCACGCAACCATCTGTTATACTCCAACTTTTCAGTATGAAGTTTCGCACGCTCTTTGATAAGCTCTCTCTTTTTCAATTCAAGCTCTTTCAAATAACTTTCAGTGTCATCATGGCTTTGAGTTTCTATTTTCTCTTTAAAATACTGCATAACTTTGTAACCAGAAAATTCAGTTACATTTGCAGCCTTTCGTAAGCTATCCCTATGGCAGTCTAAATGTAAAAGCGTGACAATATCTTCCCAGTCCAAATCGTCCGGCTTTTCTTCGACCTTTATAGAGATGAGTCTAAGACCATATTCGTAATCAGTCTCATTTTCCAACTTTTTGTACTTCGGATTGATACCAACCACCCCTTTTTATTTTTTTGACTGTTACCATAAAAGCAAGGTTTTATGTACGTTCCTACATACTCCCTTATTCATAATAGGGTGCAAAAATAAAAATCCTCTGTAAAAAGCAAAGACAGCTAATTACAGAGGAAAAAGATAACTAAATTGATTCCGTGACATTATTTATATTGGCTTTATTACGCATTCGTTGTTTCCGTTTTCGTTCAGCAGCCAATTTTTTTGAGTGAATTTTTTGACATTGTTCACATCTACAAGACTTACGACTTTTTGCGCCAACTTTAAATTTTATGCCACAATCAATACAAATAAGTTCTTGTATATTTTTTTTATGATAACCACGATGCTTATAACAATATGCAGAATCTTTTGTTTTACTCTGCTTGAATAATCTTCCACAAAATTTACATGTACCAATTTTTCCACCATTCAATCTATCATAATGCAAATTCAAATGGTCATAATCGGTAATGTAATCCAGAACATCATCTGGGTTCTCTGCAGTGTCAACGAATTTTACAAACCACGATCTGTATTTATTATTCGTGATATCAAACACACCCTCACGATACAAACAACCAAGAGAAAAATTTTTCTCTTCCGCATTCTTAAATTTACATGCACCGGCTTTATAGATATCCCTTTTCTCCATATGACAATAAAAAAGTGTATCTTCTGTGATGGTGGCAGAATTCTCAATGGAAATACTATGCAGCCTGTGATATTTTGCATCAACAAGCATCACAAATAACATCCGGCGGTAATTGTCATTCTCAATTGTGCAAATTTTCTCCCACTCCTTTTTGGTGATAGGAGTAGGGAGTGGCAATTTTAACTTATACAGTCGTGAGCTGGCAACTGCATTGTTGATATCCTGAAATTTCACAATGTAATTGAAATCAATGTAATACCTATTGCAGAATGCTTTTAACTCTTTTTCTATTTGGCTGTCTAATTGTTCCATATCTTCAACAGTGACATTATTGTAGTCCTTCCCGGACTCTGTAATCGCCTTGTATCTCAAATATTTTGCATACAAGAGCAAATCGGATCTTTTGTATTCGTCAACAGCAGTAGTGGAAGCCTCCATTTCCTGCGCAACGGACAATTCATCGAAATAAATCATACATTTACCTCCACAACGCTATATTTTTTACCGAGATATGATATTGTTCCGTTTTTTTCATCCAAAACTGGCATTTTTGGTGTGACAGTAGAGTTCTTTTTCAAGTTTTCTACAATCTGGTTGCCAAAAATACTCCAACAGAAGTCTTTTGTACGGCTAGGATGCAGCTCATAGCATACATAGATTGCCAAATCGCAAGCATATTGCACATCACCGATAAACTTATCTGTAATTCTGTCTCTGATGGCAAGCGGATATTTGATAAATTCCGATGTTTGAGAGACACTGTGAGTATAATCACTCTTGCGTTTTACTCTTAAACTGTCTTTTTGTGCTTTGTAGTCCAGGTATTGAGCGTTCATGTACTCAATATCTTCTTCAGCAAAGTTCAAATTAGTGCCAGAATACATTGACTTAACCAAATGTTCCGGCGTTTTCATATGTCTTTTTCTTTTTATTTCACTTAAATGCTTCTCCATATAGTGACAAATCTTATTCATCCTGCCATTATAATCAATCAGTGGCGAATAAGGGTAAAATTTATCAATTAGATAATCCCTCTCAGCTTCAGTAAGATCTTCCGGCGCAGAATCCAGAATGTCATAAATTGATTTTTGGAACAACATCATGCACACATCGTTCTCTTTATCCAGGTATTTAAGATACTTAGAGTTCTCAGAGCTGTAAAGATAACGGAAGAAGTAAGGTTTCTTGTCTGCAACTATTGAATTGTAAAACTCAAAGTCAATATCTTCCACATTGTCTGGCTTTTTAGAAATCTTTCTTGTCCAATGTTTAGGCATTGGCTCAATTTTTATTCCCTTCGCCTTATCAATCGAATCTCCCTGAGACTTTCTGATAAGTTTGAGGCGTTCCAAAATCTCATCTTGCTCACGCTTGAATGTGATATCACCCTCATAGCGTGCCAAAATCTCATAGAATGCAGTTGAAATATTCGTAATACGACCAATCGTACTATCGAATGATTGAATATCTGCTTTATACAGTTCATCTTCTGAAATGTACTCTTTATCTACAGTAGATTTTGAGTATGTAATCGGAAGATTGTCGTAACGGCAGCGTAAGAACACTGGATTATCAGTAGTGGCTACAATATCTCCGTCAAAATCGGAGTCTGCATGAATTATGCAGTCACAACCCCAAACATTATAAACAATGCCACTTGTCAGATATTTGAACCATTTTTCTGTTAATTCATTGTTCTTCAAGTTAAGTTTATTCACTTCTGAACGCCATGTGAGCGGTGATCTCATAGCAACAACATCAGTTTTTCCACGTTTGTTCCAAAAATAAGAGTAATGTTCAAACTCTTTTAATGCGCCGGTAACTGTATGACCAAATGCGTGCTGCATAAATGCATACATATCTGGAATCATTACACTAAAATTACCGTCCAGAATAAGTTTTCCCAAATAAGTTTCTCTGATTTTTTTATTTATGCTCATTATGATATTTGATTTTATATATTCTTCGCTAATCATTTCTGGATTAACAATCAGTGCTTTCGCAACATTGTCACTTGTCAAGTCAAAAATGTTATTAAAATCAATATCATCTTTATCACATAATTTTCCAAGCAAAAATAATATCGCCTGGTTTGGATCATCAATCGAAATACCATTCAACCACTTTACAGTAGGATCACATAACTCAGCTACGTCATCATCATTTGTAAGATCAATAGCCTGGCAGAATTGATAATTAGAACGAAAACAATTATCGTCTGTTTTAGGAGTAACTTTTGTGACTCCCCACAAGAAACCATTTTCTTCACATAATCTATCATATTCTTGAATTGAATCATAAGCATTCCATAATTTAAACTGTGATTTTGTAAGGATCATATCTGTTTTAGTTATATCTACCAGATTCCCATACAGATCTTTCATTTCTGTAATCCCATATTCTGCAGCATACTGTTTGAAATCAACAACGAACACCATACCTTTTACATATGCACATCTTACACAGAATGCAGATGGGATATAATCTAATTCCAGTTCATCAGCTACACGCTTTGCGAATTCCACAGAAACAGCACCACATCCATCGAATAAATTGAATGGCAGAGTTTTTATCTCTTCGGAAACTCGCTCATTATTTGCAATAGCATCTTTTTCTTCTTTTGGAATCTTTGAAATCCAATCAACTTTCTTTTCCATTTCGATTTCGCAGTCATCAATGAGATAAACATTCGGGTGTGGAATAGTGTAGGTTGCAGAAGATGAGAGAGCAAAGTAAGCATTGTATTTGTTTTTCGTTATTTTTACACTTTTTGCCCCACAACGTAATCTTTTCTTTAACTCTGCATCAAAATCTTCACGGATTAAGATTACAGTATTTGCTCTTGCTTGTCCGGCACTGCACATGAGGCGAACATACTTAAATCCATTTATGTATAATCCATCACGAATGATTTTTCTGTAATGAGAAATATCATCAATGACAACAGAAACATATTCTGGAATGAATAGCATTTCATCAATCTTACCGTTGATTATTGAGATTTGCCGTTTCGCATAATCATTAAATTGCTTTTTTAAATTTTTCTTTTGGGTGTATAGGTCACTTAATATAGCTGGATCATACCGCATTATATTAGGGTTACGCTCATACCGTATATTTCTAATAGTTCTCAATGCCTGGTTATCTGCCAGAGCAATCAATTCACCATTTTGCCGAATATCACGAATATGATATCCTGAGTTACCAAGAATCCTTTTTAAGTGATATCCAAACTTATCTAATCTGGTGGAAGAAAATTTCATGATATAAAATTGTTGTAATTTTTTCATTTGCCCTCCCTGTCCAGTCTATCTTTTATCAGTCTTGCTTTCCATTTCTCCAATTCATATACAGATTTCACATCTGGAATATCGGATATGGTAGCAGTAATGCCAAAATCCTTCAGAACAGATATCGCTATCTTCAAATCTTTTTCGGTTGGTTTGGCTTTCACTTGATTTTCAATTCTACGAATTTTATCCCTTTCATAATCAAGGTTGTCGTAGAGTGTCTTGTCATATACTTTGTCCTGATTCATTTTCTTATTTCTCCTTGCTCACATAAAAAATCCCATTACTCTTTACAACATTCACATCTGGAACAAACTTAACAATTTCCGTAAGCTGCTCAATTGTAAATACATATCCTTTTGCACCGTTATACACTTCACGTAACGCATCATTCACAACGTCCCGAAATCCAAGAGCATATTTTCTGGACTTCTTGAGATATTTCTGATTGGCAGGATATGGTGTTGTACTTCGTTTGAGTTTTGGCAAGGTGATATCATAAAAATATTCTTGACTACTTCTGGTATGTGGATCTGAATGATATTCTTCAATCGTGTTGGCATTTGCCCCAGATACACATGTGTTATAACAATTCTTCGGTAGCCAAAAATAATTTAAAACATCTGAATTTGCACTAACCATATTGTTGCGTTCTCCATTTATTATTGTTTGATTATAGAAAACGAAAATAATTGGATCAATCCTTTTCTCCACAAAATCCAACTATATTCGTTCCTACACTGATTATACCACTAATTCAAATATTGTCAACATTTATTATGGTTTAATTATAAAAACCAACCAACAAAGAAAAACTTAAATTGTGGCGTTATTTATATTTATATATATTATATATATTTATATTATTATTATATTATATATAAATAATAAAGAGATATATAAATATTTATATAATTGGCTATACGTTAGTATAGACAATTATGGGACATATTATGTTTTCAATTTTCGCCACAACATAACGGAGATTCGGTCTTCAGATTGCATTTTTTGTAAGTTCGGTAAAGCATCGAGGTCGAAAAGAACTGGAACGCCGATAAATAGCTTATTTTGGCATAATTTTCTTTCTGGTTGGTTCTTGAATTTATGGGGCAAAAATGATAGGTAAAAGTCATATTTTTAATTAGTTCGGAAGAAGCCTTAATTTATGGGGATTTTAAAGGATTACATCACTATTATAGGTTTAAAATTGGGTATTTTTATAATAGTGAAAAAGTCGGAAATCAGCAAAGGGAGCTAAAGTTGTCGAGGTCGGTTACGAGTTCGGATAGGGTAAAAGAGGGGGTAGATTGAGATAGACCTCGAAGCGGATTGAAAACGCCGGGAATCGCTGTAAAAATGTAAATATACCCCCCTGGTATGTTCTAAAATAAAAAAATCGCTTGTAAATGGCACTATTAGCGGTTTTCAGTGTACCCCGTTGAATATTACTTTTTGAGGTTAAGTAATATTCGCAAGGATCAGCACACAAAAGCCGGATTTTATCGCCAGAAATCGCCCCGGAAAATTGCCAGTAAAACCCGGAAAAATCAGAAGCCGAAAAAGTTGCGGAGTTCGGAAGCAAAAGAAAAAATTTAGAAAAAGACTTGACTAATAAAATTTATATGTTTTTCTGCTCTTTTTCTGCTGCTTTTTTCTTAAACATTGCAACGGCTACAAATTCAGGTATAAAAATATTATGATCTGTATTTTGATTGATGGAGTGGGGCGAAACTTAGAATATAAAATACAGAGTTATATATTTATCTTGGATAGATTGAATAAATATTATATACATACACTTTATAATTTAACTATTTTATATTCTTTATATCTTTAATGTTATAGTTATATTATTATTATATTATATATATTATATATCTATTATCTATATTACTATACTATATATTGTATATATATCTATATATCTTGTATACATGTACTAGATATAGTATATAGATATAGTGTATATGCATACTGGTATAGTGGCGGTAAACTCTACACGCTACAACCTCACACGATCCAGACCATACGAAAAAACTTTTTAAAAAACACTTGACGCATTTATTTTTGCGTGATAATATACAATCACAACAAACAAACAGACACAACAAAACGGAGGAAGAAAAAATGTTAGCATATGTTGATGCAATCGTGAGAGAAAATACAATAACAGTTGATGGTTACACAACCAATAAAACAGAGCGTGGTATTATCAAAGATGCAGCGAGAGCTATTGAAAAATATGACAAGGAAGAAGCAAAAGCATTATTGAGCTTTTTAGAATGGGGAATTGATGAATACAATACACCTTTTGTAAAAGCTGCGAATAGTGACGGCGGATATTTCTTTGAGTATGAAGAAGTACCATGCGCCACAAAATGCAACGAAGAGACAGACGAGGCAGAATATAAAGAAGGATATCACAATTATTTTTGTATTAGATTTGTACGATAAACAAACAAAAATAAATGATAGCACTTGACAAAATGAAAAACAGGTGTTATCATTTAATTACAAACAAACACAACTTAAAATACACGGAGGTATTAAAAATGATGCAGTGGAAAAATAATAAAGGTTATACAGTGAGAGAGACAGAGAGATATATCAGAACTTATTTTGTTGATACTAAATACAATAGAATAATGCTGATAGAAGATAAAGAAGATCATGATATGGATAGAATAAAGATTGTTAGATTTGGAACTAAAGAAAAAGATGCTGATATCATAGTTATTTATAGATATGATGATCCGGCTTTTGTAGAGTCAGTTATAAATGGTTTTATGAAATAAAAAGCGTAAAGAGTCCAGGCAGTAAAAAGCCTGGATTTTTTTATTTTAAAACCACAATCAAACAAAAATAAAAAATATTTATAAAAAGACTTGACAACTTTATTATTGCATGATAATATACAAGTACAAACAACAAACACAACTTAGAAAAATAAACGGAGGTAACGACATGAAATACTTTACAAATTGCGAAACATTAGAGGAACTGAGAAAAGAATATAAAAGACTTGTAAAAGAAAATCATCCAGATAACGGCGGTTCTGAGGATGCTATAAAAGTTATCAATGTAGAATATGAAACAGCATTGAACAACTTAAAAAATGCAGATGAAAACGAAAACGCTTGGAAATATGACAAAGAAAAAGATGAGCTTTTCCGTGATGCATTAAACAAAATCATCAACTTGGAAGATGTTAAAATTGAAATTATAGGTTGCTGGATCTGGGTTACTGGTAATACATACAATGTAAAAGAACTTTTAAAGGCTGCCGGTTTTAAATATTGCGGAAAGAAAAAAGCGTGGAGCTGGCACGCTGGCGAAAGATATTATAAAAAATCTAAAAGGGCTTTAAGCATGGACGAATTGCGCAACCTTTACGGATCAGAAGAAATAGAAAAAAGACATGCTGACAGAATCGCATAACAGCAAAAGAGGGATCAAAAAAGATCCCTTTTTTATTTTTATAAACAAACGAAAATAAATTTTAAAAAGTGCTTGACAAACAAACGATAATAATGTAATATACAATTAAGCAAAGCAAACACAACTTAAAAAATTCGGAGGTAGAAAAAGATGAGAAAATTTGAAGTAGGAAAAAGATATAAAGAAACTGATTCAATTGAATTTGAAATAATCAAAAGAACAGCGAAATTTGTTACATACGTTGAAATCCAGCACGCCGGAAGATTTAATGAAAGAAGATGTGAACCAAAAAGAACAAAAGTTTTTGATTGGGAAACAAGAGAAGTATTCTTTGCTAGTGGCTATCAGATGGAAGCATAAAAACATAAAGCCGGGATTGCTCCCGGCACACTATAAAATAAATAGCAACGGAACGCCAAAAGGCAGCGGAAAAGATCATGAAAAATGGAAAAGAAAATTTTTTAAAAGAATTTTCAAAAAGGTATTGACAACAAGCAATAATAAATGTATAATACAAACATAAACAAACAACACACAACTTTAAATTATCGGAGGTAAAAATCATGATGAACGCAAGATTAAAAAATGTATTTTCTTTAAGTAGCAAGGTAACAGTTTATGTACCGGCAACGGTTGATATTGACAAGGAAATCGACAACAAGAAATTTGTTGATAGAGCTGCAACACTTCTTTCTGATTGTTTCGGTGGCGCAACCTCAACAGATGCCCTGGGTTACTGGACAAGCCCAACAGCAGGACTTGTAAAAGAGAAAACAACAATGGTTTTCGCTTATGCAAGTGAAAAAGATTTAAGAAACAAGCTGGATCAAGTAATTGATTTATGCGAGGATCTTAAAAAAGAAATGACTCAGGACGCTATAGCGTTAGAGGTCAACGGTGAAATGTTTTTCATTTAGTGAAACAAACTATAATAAATGGGGCAAGCCGTAAACGGTAAGCCCCTATAAATTGGAGGGCGTGCAATGTATCAGGAATTTAATGAAATCTATTTGAAATATAAAAAGTTTTTACCTCAGAAATTAGCTTTTAAAATGGCATATAAAGCCGTTCAAGGGAGAAAATGCAATGAATAAAATTATGGGATATAATGCTGGAATCGTTGACGAATGGGAAAACGTTTTTGAATTGGCTATGATCGTGCCAGGTTTCGCATATTATGCAAATTATGAAGAATCAGACGAAAACGGTAATACAATAGTTGTAAATGATAAAAACGAAATTTTATCGAATAATGTTTTTGCAAATAATGATTTTATGCAAGCATTGGAGCAAGTGAACGCCGGAAAGCTACAAGCGTTATATATTAGCGATAAAATGAAAGAAAATATTGATTTATTGCGTGAGTCTGGTTATTTTGATTCATAATCAATCAAAAATAAATGAAAAACACTATTGACAAACAATCAAAAATAATGTATTATGTTTATAACAACAAACACAACTTTAAATCATGGAGGTTTTAGAAATGGCAAAATTAACAAGAGATCAGTTAGAAAAATTCAACGGGAAATGCAAAAACGGCTTTTCTTTAGATTTGTTCTTCTTTTGCACCTGGGGCGAAAAGAGATGCAAGAAAAATCTGAAAATTGACGATGATTCAATTATTTATGAGGTAATCGTTGAATTTTACGATAAATATGAAAGTTTCAAGAAAGCCGGAAGTGTGCCGACACTTATTATTAACAAGTGTGTACCGACTGGTACAGAGGGCGTTTATAGTGTACATGAGATCCACCGGGAGGAAGTTGGGGAAATGGTAACAAGAAAGACCGTTAAAATCCTTCAGGAGCTTACAGAAGGATATACAGACGAAAAACTTGTTGATATGATTAAAATGCTGATTGCAGCATAAAAAATGGAGGTTTTGACCATGAAAAAGAAGATTTTGACAATATTATCAGTATTTAGCATTGTTGCAAGTTTAACCGCTTGCAATAGTGCAACAGAAGCCGTAAAAGAGCCGGAAACAGCGAAAAACTGGGAGGTTAGCACATATTATATGAACGGGTATTATAATCCAGAAACAAAAGAACTAACAACCGTAGATGCTGCCGGAAATTGTGATATTTGGGATAATATCGAAATTTTGGATTTATACAAGGATGCAGACTATTGGAAGGATATAGATGAAAACAACGAAGTTTTTGTGTGGGCAAAAATCAGCACAAACGGCACGAAGTCAATAAATGACGATAAAGCGGTTGTTTTTCCTGGAAATTACAGTGTTTTCAAGGATCACGCAAAAATATTTATATTGGATGGCGAAATCATTGTGAAGGAGAAATAAAAATGTTTGGTTTACTGTTTACTTTAATTTTCGGGATCAGTGATGAAATTAAAATCAGAAAAGATATAAAAAATGAGCGTATAGAGTCAGCAAAACGATGTGCCGACTTTAAACGCCGGATGAACCAGTGGGAAGAACTAAAAAAGAAAGATTATAGAAGATAGGGAGGATCATATCATGAAGAAAATGAATAATATTGTTATTGTGGCGTTGTGTGTGGCTATTTTAGGCGTTTTATTGATGGGATGCGGCAAAATAACAAGCAATAATAAAAAAGACGTTAAAAACGAAAATACGGCGTTTTCTGAGGTATTGGAAGCGGAAGAACTGGAAGTAGAGCAGCCGGAAGCCGTAAAAGACGAAACAGTATTAAAATGCGAAGAAATAGAGAAAGAAATCATTGAAGAATACGGAGACTTTGAAATGTTTTCAACTTCTGAGTTGACCGGCGAAATGTTAGAAAATCGTATGAATGGCGATAAAGTTATCGTTGAGCGTACAAAAGGAATTGTATTAGATGACGAATTAAACGGATCAGCGGAAGATCATTATATCAGTTATAGAAGCGTAGAAGGGGCGCAGCCTGGGGACGAAATTATAACATATTTAGTATATAATCCGGCAACAAGCTATATAGATGATATTATTGAACGTTATGACGTTATTGTTAAGTAAATGCAGAGAAAATGGAGATCCGGCGTAAAAGTCGGATTTTCTTTTTTATAAACAAACAAAAATAAATGCAAAATACTATTGACAAACAAGCTAAAATAATGTATTATAATATCAACAACAAACAACACAACTTATAATTTACGGAGGAAACGAAAATGGTAGAAAAATCAAAAGTGATCGGAATTATGTTACAGCATTCAGATGGCGATAAAGAATATTATGAGCCGGAACTGTTAAAGGAAGATATGGAGGCAATTTTCAAGATTCTTGAAAAATACGGCGATGATAATGATTCTGTTAGAGGCGATTTAAAAGTTATCAACCAGGAAGAAAACACAGAAGACATTGACAGCGATTTTGAGCATACATCAAAAGAAATGGCAGATAGATTGATGGAATTCAACCGAGACTTTTCGGATGATTCGGGAACTATCGCAGAAGAAGCGGAGTATTTAATAGGTGTATTTGATAAGTTGAAAAAGTCGGAAGATTTTAATATTCTGGCACATCATTTAGATACAATGTTTATGGATGGTGTTTTTAAATAAACTATAATAAATATCGGAGGTATATAAAAATGAAAGTTAAATATATTGGTTTCGGTGGCTATATGGAAGTTCCTTGTTATCAGGACGAAAACGGCAAAATTTATTTTGATGAAAATAACGGGCGTAACGGTTTAAACCTTTATACTGGTGCTTATATGGATTGTGGCGAAATTTGCGGAGAACCTTGCAACAGAGTAACAGAGCCGGTAGAGTGCGAAAATCCTTTTGTGAGAAGTTCAAAAGAAAGAGAATACATGTTATTAAACAGATTACAGCTTGATTGTAAATATTATATCAATTGTGCTGGAAAATGCAGATCATCAAGCCTCTGGGCTGATATTGATACCATTATCAAAGAAATGGAAAATATCATGGATTCATTTACAGAAGAAGAGAAGCCGGAATGGTTGACAGATGCGGATTTTGAAGCACTCAAAAGTGAAATAAAGGAGATTCAAGAGCATGAAGCGGAAAACGTACAATAATGTATTAAAAGCCGGTAAATTGATCCAGGCAAAAGGATATAGCGAAAAAGAATCGTTAGAAATCGCAGTACAGAAATTTGATGAACTGGCAAGCCTTAAAAATGGTATGTCAGTGGAATGGCTGATTGACAAAATGGCAGCCAAAACAGAAAGAGAGGGCGAAAGCATGAAGTTATCAGAATCAGACAAGAAATATTTCAAAAAGTGCGGATATCTTGACCAGGATATCCCACAAATTGAAAAAGCTATCGAAGTAATGCAGTATGAAGACGAAAACGATAAAAAGGTATCAAGAAAGTACGTTCTTGATAATATGGATCGTGAAACTTGGTTATCTGGTATCGGTCGTGCAGCTTTTCATTGGAGTGCAACAAGAGAGACAAAAGACGGTAAAACAATCTTTTTTGATGCAAGAAAACTGTTTAAATAGGGGCGAAAATCATGTTGAAGTTTGAAAATACAACCACAAAAGAGAGTTTTGAAAAATCCGTTAAATGGAGCAAAAATAAAATTGAAGAGATGGAGAAACCGCACGAAAATCAAAAATTGTGGAGAATTTCAGATTGTTTCGGAAACGTCTGGAATGTGTTATTTACTGGTAATGTTGACGAGTACCGTATTTCATATAAAGATGAATTTTCGGTTGATATCTTGATGTCTGGTAATATGGTAGAAATTCATAGAGCTATTAAAGACGGGCGAAACCTTAAAGCAGACAGAAATTTAAAGCAGTTCAAGCAGTTGGCTTTATTGATGAGTTGTTATAAAAAATTTGGATTGATGTTATAGAAAGGGCGATATTATGACATATACTGAATTTTTAAAGGATATTGATAAATATGTTGGGTACGTGATAGAGTTTAAGTCCCGTTTTAAGTCCAATGGGCAAGAATATACATTTCAACGATATGTTTGGGATAATAAGGAATTTGGGGCATTGAAGCCGGATTCTTTGATTGATATTGTAAGCGTAAAGCCACTTTATAAGAAAGCAACAAAAAGAACAGAGACAGGAATCAATTATATATAATCGGAGGTAAATAAAATGTTAGTTTCATCAAAGAAAATTGAGAAAATGTTGCGTGATCGTGATAGACTTGAAAGAATGGCAAAAATTGAATACCAGGAAGCAAAGAATCTTTTTAGTGTTGGAAATATGGAATTTGCTATTGAATTGCAGCTTGCTAATCAGCATTTAGGAGCATCAAGAGAAATTACAAGAACATTGAAAAATATTGGATATGAAGAATGTAAACGGATGTCAGAGAAAGAGAAACAATTGCTTATTGCTGGCATTAAACAGAAATTGTGCGGTATTGGTGTTATTGGCGTAGGTGTATTTTTTGTATCTTCCGGGATGCCGGTTGTATTTATTGCATTGTCAGCAATTGGAAGCACTTTATGTGTTTCAAAAGAAAATGTTGTAACTATATGTAAAAATAGGCTTGCGTTATTAACAAACGTAAATAAATGATATTGACAATAATAGAAATCGTGGTATAATCGTTTTAAGGACGGATATACCACTTATTCTATATTCAGGAGGTAAAAAGCTATGAAGTTATTAAACAGTAAAGTTATGTCATTTGAGGAAGATTGTGTTGAGTACGAAAACGAACAAGAATATTTAGAAGATCTTGATAGACGAAGAAAAGATGGCTGGACACAAGTGAAAACACCAGATTTTGAAAATGGAGTTATGAAACGTGTCAGCAAACAGTTACCAAACGGGCATTTTACACAACGTTATAAACGGTACAATGGTATTAAATTAAATGTTTAGGAGATAGATATGGGAGCTATATTTTCGTACACTGGCGAAGCAGCCAAAACAAAAGAAATGATTGAAGAAGGGCGAAAAGATATCGCTTTAAATACACTCTACAAGCATTCCGGAGGCTTTTATTGGAAAGTAAACAGCCGTGGTTATATTCATGTTGTATTGCCTGGTAAAGTGACTTTAAACGGCGAATTCAGCCATTATGAGGTACAGGATCATTTATTGACTCGATATAATACATTAAGAGTAAAGAGTACATACGGCAATTACAACACAAGAAAAGAATGCATAGAAGAGATTGAAAGAGAATTATAAGGAAGGAAAAATGGACGTAGTAGCATTAAAAGATGGAAGTATTGAAATAATTGGAAATCATAGAGATTTAGTTGATATTGTCCGGGATAAATGCGGAGATGATATTGCTAAAAGGGTGGAAGAGCTTGATCCAGTATGTTATGACGAATTATATACAGCAAATTCTACAATCTGGGAAATAGCTGATATTTTAGAGAATAAGGATGAAGACGGAACATTAACAGCGGATCAAGTTGATAGCATAGAAAACAAGTTTGAAGAATTACAACATTGTATTTCTTCATGTATTTAGCAAAAACGCTTGACAATCAATCAATAATAATGTATAGTATAAATATAAACAAACACAACTTATAAAATACATTATGGAGGTATTGATTATGTCAAGTAATAACAACTATTATGAATTTAAGGATGCGAAAGTTGCAATTGCAATGGAGCTTGTAAAAAGAGGTTGGAAACTGTATGGTTTTCATGAAGATGAAAGTGACTGGATGACAGATTATTGGAGTCCGGCATGGTGGGAAGGAATTGCCACAAAAGATGGTTTTGTAGTAGTTGTTGATTGCCGTTGGAATGATAAAAGTGGTAAAGAAATCATTCAGCATATCTATAACAGTGAAGAAGTTATTCTTTCAGCGAAAATAAGAAGTCTGATTGAAAGACTTTCAGAAGTTAGACAGGATCGTGGAGCATCCGCAGCGGAAGAACAGACAGCAAAAGCGAAAATTGAAAAGCTGAAAGCGAAAGCTAGCAACCAGACAGAAAAGATAAAAGTAACAGATCGTTACCCGGAATATCAGCCGAACCCACCACGCATGAGCTGGCATGTTGAAAAAGATGGTGTTATCATCGCAAAAGGTAACGGAGTCGCAAAGTTTTCTGATATGAAATACTTTGATAAAGAAAGCTATGAAAAAGACTTGAAGGAATGCGACAAAAACAGTTATAGATATGAGAGAGCCGAAAAACTTCTGAAACTGGCAAAACAGTTTGAAAAGTTCATGAATAAAATTGACTCTGCTGCCGGTTGCATGATCGGTGGAAATGGTAAAGCATATGTATATACCAATGTTGAGACAGTGGAATATAAAACGGAAAATAAAGCCGTTGAATGCCCTGGATCATTAAGAGCTAATCAGTGTTTTATCGTGAAATCATGTTTTAATCATGGTATTAGCAAAGGATATGTATATCAGTTAAATGAGCATGAAGGCGTGAACGGCGAAAAGTATTACATTGCATACCGACTTGATAAGAAACTGAAAAAGCAGTTGACGGGAAATGCTAATCCGGCGAACTGTTTCGGATATATTTCAGGATCTTATAAAGAAAGATTTTTGAAATGGATTGAAACTGGCGCACTTGCATGGTGCGAAATTCAGGAAGTCAAAACACCATATAAAGTGAAGAAATGCGTTAAAAAGAAAATCGGATAAAACAAACCATAATAAATGAAAGGAAGATAAAAGAGTGGGAACAACACCCATTCTTTATATAGAGAGATGACAGCAAGAACAGCAAGGGTTTTATATGACACAACAAAAACAATCACTGTAGTAAGTGGCATTATAGGCGGTATATTAACTTTTATCGCTGCTGGTATTTCAGACAATTATACATTAGTGGGGCAAGCCGTTCCGGGAGATTATGATTTAAAGATAATGCATGTAGCGTTTCTCATTATGGCTATTGCCGTTTTAGGGATTTTTATAATGGATCATGCTTTATTTGATGCAATGTATGACTTGGAAAGAGTGCCGGTTAAATATAGTGAATATATTGGTTGTTGTTTAGAGCGTAACCAGATATTTGCTAGACAGATAAAACAAGCACTTGACAGGTATTATAATTTGGATTGGGGTATGGTAGACCGTTTGGACTCGAAAATAAATGATGATGCGGTAGAAAATGGCTATGATCGTGTCCGTGGGATTTATCAAACCATATTAGGAAAAATATTTATTGTTACAGATTCAGAAAGATATGCAACAACTATATATTCTGAAAAAGAATATCTGAAAGAAATAAATTACTAAAGGAGATTAAAAAATGGAAAAAGACAAGAGCATTCATAAAACAAGTACAGGAAAGTTATTTCAGTTAATAGATTTAGAAGGGAATCCGATTGACTATGTAAAGTGTAAGGGTATTTTTACACGGTCATATATGGCAGCATTAGAAGTTGGTCAGGCGTTAAGATCTTCCGATAACGGTATGATGTTAAAGCGTATTCAGTAGGAGGGTTTTATGTCAGCAAGAATTTTAGTTGCCGGTAGATCTGAAATATGCAGAGAATTATTTAATGATCCAGAAGCATATGGTTCACATATAGCCGATAGATTATCATGTATCAATAAGCCAGCCGGTTGTTTATGGGGTTCTACATTACTTCATAATGGAGGATATCCGTCTGATTGGTTAAGATGGGTAGCGAGTGAAGGGTTTATGCTTGATAAGTATAGCAGCATGGCGGTCAGCTTTAAATTGAGCAGAAAAGCCAAAATTTGCACGATTGACACAGTAGAAGATTATCATAGATTGATGCGAAAATATGCAAAACCTAAATATGAAAATAGTGAGTATAGCAGTTTGTTTAAAGAAAAAGTAATTGACTGGAAAAAGTTATCGAAAGATTACGATGCTTTTCATTTGACAGAACGAGCATTTTGGGAAATGCGATTACCACTATCTAATATATTGGAGTGTGAAGATGGTAGCGAGTTATGTGATTTCTATTCATACGATTGTGAAAGTTGGATTCTTTTCAATTTAGATTGTATTAACTGGGGATCGGTTATCAATCAAGATGTGAAAATAAAGTCTTTGTATGATGATTAAGGAAGGAACAAGGAGGAAAATAAGCTATGGAAAAATGTGCAATTTGGAAAGATCATAAAGTCGTTGGTTATATTGACTTAACCGAAGAACAGAAAAGGATCTTGAATAAAGTTCCTGGAATTGGCGTATATTTTGGATTTGACAGAACAACACGCTCAGAGAAGTATGCAGAAAGTTATAAGCAAACGTAAATAAAGATTGACATTACACAACTTATAATGTATAATAGGATTATAAGTTAAGGGAGGAACAAACACATGAAAAATCAGTTAGAAAACAATGGATCATATTTAGGTTTCACAGATAATAAGACAGCTTTACAGAAAGCAAAAATTGAGAGCTGCCTAGATAAAGTATTTAGATACAGTAATGGTATTATGGCAAGAAAAGATGCTATGCTTTATGGTCTGAGAAATGGCAAAAAGCCGGAAGTTGCCGATGAAGTAAGAGGAAACGGCACTGTTAAGAAATCATATCGCATGGCATGGGACAACCTTTATAATGACATCACGAAAACAGAATATGATTTTTGTATTTATCTGATAGAACATGATCTTGTTTCTGAGGAATCTGTAAATGCTTTTATTGAAGCAGAAAACCAGGAAAAAGAAAGAGCTGCGGAAGAACAGAGAAAAGCGGAAGAAGCAGCCAAAAAAGAAGCGGAAAGAACTAAAATTGAAAAGGAAGAATTTAAAATCTGGCTTGCAGAGGCTTCAAAAATGTATAGTGGTACAACCAGAGGAAATTTAGTTGAACGCATTTATCTTGATGTATACGGCGAATTTCGTTTTCCTTTACGAGCTTTTGAATTATTGGTTTGTATTGATAATATTGAAAAGGTATTATGCCGGGAAGAGTTACAAGCACGTTTACATACAGATAATAGAGCAAGTAGAAAAGTATTTCAGTGTGTAACAGGTTTGAAGCTGCCAAACACAAATAGAGATACAATGGCATTTTTGGATAGTGTACAGAAGAGTGACTATCAGGATGCAGTTGAATATAAAACACGTAAGAAGCCAGAAAAGCAGCCGGAAGCAGAGAAAGAAAAGTTCTATGTGCTTATGGGTACAGAAAAAGGGGAAAGAGAATATGTACCAGCAATAGGCAGTAAAATTGAATATCATGGTATAGAAATGTTTATTCATGAAACGCCAGACGGTAAAATTGCTATTTCATCTATAAAATGTGGTTTACGGATGGCAACCGGCAAGAGCAAGACAGAAGCAATTAAGGAAATGAAAGAACTTTTTAAGAAAATGGATATTGATACTATAAACAGTAGAATTGATGAGATTACAAGTTATTATGGTGTTAGCCCATACTCAAAACAAGCATAAATAAATGGAGGGATACAAAATGGGAATTACAGATAAATTCGGAAACTTTCAAATTAAGAAATCTGACAGAATCAGCCAGGAAGATCAAGCCTGGTTGACTCACAGAGAGGAATTATATAAACGAGCGATTGCAGTTTACAAGTCTGTTTATGATATCTACAAGGCAGAAAATGAATCGTATTCAGAAGAAGACCGCAAAAATTACAAGTATTCTTCTTTTTTAGTCGGGAATTTTGGTGTCCCAAAATCGCTTTCTGATGTTCAGAATAGTTATATAAGTGGAATTTTCAGCTACTTTTCAAATAAGTATAATGTGCAGCTTGAAAATAATTTTGATAGATATGATCTGGATAGAGAATATTACAGATACAATGATTCAGATTCTATCAAAGAACTTGTTGTTGACTTTATTGACTATCATACAGTGCTTGACAAAATTTTTGACCAGTTAGGCGGTATGAGCTTTGAAGAAAAAGCTATCAAGGAAGTTAAAGATAAACTGAAAGAAAAATGCTACAACGGTTATCACGATACATGGGAAATCAAAGTAAAAGGGAATAAATTCACATATACGGGCGGTTATTGTAGCAAAGAGACATATTTTGATTATTACAATTTTGGTAGTACAGAATGGTTACGGGCTTTTATTGATGCATTGGCATTTAATACATATGGAGAAAAAACGCAAGTTTACTCGTTGAATCATTTATACGGTTCTTATTCTATAAGACTTGAAGAGGATGATTTCCAAAATGGATTTTCAGCACCAGAAGTCGGTGTTAAGCATATCAAGTTTTTCAAGAACGGAAGGGTTGACGTTACTTTTGTAGATGCGGAGTTTTGCCGTAAATTTGTAAGAGAATGGTGTGGTTATACACTTATTTAGGAGGAATCATATGCATGACTATAAATGGCATAAGGTCAGTGAAATGCTGCCGGATAAATGTGGAATCTATGATGTTAAAATCAAGAATTGCTATGATGAAATTGTGGAAGTCAAAGCATTATACACATATACAGTAGATGAAGGTTTTACATTTTGCCGGTATGGTAGCACGATAACAAATGTAATTGAATGGAGATATACAAGTCATGAAGTATAAATGTACCAACGAAGTAATCCCACAGGAAATGAGGGAAGATATCAACACAAAAATTGAATATATTGTAAATAATGATTTGCCAGAAGCAGAAACAGGCATTTCAAAAGATGATATTTTCAATGCATATACTGGATTAGGTGGGCTTCACGGTTTAGAGTTCAACAACTATGATAGTTACTATGATTATCAGAGAGCGAAAGCAGATATTGAGCAAGGGCAGTTCTTTACGCCTTATAAGCTGGTTGAATGGATTTATAATTGCTTACATATTTCAAATACTGATTTGGTAGCGGATCTTACTTGTGGTCATGGTTCATTTATCAGTTGTGCGCCGGTTGAATCAAATTTTTACGGTTGTGAATTGGACGGAAAACCGTACAGAGTGGCAAAATACCTTTATCCTGATGCGAAACTGGAAAATACAGATATTCGCTTTTATGAGCCGAAAGTTACATTTGATTATGTTTTGGGAAATCCACCATATAATCTGAGATGGAGAAAAGATGATACAAGCTATTTATCAGAATATTATTATTGTCTGAAAGCTGCGGAACTGTTAAAACCAGCCGGAATTATGGCTATCATCGTGCCTATGTCGTTTTGTGCCGATGATTTCTCTAATGGTGGTATGATTGACGGGATGAATGAACATTTTAATTTTATCTGTCAGGTGGAACTTGACAAGAATACTTTTAAACATCTTGGTGTTGAGAATTACAAAACCAAAATTGTATTCTTTCAGAAAAAATCTGAATATATGAAGGAAATTCCGTATAGTACAGAGATACTTTCCGGCGTTACTTCCGATGAAGTATGGGAGCAGTATTTAAAGCCTATTACAGAAGAAAGAGAACAGATTAAAAACAAGATTTTTCTGGAAACTGTAAGAAATAGTAAAGACGATGAAGCGTGGAGCTTTAAGGTTGAGAAACTTCTGTATGATATCAAACGAAATCCGAAAACATGCAGCCAGTATGCAGAATGTTGTGAATATGTCAATAGATATAAGACACAGAAAAAGCCGGATCATATCAAATGGGATGAATGGGAACAACTTAAAATCAAGCCGAAAGATGTTATTAAGCATTTAAAAATGGCGTTACGTTCACAGAATCCGGCACTTGATAAGGCTGGCAGAATCATTAAGAACAATTATACATTTGAATACAATGGCGATTATATATCAATCAATGATGCTGTACTACAAGGTTTTTCAATGGGACATTTCCAGGCAAAATGGATTGATAAGATCGTGAATAAAAAGCGAAAGATGTATGATATCCAAAATATGCCATTTTCTGAAATGCAGCTAAACAAAAAAATAGCAAAATGGCTTGATGAGTTCACATTGACGGATGATGAAAGAACTATAAAGCTGAATGATGCTCAGAAAGCGGATCTGAATCTATTTATTCAGAAACCGTATAGCTTCATACAGTGGGAACAGGGAAGTGGTAAGACATTCGCTGGAATTGCAATAGGTAAATATCGTTTGCAGCACGATCATATGAAAAATGTATTTATTGTGAGTACGGCAATCTCAATAAAGAACAATTGGCAGGATGTATTGGATCAGTACGGTATTGATTTTGTTATGATTGAAAGCCTTGAAGATATTCAAAATATCAAAGAAGGTCAGTTTGTAATTATCACTTTAAATATGATGTGTAAATATCATAAATTTATCAAGCGATATGTAAAAACAATCTGCCAGAAAGCCGTTTTGATTTTTGATGAGTCGGATAATATGAGCAATCAGGATAGTAAACGGACAAAAGCCGTATTAAATGCTTTTCGCCGGTTGAAGTACAAAACACTGATGACGGGTACAAGCACAAGGAATAATATCACTGAAATTTATCCTCAGTTTGAATTACTGTACAACAATTCTATCAATATGTTGTCTGAATGTGAGTATATTATGGAACGTAACAAAGATGGAGAACTGGAAGATCAGATAAATGAATATTATTTACAGCCATATCCAGCATATCGTAAGGGTAGTAAGTTATTTGCAGCGAGTCATATTCCAGAAAAAATTACTGTGTTTGGCGTATCTCAGTTTACACAAGATATTTTTAATGCGGACGTTTTGAAACAGATGATTGATAAGACGATTATCACACGTACATTTGAAGAAATTACTGGCAAACAGCTTTATGAGATTAAACAGATTGCTTGCGAAATGGGAGAAGAAGAGAAGCGTCTGTATAAGGTTGCACTGGATGAGTTCTATAAAATGGAATATCTGTTTGCGAAAACTGGAAATAGCCGGAAAGATGCAATGTTGAAAATTCTGAATCAGTTGCTTGCACTTTTGAAGATTTGCGCTGCGCCTCAGACATTGAGAGAGTACAATCAATCAGTAATGCCTAAGAAATTCAAAACTGTATTATCGCTTTTAGACGAATTTTCTAATGAAAGAGTTGCTATTGGTGTGCGTCATATTTCAGTAGTAAATACATATGCAAAGGAAATCAGAAAAGCGTTTCCGGGTAGACCTGTATTTGTGATTACTGGAAATGAAACTACATTGAAACAGAGAAAGAAAATTGTCAAAGAGTTAAAAGAAACAACAAACGGAATTCTGATAAGCACACAGCAGAGCTTATCTGCAAGTATGAATATTGATTTTGTAAATAAGTGTATTATTCCAGAATTGCACTGGAACAACTCTAGCATGAGTCAGTATTATTTCCGCTTTATTCGTTATACTTCAACGGAATTCAAGCAAGTGTATTTTGTAACTTATGAGAATAGTATTGAAAGCAATTTGTTAAAAATGATTCTTGTGAAAGATAAATTGAATCTATTTATGAAGGATCAAGATTTAACAGACGATGAATTATATGAACGTTTTGGAGTGGATAGTAATATGCTGCAGAACCTCATGTACAAAGAAAAAACGGAAGAAGGTTATGTGATAAGATGGGGAAATCAAAAAGTATCATAAAGAAACAACCATATATAAGGAAAGAAATATATTCCATTGATGAAGTATATAACGCTGTAAAAGACGGACTCTTTGAAGAGAAAAAGGCATTCGTTGATATGGATGGAGATATGATTAAAGCAAATAGTCAGAGATACCAGACATTTTTCACAAAAGGAATTAAGTGTTGCCGGTGTGGAATCGAAGGTAGATATTTTGCAAAAGAGAAAAATCCGAATGCAAGAAGATATCATTTGAATCTGTATGCGGTAGATCAAGATGGGGAAGAAGTGATGATGACAAAAGATCATATCATTCCAGTTTCCAAAGGTGGCAAGAATACGCTTGAAAATTACCAGACAATGTGCAGAAAATGCAACGTGCAAAAGGGGAATAAATTGGTTTGACATATGATAGAGAAAATATGCGATGGATAGAATACACAAAACTGTCTAATGGGCAATCGGCGGTAATCTGTTTTGACAAGAACTATAGGCATGAAATAGGAAGCGGATATGATTATGCAGTTGCTTTTGCCATTGCTAATAAAAAGAAAGTTTTAGGGCAGTGGCTCAATAGTGACGGTTACGGCGATTTAGATATGACAACAACTGGGAAATGTGGTGTTGAGGGATTATTGTGGGCTTTTAAAATGGTTCGTGAATTTATAGGAACACATATGTATGAAAATGATAGAATCATTGTATATGGTTCAGATGCAAGAAGACAAAAGGTATATAGACATTTTCTCACTACTAGATTAGGGTTTGAAGAAATACTTGATCCATACTTGGGAAGATGCCTTGCAAAAAACTTATAAACAAACCAAAATAAATGTTGACACAATAATAAAAATGTGGTATCTTATATATAAAGAAAAACACAACTAATAAAAATTAACGGAGGTATTAAAAATGAAGAAATCAACAATCCCTTACACAGTTATGCAGTTAAAGAAAATGTATGAGAAATCTGGAATCCTGGATTTTGATTGCCCTATTCAGAGAAGATATGGAATGTGGGACGATTATAAAAAGAGTCTGTTACCACATTCAATGCTTGTCGGGTTTGTCATCCCACCACTGTATTTTACAAAAGAAAACAAAGGCACAAGAGATAAAAAGAACAGACCAGTATCTAATTATTCTTGCATTGACGGTCAGCATAGACTTCGCAGCTTATTCAGTTTCATCAATGATGAGTATGCGTTGCATCCAGAAACGCCGGAAGTTGAAATTGATGGAGAAACTTATGAAATCGCTGGATTAAAATTCTCAGAGCTGCCGGAAGAAATTCAGCAAATGATTAACGGATATGTTTTCACGAATTATAACTTAGAAGAATGCACAGATGAAGAAATCGAGGAAATGTTCTTTAGACTGAATAACGGATCTGGATTAAGTAAAACTCAGATTGCCAATGTAAAACTGGGTATGAATCTGGCAAAATTTGTTAAAGAGATTCTTGCCGGAAAGTTCTTTGAAGATGTTTGTCATTTTACGCCAGCTCAGTATCGTAGAGCAGCAGACGAAAAGACACTTTTACAAGCTATGATGCTGTTAGATGTAAAAGACGGAGATTACGAACTTACTTCTATCTCAGAAGGTCAGGTAACAAAGTATGCGGAAAAACTGCATGATTCTTATACAGATGAAAAGCGTGAACGTCTTCTTAAAATTGTTAAGTATCTGGAAGACGGATTCGACCAGAAAGAAAAATTTATGAAGGTTGTAAATATTCCGATTTTCATGTATATGGCAGATGAGGCAATCAACAACGATATCAAAGCAGAAGATTTCTACAAATGGTTTGAGGTTTTCGCAGACAAATATAACCCGGATTGTGCTTATGCACAGTATTGTTCTACTGGATCTGTCAAGAAAGAAAAAGTGGAGGGAAGAATTTCTGTTATGAGCAAAGATTTCAGAGATTGTTTCAAACTTAATGATAGCAATAATGAGGCAGAAGAAACAGAAATGGAGAGATCTGATGAATCCGGCGAACAGGTTGCAGAGTTCAAAACTCCACTGACTGACGATTTCATGGATGATTTAGATAATGAACTTCCATTTTGCTAAAAAAAGATTTGAGCGGTGTATGGTAGGTAAATCCTGCCACGCCGTAAAAATAAATTATAATCAAACATAAATAAAGGAGAATACACAATGAAATTATTTAAAAACAAGAAAACAGGGAAAATGTATGTAACACTTTCAGAGGAAAAAGATTGCTTAGTGGGATTTGATGGAGTTCCGTATACAGGAGCTTCGGACGATGTTGAGGAAGTTTCGACAACAGCATCAGCACAGGATTTTCGCAGATTACATGAAGAGGCAAATGGTTTTTCTATTGGTTGTAGTGTAAATGTAGAAGATCCTACAAAAGTGACAATAGAAATTACGCATAGTGCAACAAATGAAAATAAAAGAAAATACAAAGTGGGGGATAAGTTTTCGTTTTCTTTAAAAAATGGAGAAAGTGTGACAGCACTTGCGGTTAAGGAAGAAACGGATGGAATGGTCTTCATCTTTGAAGATTGTTTAAGCAAAGCATACCCTATGAATGACAATCTGATGGATATGCTCAATAATGAGTTGTATAAATTATTTCCTGATAAGATTCGAGATGCTATGGTTTCTTTTGATGGCAATAGCATGATTAGAATTCCAACCGAAAAAGAAATTTTTGGTGTTAATAAATATGGCGAGAAAGAATCTGATGATGTAAAGCAGTTTGAGCCGATGAAAAATAGAAGAAACAGAATTGCATTTAGGAACAATGAATTTGAATGGTACTGGTTGAAAAACCGTGGTGTGGGGGGTGCGACTGGCTTCGCTGTTGTGAGCGCCAACGGTGATGCGAGCGGCAGCTACGCCTCTGATTCTGGTGGTGTTCGCCCGCTTTTCAAAATCAGATTTGTAGAAATCTGAAATCTTTAATCTTACCGCCATTTATGGCGGTATGTTAAAGGCTGTAATTAAAAGAATAGGAGCGTAAAAGGAAATGAAAAAAATTCGTAAAATGATTTGCATTGCAGCTATTACATTGATGGCTTGTTTCGCTTGTACAGCTTGTGGGACTACATACCAGGAAGCGGTATCAGAAGAATACGCCACAGATGATAGTATATGTGGAAACTATTTCACAACTATCACGGAATGGGATGATACCACGGCATATTACAAAATCGCATATGCAAAAGATACTAAAGTGAAATACCTAATTATTGTATCTGGCTATAAATTTGGAATAACACCATTGTATAACGCCGATGGTACATTACAGGTGTATGAAGAATAAATAAAATCAGTTTTTTATTGTGAAATATATACTATATATAGATACTATTATTGACGAATGCACTATATATGGTATCGAGATGGGAGAAAATTATGATAGCAATTAAGTGGTCTGATTATCAGAAATATGGTTGCCCGAAATGTGGGTGCAATTCCGCAAGGAGTGGAAACGTAAGCGGTAGAGGAACGGCATTTGGCACTTGTAGAGAGTGTAAAGAAAGTTTTGTAGTGTTAAGCGATGAAGTAACAAAATCTGCATTTGGGTATTGTACTGGTAAAAAGGATTCTTAGGGAAAAGATATTTTTGAATATCCAGAAGTTCAAAAACATCCGAGAAACGGGATTCCGTGTCATCAATGGGTGCAGCCAGATCCAAAACCAGAATACGGAGAGTATTGGAATTCAAGAGGAATTGGCTATGATTTGAGCGGATTCGTGAAATCTAAGAAAGCCGGAGAAAGACTTCTGAAAATGGTAAAAGAAGTTTTAGGTAAGGATAAGCCGGAGTCGTGGCTTGATTGGAGAGAGTATGAGCCTGAATGGATTCAGTTCAAATTTCAAGGAAGTGAGTTCGATTTGGAACGGTTGGATAAATTAGCGACTGGAAATTCAAATATTTTGACAAAAGAAATTTTGATAGAATGTAAAATCTGAAAGGAGAAAATTATGAAGTTAGGAAGAATCGTAACAAGTTTATTGGAGAATGATCTGTATAAATTCAGCATGGGACAGGCAATCTATCATCAGTTCTCAGACTACAAGACAACATGGAGTTTCAAATGCCGGAATAAAGACGTACATTTCACAAAAGAAATGGTTAAAGAAATCAGGGAACAGATTAAAGCATATTGTGAGCTGCGGTTCACAGAAGACGAACTGAACTATCTGGACGGTATTAAATGGATTAAAGGATCTTACATTGATTTCCTAAGACTCTGGAAACCACGATATGAAGATTTCACAATTACGGATGATGCAGAATGTGGACTTGTCATTGAAACTGCCGGTACATGGTTAAATACTTCTATGTACGAAATCCCGACACTTGCTATTGTAAATGAAGTGTATTTCAGAATGCAGTATGATTATGGCGAGCTGTTAAGTAGCTTCAAGGAAAGACTGGATAACAAGTATGCAAACCTTCGCAATGGTCATTGGTATTGTGGCACATTTTCAGAGTTTGGACTTCGCCGGAGATTATCTGCAGAAGCACAGGAACTTGTTGTTGAGAAGTTCTCACACTTGAATGATACGGCGCATTGTGCATCAAGATTTATTGGCACTTCAAACGTATTTCTTGCGAAAAAGTACGGAGTTACACCAGTTGGCACAATGGCACATGAATGGATTATGTGTGTAGGACAAGGAAATCATAAGCACAATCCGGCATATTCTAATTGGTATGCACTTGACGCATGGATTAAGGAATATGGAGTTTTGAACGGTACAGCACTGACAGATACAATTACAACCGACTGTTTCTTGGAAGATTTCCAGCTTACATTCGCAACACTGTTTTCTGGTGTCCGTCATGATTCGGGTGATCCGTTGGTATGGGGCGAGAAAATGATTGAACACTATGAGAAGCTGGGAATTGATACAAAAACAAAAACATTGCTTTTCTCTGATTCACTGGATTTTGAGAGAGCAGATAAGATTTGCCGACATTTCTCAAAGAAAGCAAAAGTCGCATTCGGAATCGGCACATATTTGTCAAATGATACTTGCGTAAGTCCGCTCAATATCGTCATGAAGACTACAAAATGTAATGGTCAGGATGTGGCTAAAATTTCCGATGTTGAAGGAAAAGGAATGTGTAAGAATCCAGAGTATGTGGATTATTTGAAAAGATCAATTGGTTGGAGAATGGAGTCCTCAAAGAAAGCAGAAATGGACGAAAAACTGACTTCATATTTTAAAAGCAGTTTTACGGGAGAAAAGACACCTGTTTTAATGCAGGGTAGTGGGAAAAGTAGAATGTAAAGAAAGGCGGTATCTGAAATGAGTTTTAATGCAAAAGAAATAAAAGATAAGTGCGTAGAGTGGATCAGAGAATGGTTCAAAGAAAATGGGAATCAGTGTAAAGCTGTAATTGGAATCAGTGGAGGTGTTGACTCTTCTGTAGTAGCTGCATTATGTGTGGAAGCATTAGGGAAAGAAAGAGTATACGGCGTGTTAATGCCACAGAACAGCCAGGATGACATTGATTATTCTTATGAGTTATGTGAACATCTGGGAATTGAACATTGTGTTATTGATATTGGTAATACTGTAGAGGATATGTTGACTCTTATGTACATTAAAAGTGGAATTAAAGTTTCTAATCAGACAGAAATAAATATTCCAGCTAGAGTGAGAATGGTAATGCTGTATGCAATTTCTCAGTCGATTGATGGGCGTGTTGCAAATACATGCAATTTGTCTGAGAACTATGTTGGTTACAGTACAAAATATGGAGATGCAGCAGGAGATTTTTCGCCACTAGAAGATTTAACAAAGACAGAAGTGAAAGCGATTGGAAAAGAGCTTGGATTACCAGAACGACTGGTTAATAAAGTCCCTACAGATGGTTTGTGCGGAAAAACTGATGAAGAAAATTTTGGATTTTCGTATGATATGTTGGACGAATATATTAGAACAGGAAAGATTGATGATCTTCCAAAACAGCGTAATATCGAATGTTTACATATGATGAATGAATTTAAGATGAAACCAATGGCACATTTTGAATATATGGAAGAAAATTGAAAGGAATACAATTATGGGTAAGACAATAGCAGCAGAAAAACTTACAAATGAAAAGTTTCTGAATCTGTATAAAGTTCATGCAGAAACAGAGTCAGGAGATCAGATTGGATATTTGGTTGCTTCCAGAGCAAAAGAAGTTGATGGACTAAAAGCGATAAATCATGATGACAAAGTGGATGCTGTGGCAATTTACGCATTGACAGAAGACGATAAAATGGTGCTGATTCGCCAGTACAGATATGCAATCGGTAGCTATATCTATGAACTTCCGGCTGGACTTGTTGACGATGGAGAAAGCGTTTGTGATGCAGCAATAAGAGAAATGCATGAGGAAACAGGGCTGACACTTGAAATCACAGATTTGCCGATTGGAAATAAGGGCGGTTATTCAAGTGCCGGAATGACTGACGAAACTTGCACACTTGTAGTAGGCAAGGTAACTGGCGAAATTTCCGATAAATATAAAGAAGCGTCAGAAGAAATCGAAGTATTGCTTGTAGATAAAAAAGAAGCAGCACGTATCTTAAAAGAAGAAAACGTATGTATCAGATTAGCTCTTGTGCTTATGATGTTTATACATGAGTAGGAGGGCGTTATGACAATACATAAGAAAGGAAAAGAGCGTGACTATGAGAAGAAACGCACGATTGCCAACATAATTGTTATTCTGGTTGCCTTAGTGTTACTTGCTATTATTTTAGTGGTGGCAGTAAAGAAGTCCAACCAAACGGAAAAGAGTGTCACAAAACCAGATTCAGAGTCACTTGTCATTGAAGAATCAATCCAAGAAAATAACGATTCATCATTTGAGCCGGATTCTGAGAGTGCGAAGAAATTTCAAGACAAATATTCTATGGACTGGGGCTTTGTAGATGCTCAGTATCTATTAAAAATAGCAGAATATCATGGTGGAACAAAAGAAGAACGTGCATATACAATTCTTGTAACACTAAATAAAGTATTTGAAGAACGTAGATCTATACAAGATATAGTTCTCGAAGAGCTGTATAATAATGATGGACTGGAATCAGATGACTTTGAAAAAATTGTTGCATCAGATGTAACAAAGGAAGCATTAAAGATGATAGTGTATGATCAGTTCGATAATAGTTCTGGTTCTACAGAATACAAAGAATTTTATAATTAAACCATAATAAATGGTTGACAAATTAAGAAAACATGATATACTATAATCAGAAATGAGGTGATATGAAATGTCAGGCACAAACTTGAATCGGATTAAAAACAAGCGTATGCAGAAAAATAACACTTCTGGTGTTACCGGCGTTTCTTTTCATTCAGGAATGGGACAATGGTATGCAAGAATCTCTTTTAAAGGGAAAACGTATAGCTTGGGTTATTTTGATGAACTCGATGATGCGGTTAAAGCCAGGAGAGATGCGGAAAAGAAGTTGCATGATGGTTTCATATCTCAAATAAGCCATAATAAAGTTATAGAAGTGTAAAGGAGAAAAAGATGATTAAACAGTTAATCCAGACAGAAACAAAAGTATTAAGTTCAAATACTGTTATTGATTGTGGCAACGGCGATGTTGCTATCGGTGTGGCAGATGTCAAAGATTCACCGAAAGTGCTTATTACATTTTCAGATATTCCGCAGCAGGAAGTCGGATCAAATGTAAAGAACAAAGATGTCATCGGTACGCCGGTTGTAGTATCTTTTGATTCTGTCGAGAGTATCAAGGTTTTAAACAAATTCGTACAGGTTGCAATGAATAAACTGAAAAAGAAGGAAGAGGCAGCAAAGAGAGCAGCTTTACCGCATTTTGTCGTAAAGACTGGAAGTATTATGATTCCGAGTTCTTTCAAATGTACAAATCCGAATGCAGAGAAGATCATGGGTTGCCAGCAGTATTTCAATGAAAATGGAAAGCTGGACGAAGCCATTGACGTAACAAGCACCCTTACACTTACAGATGGATATGTGAGATATCTGGTTGCGAAATACAATAAACTGGAAAAGGTAGAAGTTGTTGCAGCAAACGGCATTGATATCAAGATTGGAAATCAGGTCATCAAATTCACATCAGACGATATCAGACTTTCTTATGGTCTGGGAAAAGATGATGAAACAGGCGAAAAGAAGTTTTACTTATCTATTATAAATGGTGGCAAGAGATATGAAATTCCGGCAGAGGACAATGTAGAAGCTGCCACAATGGTTAAGAAGATCACAAATGTATTCGATGCAAAAATCGGAATTGCAGCAGTTAGTACAATGAACTTTGGATTAAAAGAAAGACTTGAAGAAGCAGGTATTACTGTTGCATACGCATAACAAACAAAAATAAAGGACAAAACATTATGATTTACAATATAGTTGGAGATTTATTAAAACAGGATAAAGTAGATATAATTTGTCATCAGACAAACTGTAAAGGTGTGATGGGTGCAGGAATTGCATTTCAGATTAAAAGAACTTATCCAGAAGTATTCAAAAAGTACAAAGAGTTTTGTGATGAATATGAAAATATTTTACTTGGAAGAACATTATTCGTAAATTGTAATGACGGAAAAGTTGTTGCAAATCTGTTTGGTCAAGATGGCTATGGTAGAGGATTCTGCCAGACAGATTATGTGGCACTTGAAAAGGCGATTGCTACGGTGGCAAAAACCGCAGCCAAATATAAAAAGAGTGTCGGATTTCCGTACAAAATTGGTTGCGATTTAGCCGGTGGCGATTGGTCAATAGTAAGCAAAATCATAGAAAAATATTTTATGGATTCTGAGGTGGATTGCTACATCTGTTCGCTAACACAGGAACAGGAGCATGAATGTTAAATAAGAAAGAATTTATAAATGTGGTCAGTGGCACTACTGGAAAATCTAAAAAAGAGGTTGAAAGTGCCGTTGACCTGGTACTTGAAGGTATCAAGTATGCCTACAAGTATTATGATGGTGTAAAGTTTGTTGGTTTTGGTACTTTTAAGAAAAAGACAACGAAATCACGAATGGGTACAGATCCAAACACACTTGAACGAATTAAAATAGAGTCAAATGTGTTACCAAAATTCATTCCGGGAGCAGAACTGAGAGGAATCTTTGCTTAGTTCCCGGAAATTCAAAAGAAAGTGCAGATAAATTATGAGAGCATTCAGGAGTGGGGAAAGAGACTTTGTAAAAGACGAGATAGTATTTGTTGTTGATAAGCTGGACAATTTTATGAATATATTGATTGGCAAAATCAATACATACGCTGGTTATGGAAAATACTATGTTGATTTATATACGGTTACGGAGAAAAAAGAAGATATTGATCCGAACCTTAATATCAGAATTGAAGATGATGCTGGTATTAGAGAGTGGATTAACAGAGGGTATTTAGTATTACGGTCAACCGTTGAACATTACAGTAAAAAGCATCCAGATTCTCCATTATATATTGTTGAGCGAAAAGACAATATTTTTCATTCTTGGAAGGATTCAGTAGATGAATTTAACCGAAGGAAAGAAGAGAAGAAAGTCGAAGAAGAACGGCGCAACAATATGACAGAATATCAGCTTTGCAGAGAAGACAATGCTGTATATTTGAAGAAGTGTGGTCTTTCCGATGAGGAAATTTCTGAATGTCTCAATTTGATTGATGAAAATGACTCACTACCAGATATGGAAGATATTGATATCAGACGTTTTGGGAATGAGGTTCAGTGGAAATATCGTAGTAAATGGGAAAAGTTAATTGAACTTAACCGACCAGAGGAAGAAAAGCATAGCGAAAAATACTATGCAAATATATATCATGTGTGGGATATGGATCAAGAACCTGTTTTTAGAGGGTATACTAATGAATCGCCGGAGTCTTTGTTTGAGAAATATAGTGATTATACAGAGTATTATTTTCACGTTGCCAACAAAGAGTGGAGCATCGAAAAAGGTCTTGAAATTCCAGTGGGATATGGTAGTTGTGTTGCAGCAAATGAAAATGGAGAGTTAAAACCGGCACTTGTTATAGAGTATTTGACAGAACATGGTTCTTTCGAGCTGGTTGGTGGAAAACTTAGACATTTTGACATTTCCATTGATTATAAACATAGTGTAAATACTTTTTGGATTTCTGTATTTTCAAAAACCAAACTGAGCAACCAGGAAATCCGTGAATGGTTCTTAAAGAGAATCGGAAAAGTAACGGGGAAATATGAAGATCTTTTCAAAGAGAAAATCAATGAGCTGGACATCAGAAAAGCATAAGGGGATGAATTTGGATTCGATTGGGCATGGAACGGATATAATTCGCAGGAGCGACTACCTAATAGTCAAACTTAAAATAAACGCTGAAGAATTAAGAATGGTAGCGTAAGCTATATCAGTCTGTGAGATTGGGATATTGGTAACAGGCTGTATTAAGAGCTAATATCCAAAAGGAGAATGTTTTCTCTGTAAGTTGACTCTTCAAAAAACAACAGAGTGGTGGACGTTGTAAGAAACCTTTACAAGCCAAACAACGGAGTAGTTACCTGATTCACTGGGGCAACCGTTTTCAAACAAAATGCCCGAATGAATGGTATTGCGTAAAAGATTATATAATTAGTACGTGTTTAAGACGGGGGTTCGACTCCCCCCATCTCCACTGTAATAGCTGGTTATTGTTGTTACGGCTATTACTAAAAACCTTTCTATCTAAATAATGGGGCGATGTAAAAATCGTCCCAAATAAAAAAATCACACAACTTTAAACAAACAATAATAAAGAAAATGCTTGCAAAAGCTATAAAAGTATGATAGTATATATATTGTAAAGAAAAGCTAAAACAAATACGAAGGAGTGAAAAGATGTATTCAATTAACAGACAGGAAACAATTAACCCAGACTTTGATATGATTAACAGAATTGTGGACAAGCTCAATTCAAAGTTTGATCCAAACGATGCATACCATCACAGTAATGCAGAATCAGAAATGTTTGAGTTCCAGATGAAGATAGACGATAAACGCCGGGAAGCATGGCAGATCGTATTCATGGGGCATCACACAGTAGCAAGCGGTAGCTTTTTTGGATTTGATTATTCAGATTGCCAGGAAGAAGAGTATATTACACTGGAAGGAAAAAATGAAAGAAAAATTTATATGCTTGCAGTGTCAAATACGGTTAATGTAATCACAAAATTCATTGAATTTATTTCAATGTCTGATACTTCTTATCAAAACAAAAAGAAATGGATTGACACATTAAAGAAAGGTCTTGAAGACGAAGAGTAAGCCGTAATGCAGAAAGGGGCAGTATTATGGAAGGATATATTATTGATGGAACATCTGCAAGAATCATCAATTTCCCGACAGTAGAGAAGACTTTAGAAGTAGTTGAAAAACCTGAAAAGAAAGGTAACTACAAGAAAAATTATAAAGTTGGCGAAAAACAGGAAGTATATCCGTTCCGTACTCAGGAGGATCTGGAACTGATGTATAACCATTTCGTAGAGAAAAAACAGTATCGCAATGCTTTAATGTTCGTTATTGGAATCAATGTAGGGCTTAGAGCAAGTGATTTGTTGGAATTGAAATGGAGTCAGATTTTCGATGAAGATGGTAGTATTGCGAATGGAATTACAGTCAAAGAAGATAAGACTGAGAAGTTCCGTACATTTTATCTTAATGAATCATGTAAAACTGCCATTATTGAATATTATAACGGTTTAAAGAAAAAACCGGCAAAAAGCGAATATGTTTTCAGTAGTCGAAAAGGAGATGGACATATAGAAGTTCGTCCGGCTGGTCTTATTCTGAAAAATGCTGCAAAAGCTGTAGGTATCAAGTATAATGTCGGCACTCATTCAATGAGAAAGACTTTTGGTTATTGGCAGTTAAAAGCTCATAAAGATGACGCTTTGTTTTTATGCCATTTACAAGAAATGTTCAATCATTCAAGTCCGCAGATTACATTAAGGTATTGTGGTTTGGCAGAAGAGGAAATGGAACAGTATTATAATGATGTGAATTTGTTATAATATAAACAGACATAAATAAAGGAGAAACAATGGTTACATGTAAAGATTACGCTCGGTTTGTAAAGAATAAACTGAAAACGAAGATTAAGGGAATGGAGAAAAAGCCAGTTTTGGCGATTATTCAAGTCGGTGACAATCAGGCTTCTAATTCTTACGTGAAAGGCAAGATTAAAGATTGTGAAGAAGTTGGGATTAGATGCATTGTAAGCAAACTTGATAAAGACATTGAAGAGCATGAGTTACTTTATCACATTGAATTGACCACATGTGCAGCAGACGGTATTATCGTTCAGTTGCCATTACCAAAACATATCAATGTTGAGCATGTGAAAAATGCCATCCCAAAAGAGAAAGATGTTGATGGTTTTCGCCTGGACAGCAAATTTGATTGTTGCACGCCAAAAGGAATTATTGATTGGCTTTATTTCAATGGCTATGACGTATGCGGTAAAAATGTTGTTGTTCTTGGCAGAAGCGAAATTGTTGGAAAGCCACTTGTAAATATGCTTATTGATCGTGGTGCAACGGTTACATGCTGCAATAGCCATACGGATTATGGATATGAAATGCAGATAACAAATAACGATGCAGATGTGATTGTATCAGCTATAGGAAAAGCAAAGTTCCTTGACTGGTCAGATATTGGTTCAGATTGTGAGATTGTCGTTGATGTTGGAATCAACAGAGATGATGCCGGGAGATTGTGTGGAGATGTAAATAGGGAATCAGTTGAAAAATTTCGCCCAGATACATATATTACTCCTGTTCCTGGTGGCGTAGGATTACTCACAAGAGTCTCACTTTTGAAGAATGTGGTTGAAGCTCATGAAAATGGATATACGGAAAATGCAGTAGAAGATGCAATTTTGCTTTTACGGAAAAATGATTATTTCGTGAGAAAGATCCCAAAGAATTTATGCGAAACTGCAAAGAGATGTAGTGAAACAGGATGTGGAGAATGCTTAGACTGTAGTTGCTTTGCATGTATGATCGGCAATGAGTAACAGATATACAAGACTTGAAGAAAAATGCCCATTACTGGGAGATTATTGTAATCTGGAAGAAAAGGATTGTGATAACTGCATCAATCAGGAAAAGGCATGGCAAGATATACAGTGTTACATTGAATGTCACGATTATGGCATATCTTGTGGTTTTCTTGAAAAGTATTACAAGATGTTCTATTTGCCGGGATTGTATGTAAATCCTATAATCCTTGATATTATTGAAAATAACAAAGAAGCATGTAAACTATTGTTTGAAAAATAGAGGTAAGAAAATGGTCGGGTATAGTTACGACAAAGAAAATAAGCAAAGAGATTACACCTATATGGCAAGAGAAAAGAAATCAAGGAACATTGTTTGTGGGTATGTCGCAATTCATAAACCGTGGTATGAGCCAGAAAGTAACTGGAAGTATTACATGTTTTATGACAGCTATCGTCCAGGCGGTTTCTGTGGTGGTGCTATAAATGAAGGACTCAAAAAAGTTGAAGTTGATCCGAAGACAATCGTGCCATATACTCAGGTTGCGGAGATTATAAGCGTTCTGCAGTCCGGCGATACCGTACATATAGAAGGTAAAGATTTGCCGGAAATGATGACGACAGCAATGATTACAAGTGTTGATGACATGTACAGATATTATAACCGTGAAGACATTGATTATGTGGTCGAAAGATTTGGAGAATCAGCCAAAGAGAAAGAATTCATAAATGTCAGAAAGACGGGGCATTTCCAGGATTTCGTTGACGGAATAATCGAAAAGCAGAAAACTGCAAAAAGAAGTGAGTTGCTTGCAGCTATAACAGATTTTTGGAATGCGTGGAAATCTATTTACAGTGAAGTTATCATTGGCACTGGCGGAGAATATGACTATGAGTATATCGAAGAAGAAAATGGTAAGTTTACCAGTTCTTTGTTAGATGGAGAATATGACAGTTTTGATGAAATTGTCAAAGATTTCTGTAAAGTTGTCGATCCAGATGATGTTGCCGGTTTTAATTATGGCAAGAGAAGGGTAAAAGAACAATGCGAGAAGCAAAAGTGTTAAATAAGTACAATTTGACATTAAAAACCGCCAGAAAACTTGAAGTTGGCGATGAATCAAAAATCTGTGAACCTTTGTTTTGGCGAAATAATGTAATCAATGCATGGTGTATCAGCCGGAGCATTGGGACAGATGCAGATAGAAAATTCTGTACCGATAACGAGATATGGATAGGAATTTATGATGAACTATATTATCGCCGGAGAGTTCATATTCATGTGAATTGTTGGGGTGGTATGGGAAAATATGAATTTTGCGATTTCTACAATTATAAGGAAATTGAGAATGAAAGAGATTTACAGACTCAGGAGAAACTTCTGGAAGTTCTCAATATGCTTATAGATGAAGGAATCTTAAAAATTCCCACAAACAAGCAATAATAAATGCAAGGAAGTGATAAAAATGAATAGTGAAGAGTTCATACAGACATGCAGCTCAATGGGATATTCGTCAAAGAAACTGGCGAAGAAGTATGTTGAGAAGAACCAGAAAAATGCTTATGACATGGACGATATCATAAATGTACACAGAAAAAGTGGTAACTTCAGAGGAAATCATACATGTGGATTAAGCAATATTCCAAACGGGAAAACAACAGCATTTCAGAATGCATAGGAGGATAGCATGGATTATTTAAAGTGTCATAAGAATTTCAAGAAAAAGTTGGAGAAAGAACTGGATAAGATGATCGCCGGAGAAAAGAAGAGTCTGGATGTTAAGAATATTCCGTCTGATAAATTTTGTGATGCTACTGGTTGCGAAGCTAATGATTTTAACGGTTGGCAGTGCGATTGGTGGGGACATTTCCAGTATAAAGGATATAAGTTCGGCGTTTGCGGTTGTGCATGGGATGGAACGGTTAGCGTGAATTTAGAAAGGTAGGTATGTATGTCAGTATTTGAAGAGATGTTTGGAGATTACTTCAATGCATACAAAAATACATCTCAGTATAGAGATGATAGTATGTTGGATATTGCACTCAGAAAATCAGAGTTTGAAAAAAACTTAGATGAAATGTGGGCGATTTATTCAAAAGGATGCACTCAGCAGATTATTGAGTACAACAAGGGTATTGAGCAGATTAAAAGTGCAGGATTCAAGGTATATAGAAATTCTGTTGGAAAACACAAGATTGTAATACCTAAGTGATGGGGTAGAAATGAGAATATATAGCATGATGCTTGTGACAGAAAATTATAGAAAGAATAGCCTTGCAAATCAAGGCTAAATACCGATATAAAATATCGTGGCTGATTCAGCTAGGGAAACCTACACATATGTTAAGAGAATATATGTGAGCCAAAGAGTGAGGGATTTTCCACTCACTAAAGCCTATGTAAATTGAATACAGATTTGAGGTTTTAGAACCCTGATAAATTACATGGGTACTGACGGCGTTGGAAGTCGGCGCAGTTTTAGAACCTTGCCCGTAACATTTGACAGTATGAAATTATAATGGAGTAAATTTTAGGACAAATAGAAATAAACAAAGGATAATAAATAAAATGAGTAAAGATAAATATGTAATAACTAGAAAAATTAAATTATTACCAGTTGGAGGTGAAAATGAAGTAGATCGAGTATATGATTTTATTAGAAATGGACAATATTCACAATATCAGGCATTGAATTTACTTATGGGGCAGCTTGCAAGTAAGTATTACGATTGCAAAAAAGATTTGAGTAGTGCTGAATTTAAAGATGCACAAAAATCAATTTTGTCAAATTCAAATCCGAATTTATGTGATATTGAATTTGCTAAAGGCTGCGACACGAAATCGGCGGTAGTTCAAAAGGTTAGACAGGATTTCTCAACGGCAATTAAAAATGGATTACCTCGTGGAGAGCGCAATATTACAAATTATAAGCGGACAGTTCCTCTTATTACAAGAGGTCGTGATCTTGTTTTTGTTCATGGATATGAAAATTACACTGAATTTTTGGATAATCTTTATACAGACAGAAATTTAAAAGTGTTTATCAAATGGGTTAATAAAATTCAGTTTAAGATTGTGTTTGGAAACCCATATAAATCGGCAGAATTAAGAAGCGTTGTACAGAATATTTTTGAAGAAAGATACAAAATAAATGGTTCGAGTATCTGTATTGATGATGATGACATCATTTTAAATTTATCGCTAACAATGCCAAAGGAAATTAAGGAACTTGACGAGAGCAAGGTGGTTGGCGTTGATTTGGGTATTGCGATTCCAGCAGTGTGTGCATTAAACACAAACAGTTATTCCAGGAAGTCGATTGGTAGTGCAGATGATTTTTTACGGGTGAGAACTAAAATTCGGGCACAGAGAAGAAGATTACAGAAAAGCCTTAGTCAAACATCTGGTGGACATGGTAGGAAGAAGAAACTTAGAGCTTTAGATAAATTCTCGGAGTATGAGAAACATTGGGTTCAAAACTATAATCATTATGTAAGCAAACAAGTTGTTGATTTCGCAATAAAAAACAATGCAAAGTATATTAACCTTGAAGATCTTGAAGGATATGGCGAAGAAGAAAAAAATAAATTCATTCTAAGTAATTGGTCGTATTATCAGCTTCAACAGTACATTGCATATAAAGCTGAAAAATATGGAATTGAAGTTAGAAAAATAAATCCGTATCATACATCGCAAGTTTGTAGTTGTTGTGGTCATTGGGAAAGTGGTCAAAGAGTAAATCAGAAAACTTTTATTTGTAAAAATCCGGAATGTGAAAATTTTGGAGAAGAAGTGAACGCAGATTTTAATGCTGCTAGAAATATTGCACTTTCTACGAACTGGTCAGATATGGATGAGAAGAAAAATAAGAAAAATAAAAAGAAATAATTTTTATTTAACGGTAGACCTTTATGCCGAAAAGTGAGGAGGAAATCCCACTCACTAAAGGTATAGTAAATTACATATGTTGTATGATTTGAGGTTTTAGATGTATGTAATTTAACATATATCAAAAGGAGAAACGTTATCACTTTTTGAATCTGCTTTGTTTTAAATGTATGTAATTTAACATATATCAAAAGGATATACAGATCAGATGATTGCAGAAAATATGTTTTCGATGTATGTAATTTAACATATATCAAAAGGTTGATGTACTAACACTATCATCACTGTCATTGAAATAAATAGATTAGAATTTGAAGAAAATAACCTAGAGCAAAGGAGATAATAGAATGAGAATACAAATAGGGTGGGATGTATAAATGGATATAATAAAATGGAAAGAGAATAGAAAAGTTGCGAAAGAATGGATGAAAAGAAGAAACTATGTTAGTTATCCAGTTAATTATAAGTCATTTGATGAAATGGGACATTTTTATGTTCCAAAGGATGTGACTGAAAGTGAATTACTAAGGTCTAATTTACATAATCTATTGCGCAATGTAGATAGATATATTGATGTGAAAATTCTACATGATAATTTGCTTATACAAATAGCAAATGTTAATTTTGAAGCGGAAAAGGAAATATATAGCAAACAATTAGAGTCGTGTATAGCAGAATTAAAGTCTATTACAAACGAGATGAATATGAATTTATCGCCCTATCATTGGGAGATTGATTTCATAGATAATTCTGGAAATATTTTTGCTAGAGAGTGGAGAGCATGTCTTAAAAAACAAAGAAGGAGTACAAGTAATGAATAAACAGGAATTAGTAAGAGTTGAAATGATTAAAGCCATGAAAGAAAAAGATAAGCCTAAAAAAGAAACACTTTCTCTTTTGCTGGCAGCATTGAAGAATGCGGAAATTGACAAAATGGGAATTTTATCTGAATCTGAAGAAGATGCAGTAGTCCAGAAGGAAATCAAACAGACAAAAGAAACCCTGGATCTTGCACCGGCAGATAGAACAGATATCATTCAGGAGTGTAAATATCGTATTGAAGTGCTGAGTCAGTTCGCACCGAAGATGATGACAGAAGAAGAGATTAAGGCTACAATCGCTGGTGTGCTAAGTGATTTAGGTATCGAGAATCCGACCAAAAAAGAAAAAGGTAAAATCATGAAGACACTTATGCCGATGGTCAAGGGTAAAGCTGACGGGAAACTGGTAAATCAGATTTTGGAAAAGAAACTGGCATAATCGTTATGTATATTGGAAGTTATGTTTTTATCAAAGAGCGTTGTATATCAGAACTTAGAAAGAAAGATCCAGAACTGGCAAGTAGTTTGGCATATAAGGTGGGTAAAATCGTTGGGTTTGATGGTACAACATGGACATTTAATGTCAAATTTGGCGATGGAGAATATTCACTTAGAAGATATCAGTTGGAGGAAATATCTGAAAAAGAGTTGCAATTAGTTAATTCCATTTCAGGTAATTGGAAGAAAATGAGTTCAGTGCAGAGTTATTATGTGATTGCCGGAATGGATTTATCTGCATTTAAAACAGACAAATATAAAGGATGGCAATGGTCTGAGGCATGGGAGAACTACACATGTAATCAGTCAAGAGGAAAAATTCAGTTGTTCGATGATCCAACGTATTTATATATTGGATATATTCTGGCAGCAGGAGATGAATACGGTTTTAATACCGCTATGATAAAGCCGGAAGAAGTCAAAGAACATCAACAGCAAGTAATCGAGGAAATAAAACGACTGGTAAAAATTGGGGTTATATCTGAAAAAGTATTAGACTCTATTGATTACGGTCTGATTGTTTTTGCAGATTATAGATAGGAGTATTATGAAAATAGTAAATAATTGCATTGATTGCGTATATGATTTTCAAATGAGAGAATCATGTCGTGATAAACTTGTACATGCAATGCCAACAGATTTAATAGCAAGAATGACTTCTGTTTTGGTTATCAAACCGTATGGGGATAAATTCTATGTTGTAAAATCAAGATACGAGAGGGAACTTCTTTATAACAAATTACTTAAAGAAGATTTTAAGGTAATTTCCAATTCGGATTTTGAAGGTTATAAGGATTGGATTGAATTTGCGGAAAGAGTAAGAGAGCTAATCAATCCAGGAGAATGTGTCATATATAAGATGAACAACAAGAAGTTCGATGAAAATTATAATCTGGTGCGAAATACAAATTACAGTACAAACATCTATTCGTTGTATAAGAGGGTTATGAAACGTGATCCGAGAGCCATTGATGAAATCGAATCTCTTGAAGAAGCAAAAGAAATTATAGGTATGATGCTTGGAAACCACTATATGCATAACACGGCATATGAAATGCTTAAAATTTTTGGAGGGAAACAACGATGATTTATATTACAGGAGATATTCACGGTAGTCCAGAACACTTGGGTGTACATTCCTTTTATGAACAGAGGGAAAATGACAAGAGATGATATCGTGATTATTTGCGGAGATTTTGGTATGGTCTGTGAAGAAAGTGGAGAATCTGCATCCGAGCGGTACTGGCTGAAATGGCTAGAAGATAAGCCGTTTACAACCGTGTTCGTGTGCGGAAACCATGAAAATTTTGACAGACTATATCAGTACCCAGTGAAAGAGTGGCATGGTGGTAAAGTTCATGAAATTCGCCCACATGTATTACATTTAATGCGTGGAGAAGTCTTTGATATTGAAGGATTGAAATTTTTCGCATTTGGTGGGGCAAGCAGCCATGATATCAGAGATGGTATTATTGATCCGGCAGAAGATGAAAACTGGCGTGAGACAGCTAAAGAATGGTATAAAGCCGGGAAGATGTATCGCATTAAAGGTATTTCGTGGTGGGAACAGGAGCTTCCGACACAAGGGGAAATGGATAGCGGTATTAAGAACCTTGAACGTATTGGAAATAAAGTAGATTACATTATCACTCATTCGCCATCTGCAAGTGTGATTGCACTGTTAGGGCATGGATTGTATGAACAAGATGTACTTACAAGATACTTGGAAGATATTCGATCTAAGGTAGAGTATAAGAAACATTTCTGCGGTCATATGCATGTAGATAAGGCAGTTAATGAAAAAGACATTATTCTGTATGAGCAGATCATCCGGCTTGCTTGACAAATTTGTAATCTATGCTATAATATTAACATGCAAAAATAAAGGTTGACAGTCAACAAATAATATGATATCTTATAGGAGAAGCAAATAGTGAATATAGTATTGATTATTATTTTGTTCGGCTTTATATATGGAAGCAGCTATTTCAGATTTCATGAACCATACGGATTGAATAATACATACAATGCTTTAGGTTATTATATGTTATCAGTAAAATGGTGGAATATTGAATTCAACTGGTGTACATATAAAAACAAATGGCAAGTTGATATTAAGCTGAGATTTATAAGAAAATGGAAGCCGAGAAGATATAAAGAGGTATATGTGATATTTAATAGTGCAGGAGTAAGAACCTACACTTTAAATATATATTAAACAAACAATAATAAAGGAGAAAGACAAATGAGAACAGGATTAACAAGCTCTCAGGTAACAAAGAACAGAGAAAAATATGGTTCAAATAAGTTACCAGAAAAGAAACTAAAAACAGGATTTCAGTTCTTCATGGAAACATTTGAAGATAGACTGAACCAGATTCTTTTAGCAATGATGATTGTGTTTACGGTTTTAGCCGTATTCGGGCAAGGATCATATTCAGAGCCGATAGGTGTTGCGGTAGTATTACTTGCAATTGCATTTATTGGAATGAATACAGGATTGAAAAGCCAGAAAAGTGCAAAAGAATTGAAAGACAGAACTTCGATTCATTATTGTAATGTAATCCGTGATGGAAAGGTTGAGCATATCAACTCAAATGATTTGGTTGTTGGCGATCTTGTAATTATTCAGTCCGGCGAAGCAATTTATGCAGACGGATATTTAGTAGAAGGAAATGTAAAAGTTGATAACTCCGTTTTAAATGGGGAATCAGATCCTTGTAAAAAGACACCGTTGGAAAATGAAGATTCATCCCCAATTATTATAGGTGGGAAACGACATGCAAATTCAAATGATTATGTAGATTCGTATTCATTATTTGCAGGCACAACAGTAACAGACGGAGAGGGAAAGATGATCGTTACAAACGTAGGTGTTAATACTGTAAACGGTCAGACAATTTCCACAATTGATGAAATTGAAGAAACAAAGACATCACTAGAGATTCAGTTAGATGATCTTGCTGGACAGATTAGTAAATTTGGATATATTGGAGCAGCTATCATCGTTGCTGCACTGATTGTAACGAACATCATTCAGATTGGTGGTATTGCTGAATACCTTAATATTGGTTGGATTGGTATTTTAAAAAATGTCCTTACAATAGCAGTTACGGCACTTACAATTATTGTTGCAGCAGTTCCAGAAGGGCTTCCGCTGATTATTAACCTTATTACAGCACAAAATGCGAAGGTAATGATTAAACATAACGTGCTTGCGAAACATACAAATAAGATCCCGGAAGCTGGGAATATTCAGTTGCTTTGCACAGATAAGACAGGAACTCTTACGGTAGGTAAACTTGTGCCGGTTGAAAATGTGATGGGTGATAAAAATGAAGTACCAAAAGATTCAGTAATTGAAAATATGTTTAAGTTAAACGTAGCGTTAAATAGTAGTGCTATGTATGATGAGAATAAAAACATTGTTGGTGGTAATGCTACAGAACGTGCATTGCTTACAATGATTTCAGATAGAGAGTATAAAGAATTTACGGATTCTGTAGAAGTCACAAACAGAAAAATTTTCAATAGTGCAAATAAGTTTAGTGCTGTTGAAACGAGTGGAAAAGATGGAAAGATTACTTATTATAAGGGTGCGCCTGAAAAATTGATTGATGCAGCAGTTTCTTATGAAACAACAAATGGAATCAAACCAGTTGAAAAGGAAAAATTAAAAGAGATTGTTAAATCATATGCTACAAAAGCTATGAGAGTAATTGCAACTGGATATAGTAAATCCGCATTACCAGAGGAAGGATTCCCGGATGATTTAGTTCTTGTTTCTTTGGTTGCTATTCGTGATGATGTCCGTCCAGAAGTACCGGAAGCAGTTGCGAAAATGCATGAAGCTGGTGTACAGGTAATGATGGTAACGGGGGATGTCATTGATACAGCAAAAGCTATCGCAAAAGACGCTGGGCTGATTACAAGCAAATCTGATATTGCAATATCAGCTATTGACTTTGATGCACTGTCAGATGAAGAAGCAAAAACAAAACTTCCTTATATTAAGGTTATTGCAAGAGCTACACCAAACACAAAACTCAGAATCGTGCGTTTGGCACAAGAACTTGGTCTTTGTGTAGGTATGACTGGCGATGGAACAAATGATGCACCAGCACTGAAAGCTGCAGATGTTGGATTCTCAATGGGATCTGGAACAGACGTATGTAAAGAAGCTGGAGATATTATTATCACAGATGACAACTTTGTATCTATCACAGATGCGGTTCTTCTTGGAAGAACATTCATGCACAACGTTATGAAGTTCCTGAAATTCCAGTTGCCTATCAATGTAGGTCTGGTAATTCTAAGTATTTTATATCCGATTATCATGGCTGTAGAAGCAGTCGCAGCAGTACAGATTCTTGTAATCAATATCGTTATGGATTCTCTTAATTCTCTTTCCTTTGGTGGTGAACCAGCGAAAGACGAATACATGAAAGAAAAACCTATTCCAAAAGGTTCAAAACTTCTTTCAAAAGAAACTATCGGTCAGATTGCAGTATCAGTTGTAGCGTTTATCGGAATTTTTGGAATTACTCTGTTACCAGCAGTACAAAAAGCATTTGGAAATAATGAGGCTGTTTATGCGACAGTAAGATTTGCACTTTTGGTTATGATGGCAACTTTCAACGGATTTAATATCAGAACAGATGGTTTTAATCTGTTTAAAGGCATCAGCAAGAATATACTCTTCATTGAGATTGCGGTGGCAATTTTCGCTTTGACATTCGTTCTTGCACAGTTTGGTGGAGAAATTATGGGATGTACAGCACTGACAGCTACACAGTGGGCTATCACAGTAGGATTAGCATTTATGATTATCCCAATTGATCTGGTAAGAAAAGCCGTTATCAGAGTAAAAAGAAAGTAGGTAATAATATGGTCATGAGAGATAGAGAATACAAAACGGTTGAAAATATTGTATTGATTTGTTATACAGTTGGATTAGTCCTTACATGCGTAACAAAATTTATACCATTTATATTTTTAACGGTTGCAGCACATCCTATTTCGCTTGCTATATTAAACAATAATAAATGTGGGAACAGAACAAAAAACTGTTCCCCAAAAACAAAAAAAGTTCAATAAGAAGGAGAAAACATTATGGTAAGTTTGGTAAAAGGACAGAAAGTTGATCTTACAAAAGGGAATGCAGGGTTAAAGAAAATTCTTGTTGGTTTAGGATGGGACACAAATAAGTACGATGGAGATGATTTCGATTTAGACGCATCTGCATTTCTGCTTGATAAAAATGGAAAAGTGACAACTGATAAAGACTTTGTATTCTTCAACAATCTGGTACATCCGAGTGGAGCAGTAAAACATATGGGAGACAACCTTACTGGATCTGGCGATGGAGATGATGAACAGATTATTGTTGACCTGGCAAAAATCCCGGAAAATATCGAAAAGATTGCATTTACAGTAACAATTTATGAAGCAGACAGTAGAATGCAGAATTTCGGTATGGTGTCTAATGCGTATATTCGTATGTCAAACGAGGAAACAGGCGAAGAAATGATTAGATATGATCTTGGAGAAGATTATTCTACAGAAACATCTATGGTTCTTGGAGAGTTGTATCGTCATAATGGCGAGTGGAAATTCAATGCGATTGGTGCTGGTTATGCTGGCGGTTTAACTGCACTTTGCAATGGATATGGATTATAAAGGGAGGAAACGAAAATGGCAGTTAGTTTAACAAAAGGTGAAAAGGTAAATCTTTCAAAAGTGGTGGAGAAACTGGCGAATGTAACCGTTGGTCTTGGTTGGGATGCAGCGGAATACGGAGATAGTATTGATTGTGATTCTTCTGTATTTGTACTTAAAAATGTAGTTGGAAAGTCTGGAATATTCGGCTTATTTAAGAAAGAAGAGAAAGCAAGATTAGTAAATGATGAGGATATCATTTACTATGGTCACAAAAAACATTCAAATGGTTGTATCAAACATCATGGAGATAATTTGGTTGGTGGCAGTGTAGGTGATGATGAGCAGATTTCAATAAATTTGAAAGAAATGCCGGAAGATGTTACTAGACTGGCTATTGTAATCAATATCTATAATTGTAGAAACAGAGGGCAACATTTTGGCATGATTAAAAACTGTTTTGCACGTATTGTAGATGATGCGACCAAAGAAGAAATCTGCCGATATAATTTATCAAATGACTATAACGATTGTACAGCACTGATTGTGGCTGAGTTCTACAGAGAAGATGGAGAATGGCATTTTGAAGCCGTTGGAAAAGGCACACATGATGGCAGTATTTCAGAACTTGCAAGAAGATACAAATAGAGTGGAGGAAAAGTAGATGTCAGTAAGTTTGAATAAAGGTGATAGAGTCGAACTTTCAAAGGACAGCAGAGTGAATGCGGTTTCCGTGTGTTTAGGTTGGGACACAGCTAAATACGATGATGATGGAGATTTTGATTTGGATGCGTCTGCATTTGTTATCGGTAGAAATGGCATGACAAGAAGAGATGAGGATTTCATTTTTTACAATAATCTGCAGCATCCTAGTGGTGGTATCACTCACAGTGGAGATAACCTTACCGGCGGTGGAGATGGGGATGATGAAATAATCAAAGTCGTTCTTAATAAACTTCCAAAATATGCCGAAAAGGTTGTGTTCTGTGTAACAATTCACGAAGCAGAGAGAAGAATGCAGAATTTTGGAATGGTCGAAAACTCTTTCATTAGGGTGGTTGATGACAATACTGGTAGTGAGATTACACGTTACGACTTAAAAGAGAAATTCGGAGATTCTACTGCAATTATCGCAGGTGAAATCTACAGAGATGGATCTGGTTGGAAATTCCACGCTGTAGGGGATGGATTCAATGGTGGACTTTTCGACTTATGTGAAAAATTTGGAATTGAGGTAAAGTAAAATGACAGTAGGTACAAGTAATTTAGTGATATTCGTTATTGCTATTATCCTGGTTGTTGGAATTATTGCACTGATTTTGAATAAGACATTTTTCAAACAGCTTGTGATTAAATACAGAGGAAGAACAGAAGAGATTGCAAGACAGGATGCAGCGACACCACAAGGTGCAACGGATTATTTCAATAATGCAATCAGAGAAAAAGAAACTTTATATGGGGATGCAGAACGTTCATATGTTGAGATTGCTGGAAAATTAGACGAGTCCGAAAAGGAACAGTATCATTTGAAGAAAGAACTCATGAAGATTGATAAATCTATCAATGATTGTCTGGACGCAAATGACGAAAACGGTGCTAGACAGTATGCAATGAAGAAAATCACAGTTCAGCAGAAAATTGATACTCTGAAAGATACAATCGAAGAGTTTAAGAAAGCGAAAGATCAGCAGGATGAAATCAGAAAAGCGGTGAAACAGGAACTTGACGAACTCAAAGAAGAGAAAGAAAGAACCGTTTATCAGATGGAAGCGGATCAGCAGATTATTCAGCTTCATGAAGGTATGAATGCAAGTGCAAGTTCAAGTGAAAGCGATCACATGTTGGAAAGAGTGCGTGAAGGTGCTAAAAAGACTAGAGAACGTGCAGCCGGAGCGCAGATCGCCTATGATACAAGTGCAAAAGCACAGGATCGTAGACTGGAAGCCCAGGCAAGAAACAGAGAGGCTGATGAACTTCTGGCAGAAATGAAAAGAAAAAGAGGTAACAACTAATGATTGTACTTAATATTGGAGTTTTCTGCTTGTGTATAGTTGTTCCGTTTGTAACTGGCTACTGCGTAGGACGCAAGAAAAGAAAGTAGTATGAAGTAGTAGTTGGTGAAATATCCAACTACTATTTTTAAAATGAGGTAAATAAATGAGAGTAATTGATCCGAATTTGGACGGAATCACTCATATCAATGTGTATAGTGGCAGCAGGACAGAACTTGGTAGAATGCTGAGTAATTTCTGTCGGGAAGAGATATACACAAAAGATGGGCGGTTTATGTCAGTTGAAGCGTATTGGTTTTGGCTAGGTATTTCGCCGGATTGTAAAGAAAGAGAATGTATGCGTGATTTATTTGGTTATCAGGCAAAGGCAAAAGGTACATATTTGAGAGAAGTATATCCCGGAGAGCAGATAGAAGATTTTCAGGATAGAATCATTCGGGCGATATGGTACAAAGCCAAAAGACATACAGACTTATTTTTGCCGGAATATGAAAATCTGCCACTGAAACATTATTATGTCAACAGGAACGGATCAGTGAGAGATGTGTATGGCAAATACTGGTGGATGATAGAAGCCGAAGAGAAAATGAAGAGATACATTTATGAGGTTAAGAAACAGCTATGAAGAAATTGAAAGTAGTTGCGTTATTAGTAGTTATGGTGTGCGGATTGGTCGGGTGTAAGGAAGACGTAGAAGTACATACAGAATATGCCAAAGCACAGCCGTTACAATTATATACAGAGGAAGTCGTGCAAGAAACTGCAGAACAAGTAAAAGTAAGTGCTGAGATTGCTATAGAGGAAGCGGAGAAGGAATTTTCACCATATTATGTAGCGGTCAGTTCTTTGAATATCAGGCAAGCACCAGATATAAATTCTTCATTGGTTGGCAACTTGGTATTTGGCGATTATGTAAATGCGTATGTAGATGGAGAATGGGCAGAACTTGATAATGGTACATATATAAGTGCAGAGTATTTGACAAGTGAATTGCTATATACAGCTTATGCAGCACCATATACAAGCGGAATGAAAAGCTATATGCCGTATAGTGTTGGAGATAGAAGTATTTTCGCACAATCAAGTAATCAGTACAAATTACAAGAATTATGCAACACTGGGAATTACGGCATCCGGCAATATAAGGGCAGATATTGTGTGGCGATTGGTAGTTATTTTGGAACTGCAATCGGACAGTATTTTGACTTGATTTTAGAGAATGGTGTTTCAATACCTTGTATCATGGCAGATCAGAAAGCAGATTGCCATACAGATGACAGTAATATTATTACGGTTGCCAATGGTTGCATGACAGAATTTGTAGTTGATTTTGACAATCTTAATAGTGATGCAAAAAGAATGGGGGATATATCCTACTGTTCCGAAGATTGGAAATCAAGAGTCGTAGAAGTAAGAGTGTATGATATAAATGCACTTTCTGAATAGGAGAATTGAAATGGACAAAGAAGATATTAAGAAATTATGTGAAGAACGTGGAATTATATATAAAGCGGATTTCATGGATGGATTAAGCGAAAAGCAGTTTGATGAGGGATGTATCAAGCTCTATATACCGGCAGATGGAAACGGTGGTTGTGGAGAAGGAATCTGGGGTTGGATTACGACAGAAGATAAAAAGAAATATATGGACGATAATTTCTACGGAGAGATTAAAGCTGTACTTTGCAATGATCCAATTAACTATTTTGGAATCCTGTTTTGGGGTTGTGAAATCCCGATTATTTGCCAGGGAGAAGATAGACCAATACTTTCGGAAGACTATATTAAAAATGTGTTACTTCCAATCGTAAACAAACAAAAATAATGAATGGAGAACATGATGAGTGAATTAGATATGAACTGGGAGCTTTTGGCGAATAAGGATTATGCGTTTCTGACGGAAAGCCCCCTCTTAGGTAATAATATTCTTCTTTTGACTTTGGGCGGTTCTCACGCATATGGAACAAATGTGGAAACGTCAGATATTGATGTCAGAGGAATTACTTATAATCCAATTGATTCTTTGCTTGGAAACAGAGTTTTTGAGCAGTATGAAGACGAGACAACAGATACCGTTGTGTATGGATTGAATAAAATGTTTAGGTTGTTATTGGAGTGTAACCCAAACACTATTGAGCAGCTTGGTTCTAAGCCGGAGCATTATATCATTCTCAATGATGATGGTAAAAAGCTGATTGAAAACAGAAAAATCTTTCTTTCTAAAAGAGCGATTTATACTTTTGGCGGTTACGCAAATTCACAGTTACGCCGGTTGCAGAATGCGTTGGCAAGAGACAGCTATCCACAGGCAGAGAAAGAAAAACATATTCTTGGATCAATTAGAAGTGCAATGAACAGCATTATTGAGAAATTCCATACAGTCAATGGAAAGCTGATTGAATATAATTTCGCCAATGACAACGGAAAAATGATTCATGCATATAAGGAATATAACCAAAAAATGCAGGAAATGGAACAGTTCAAAAACTTTGAATATGGATCACTTAACCTTTACCCGGATAAATCTGATAGAGAAGGAATGGACGTTGAAATTTATGTGGACGCTTGTTTACATCATTATCCGCTGAGAGATTACAAGGGTATCTGGAACGGTATGAATACTATCGTAAAGGATTACGAAAAACTGGGTAAGCGAAATACGAAGAAAGATGACATGCATCTTAATAAGCACGCCATGCACCTTGTAAGACTGTATCTTATGTGTATTGATATTCTCACAAAGGAAGAAATTATTACATATCGTGCCGATGAACATGATTTGCTTATGAACATTAGAAATGGAGAGTTCCAGAAGCCGGAAGGTGGTTATCGCCCAGAATTCTTTGAACTGGTTGATGATTTGGAAAAGAAAATGAAAGATGCAGCAGAAAACACAAGTCTGCCGGATTGTCCAGATACAGAAGTAGCTTATGAAATGCTTGTGGAAATGAACAAAAATCATATTCTGAAGATGGAGGATTATTATGACGGAAGCACATATTAAAGAGGCAACAAAAATGTTAGGTTGGTTCTTCGATAGATGCGGTAAAATTCCGCACTATAAGGGAATGATGTACGTGAAAAACGCCGACAACTTAAAGGTATTACTTGATTCTGTTGTTGGTCGGATTGAGAAAGAAAACTCACAGCAGATTGAGAAAATCTATAATGAAGAAAATTCATATACGGTACATTTCAAGAACGGAAGTCATTTCTCTTTTGTGGTTGTTGATACAGTGGTAGTAGTTGGAGAACATTGCCATGTGCTGTTTGTGGACAGTAAAATCAGAGAGCTTGAATTAAGAAGCCTTGCGCCGGTAATTGATCCGTGTACAATGCCGGAAGGGAATGTAATGCTTAATCCGAAACCACTTTATTTGAGCATGGATTAAGGTGAAAGCAATGCAGATAGATAGAATCAAATATACAATGAAACATAGAAAAGCGTTCCGGGCAGTTGAAAAACAATTGCTTGGACACAATACAATTCGTGGTTACTTGCATGACCTGGATAAAGTGTTTCTGTATATGATTATGGACTATAAGTGTGCCCATAAGATACACAGAAGTCATTCCAGACACCACACTTTGAAAGCAAGGACACATGCGGATTGTGTACAAATGGTTATAGACTGGGAATGTGCCAGACTCACAAAGCCGGACAAGCAGATGAATGCCAGAGAAACACTGGATAAGCTATATCCTGAGTTAAAAGATAAGGTTTTGCCGGTAATTGAAGAACTTGGATTATAACCAGATAAAAAGTAAATTTTATTTAGAAATAAGTGCTATATATGGTGTTTTGATAAACTTAAAATACTATATATAGTATATGCGTGGAGGAATGATTATGGTATTACCGATTGTGGTAAATACAGATAGGAAAATTGCTATTGATAAATCAGAATATAATCATGGTATGGGAAATGGGTTATTTCTGACAGAAGATGGTTCGCTTGGCATAAAAAGAAAAAATGGTGAGTGCTTTGACTTGTACGGAAAAGAACTGAATGTATCTGGGAAGGTGGGATATAAATGTTATGTAGAAGGTGGAATTAAAGGTATTGGTATTGAAGGTCAAACTAAAGAGTCATGGAGTGGCGATAAAATGTCAACACATTCTGGGTATGGAGTAATGACTATAACACGCCAGCAAGTGAATCCACCTACAGCATTATTCGGGAGTTCGATTAAACATGGAAATGTTATCAATGTTACTATTTCTCATGCGGATTTAAAACGTGGAATAAATCACGACTGGTATCATGCAAACGGAAGAATATGTGAAATTGAATTATCTTTATCTCAATTTGCGGATATGATTACATCTATTGGAAATGGCGATGGTGTTCCTTGTACTATCCATTTTACAGAACGTGATGGATATATTCCACGAATTGATTATAAAAGCAAGATTGAACAGCATCGTGGTGAATTTAAGGATCAGTTATCAGATGTCAAAAGTTCGATTAAAAATGCGTATGATATTGCTGAAGAATTATTTTCATCGAAGAAAACATTGAATAAAGCGGATAAGCAGAAAATTTTAGATGCATTAGCAAAGGCAAATAGAGATATCGGCTGCAATGCTGAATATGCCCTTGATTGCTTTAATGAACAGATGGAAAAATCAGTAACAGAAGCTAGGGGTGAAATTGAAGCATTTATGCAGAATCAAATTCAAAATATAGCAATGAAAACCATTGCAACGAATGTTGATGAAAATGGATTGCCAGATTTTAATAGAATGATTGCAATAGAGTAAGGGAGATATAGAATGTACGATTTTAAAAGAGTAAATAACTATGTAGAATTTGCAAGGATGCTTGAACAGGTAACGGGGTGTTCTGTGAAAATTAAAATAATGAATAGAACGGATCACATTCACTATCAGTTAAACGATAAATATGATGTCTCACTGGGTGTATTATGTATTGATGGAGGCATTGCCAGCTTTGCACCATTTGTCACTCATGAGACAGCGCAAAATGAACAGTATATCAATGTTCAATACATGGTAATGTTCGATGAATTTATCAATGTATTAAGTGCATTTAAAAAGATTTTCGTTGAAGAAACAGGTGTTAATCTTAGAGAGGGAGAAGAAAATGAATAAGCCATATGATGTGGGATTTATTTGTGGACGTTTTCAGACGTTTCATAAAGGACATGAAAAATTAGTTGAAACTGGGTTAATGCTTTGTGACAGACTTTTAATTTTTATCGGAAGTTCTCAGGAAGACGGAACAGAAAGAAACCCATTCAACATTACAACCAGAGAAAAAATGTTAAAAGAGATATATGGTGGGCGTGGTGATATCATGATTTATGGCTTACCAGACTTAACCACCGAAAATGATATTACTCCGGCGTGGGGAAGTTATCTACTGGATAAGATAGACAGATATATTTATAAGAAGCCGGATATTATGATTTACGGAAATGATGAGAGCAGATCTGCCTGGTTCTCCAAAGAAGACCTTAAAGGAATGACAGAGCTTATTATCAATCGTTCAGATTTGCCTATTTCTGCAACAATGGTAAGGGATTATATGGTTCACGATCAGAGAAAAGAATGGATGCAGCTTGTAAATCCAAAACTTCATAAGATGTATGATGAATTGCGTATGCAACTTATGTCCGTTGAATACTACAAAAAAGTAGCGGAGGTATAAAATTGAAAATTTGTCAAAAATTTCATTTAAAACAGATGTATCATGAGATAACATTTTATGCTTATGATATAGAGAAGATTGAGAAAATAACACCATATAATTTATCAAGGATATATGTGCCGGAATGCGTAGATAGAGCCAATAAAAGGTGTGATTTTTGGAAAGTAAAAGAAGTTTGTTGTCAATGTTGCGCTCCGCATTTACAAGAATTACTTTTAGATGGTTGGTATGTAGGGGATAAAAATGGATTTTTGACAGATGATTCATATTATGCTCTGTTACAGACAGGGATTAGAGTTCCCGTAAATAAAGAAATATATAGGGAATGGGAAAAAGGTTGGTCTTCCAAACCATCAACACAAGATGATAAAGTGTATGAGTTAGGAGTAGATTATGAAAAGAAATAGCCAGTTTTGGCATTTGAAATTTGCCGATGATTACGATAAATCAAAAGAAACATTCCGGGAATACCGATGTAATCGTGAGTTATATTACGACCATGACAAGAAAATGTGGGTACATCGTGCGGAATATACAGGTAGTTGGTATCCAGCAACATTTCCTTGTGGAAGTTATAAAGCTGCATTACGACATTTGAGAAAACATGATGAGATACCAAAGGGGACACGATTTGTTTTAGTTAGTCGTTTTGTTGGTGGTGATAGAGTTTTAATGAAGAGGTAGAACATGAGAACGAATGATATTTTGTTAGATGGGTTCAATGATATTCGCACACTTCAAAGATATCTTTATATGTCAGATGAACATTATATTGAGATAGAAAATGTCATTGGAGTGGAACTAAGAATTAGAATGGGAGAAAACTTACATTATTATTGTAAGAACATGAATTTTCCAGATTTGCCAGATGCATGTTTTTCGGAGTCAATGACGAATAAAACTATGTTGGGTATTATTGACCAGTTGAAAGAGAATCCGGCAACTGAATACCCAAACAGTTTTAAGAATAGATGGGATGAGATAGTATCAATAACATCTGCAAACGTAGCTCAGAACGAATATAAATGGGCGAATGGAAGATACAGAGGGAGTGTGTAAAATGCAATTTGAATACAGAGGCTATATAGGTGTTATTGGATATAGGAATTATTATATAAGAGATATGAATGGGAAAACACATATACAGGCGTTGTGTGATAAAAAGCCAACGGAAGAAACCGTTAAGAGTGCTATAGACAGATTTATCAAAGGAAAAGAAAAAGGAAGAACGTATTCATAGGAGTTATAAAACATGGTAAAAGATATTAAAATGCCAGAAAATGTAAAAATGATTCTTGATAAATTATCAAGTAAAGGGTATGAAGCTGTTATAATTGGCGGTTGTGTACGTGATTCTATCATGGGAATTGAACCTCATGACTGGGACATTGCTACGTCTGCCCAACCAGAAGAAATAATGGAATGTTTCAAACACTACAATCTGATGAAAGCTGGATTAAAACATGGAACAGTAACCGTTATCATTGACCATGAACCATATGAGATTACTACATACAGAATTGATGGGGAGTATTCAGATCATCGAAGACCTGATTCTGTTGATTTCACATGTGATTTAGCAGAAGATATTATGCGCCGAGATTTCACAATCAATGCTATTGCGTATGACGGAGAAAATATTATTGACTTGCATGACGGCATTGGAGATCTGCAGAAAGGAATTATCCGTTGTGTTGGTAATGCAAATGCAAGATTCAGAGAAGATCCGCTTAGAATTCTCCGGGCGATTCGATTTGCTGCAAGATTTGGCTTTGAGATTGAGGAATCAACTAAAAAAGCAATGTTTGACAATTGTGATATGTTGCGACTCATTGCAACAGAGAGAAGACAGAGTGAATTTACAAAAACACTTTGCAGTGAGCATGTCAGTATCATCAAGGATTATGCTAAAATACTGAAATATGGTTTACCATGTATTGACAGCATTAAGGATTTTGATAAGGCAGTACGTGCAATAGAAATGTGCCAGGATATCAGTGAAAAATTGGCAATTTTGATTGACGGATTATCATTATCAGAGTATAATAAAGCTGTTAAAGCAATTTTGACAGGAATGAGATATCCGAATAAAGTAATTGTATCTGTTCAAAATATTTTTGCTGCAAAGAAAATGGTAATTACTAACTCAGATGCGTGTATCAAAAATATGTTGTACAAGTTTTCACTGGAAGATGTGAAACATATTTTAAGATATAAACACGCTAAAATAAATGCAAGTGATAATATAAATAAAGAAACACTTGAAAAAGTAGAGGATATGATTGAACGTGCAGAAGAATTGGCTGAATCAGATGAATGCTACAACTTAAAAGGTCTTGCAATTAACGGAAATGATTTAAAACGCCTGGGAGTGAAAGATCTTGACATTAAGTGGATGTTAGATGGACTGTTAAAATTAGTAACCACAAATCAAGTAGAAAATTCGAGGGACGTATTGATCGAGGTGGCAAAAATTTCCATGTTATAATTTGGTTTATTATTATTGACTTTAGTAAGGTTGATATGTATAATAAGAACATACGTTCTAAGTGGAACTTTCGCTACCTGGATGTCGGAAAGGGGAAAAAGATAATGTTTTTTATTTACGAAAAGAATGAGTACCATGTAAATGTGAAAGATGAATTTGCAAAAGCTACGTCTGGTGATTATATAGACATGCTTGATGCATTTGGCATTGTGTTACATAGTTTATCTGACAATCCAGAATTCGGCAATTCTACTGTTATGTTAATGATGTATAATAATGGAAGAATTACCATTGAAATTGTTGATGCAAAGGAAGATGATTGTGAAATCATTGATCCAACATACACACAGGAGGAATATAGAGAAATAGAAGAATATTTAAAACTCGAATAATTGAATATCTACTATCAGATAAAAATAAAGTATTACCGGAAAAACTTGACATCTCTGTTTTCTGGTGGTATTATTAAAGTACAAACAAAATATGGAAAGGGGACGCACATATGAAAGCATCTGATAGTAGAGAGCATCTAATTACTAAAATTGAGAATTTAGTTTTAAACTCAAGTCCAGATAAAATAAACAAAATTGAAGAAGAAGTTAGACATGACGGTAAAATCTCATTAGGCAGTTTTCTTAGAATAGTATCAGGGAGAGCCGATTTAGATGAACTGAGTGATGCCGAATTATATTGGCTGACTTTTGCCATATCTAAAGTATCAAAAAATTTTGGTGTGCCAGAAGATTATTTTGAAGACGTAGAAATTCAGAATTATAAATATTATGATCCACAAACAGATAATAATAAAAAAATTGGTTATCCGTTAGTTTTTAGAAATGTTTCAAAATTGGCAGATAATCAGTATATGTTTCCATTAAGTGTCAGAGAAATTAAAGAATTAAAGAGTGCAAATCTTTTGCAAATTATTCCAGAGCTGCAGCGTAACCACAAAAAGGATAAATATGGAGATTTAAAAACAAAGGTTAATCGCCAAACAGCGCAACAGATTTCTAACCTTATCAATGAGGGAAGTTTTTTCTATAACGGAATTCGTTTCAATTTAATGGATGACGGTGATAGTGATATTCCAGTTTATGACGAAGAAGCAAAAACATTAACTGTTTCAAATGGTATTATTATCGTTCCAGATGGAAACCATAGAACAATAAGTTGTGAATTAGCAAATAAACATTTAGATGATTGTTTTGGTGTATTTTTCACATATTTCTCACCACAGAAGACGAGAGAATTGCTTAATCAGGAATGGACAACAGTGCCGATTCCGAAACGACACAGAGAGGCGATGAAGCCTACAGTTGCAAATAAGATTGTAGATTCAATTATGAGAAGCAGCGATGCCGATGAAATCTATGTAAAAGGTATCGTGAAAGATGGAATGGAACTCCGGGCAAATAATGGATTCATTCTTTATATTGAATTGGCAACGGCAATTTCAAGATACTATGATACAGATAATCTTACATTCAAAGCACAGCAAGATGAATTGAGAGACTGGCTGATTACTTACATGAATTATCTTACAATGTTATTGCACGATGATTTTATGAATTATAAGAAAGCGAAGAGAACCTCTTGGTCTGTACACTATATGGCATGGCATTATTATATAATGATTAGCAGATATATAAAAGGCGATGACAACTGGCGTGAAGAGCTAAAGAGAATTATAGCTGAAACCGACTTTTCAGATCAAGAAATTAGAGAATTCTTTGTTAAAAATAATCGCAGGAAAGTATATGAATTCTGCAATGAGAAGGAGGAACAGTTATGTACAACTCTGAACAAAAACAAACTTTCTTAAATACTATTACAAATGATAATTCATATAGATCATTCCAAAGAGTTTTCAAAGCTGTACAGGATATGGAAGAAAAATTTGGAAAAGATATTTGTGAGATGAATGTTGATGAACTTCTAACTGTTCTGGATTTCAAAACGGGAGTGCGAATTACAAATACCGAACAAACAATGAGCTTATTGCGTTCATATGTTGATTGGTGTATTCAAAATGGTAAGACAACTAGCGAAAATAATTTTGATAAAATCAGTTCTTCCGAAGTAGATAAGACTAGAACTTGTCGGGCGAGATATGTCAAATCGCCGGTAGAATTTGAGGAAATGATTAAAATTGCATTTGGTATGAATGTTGATTACAATGAAAGCACTGAAATACCAAACGAGTTAATGGTAAGGTTATGTTATGTTGGCTTAGAGAATGAAGAGATTGTACTTTTAGAAAAGGCTAATGTAGATTACGAAGCAAAGACGATTAAAAGCCCACTTTATGATTGCGTTTATCATGTTTCCGATAGGATTCTGAAACTTTGTAAATTTTGTGCGGAGCAAGAAGAAGTATTGCTTATGGCAAAGTTCGGTATGCGAAAAGAAAGAGTGTGCAGCAACAAGTATTTATTTAGAAATCGACTGGGTACATTACGTGGGAAATCAGAAGATTCTCCATTGAATAAATTAGTTATCCCAAGAAAAGTAAAGGCATTTAGCGATGCGTATGTTGAAAGTACAGGAAATTATAAAGCTATATCTTGCGATAAATTACGTGAGAGCAAGATGCTTTATAATATCTATGAATCTGGCGAAACTTTTGATATATATTTTAACAAAGTAATTCTTCCAGATATTAAGATGCGCAACCCGGAATATACAGAGAGAAAAATCCAGGAGAGAAGACGTATTCTCAAAGGTATGTATGATTTATATAAGGAAACTTTCTATTAAGGAAAGGCGAGACTGGGATCTCGCCAAAACCTTGCGATAAACAACCAAAAATAAATGAAAAAACTTTTGAAAACCTATTGACATTTTCCTGAAATATGGTATTATATAATTGTTCAAAGGAACAGAGAAAACACTGGAAAAGCTAATAAGGTAGCTTAAAAATAGGTTCGATTCCTAATCCATGTGATCGGCATTTCGGGGCTTATCTCCGTGAAAAAGTTGTGTTTGTTTGTAGAACGGACAACTCCGAAATGCCTTTGAAAATAATATAAACAAGCAATAATAAATGAGCCGACGTAGTTCAACTGGTAGAACATTTGATTATGAAAAATGCACTTAGAATTAAAAACATCTTTTCTTTCGTACCATAAGTGCTAACAGCAATAACAAAGCCACTCAAACAGTTGTTGGTTCGAGTCCAACCGTCAGCATTCGGCAGAAATGCCATAAATGTATGAGAAAGACACATGCAGCAAATTCAAAAAGGATAAAGCAAAACTCTACAAGTTTAGTGAAGTGGTTCAAATCCACAAAAATGAAGTGTCTTGAAAATGTGAATATGGGAGTGATCCGGCGGTGCTTTTTAAGGCGCATCGGGTGGAGAGCGCATACAGCAATTTTACATAAAAGGAAACTCTTCAAAAGTTTTAGTTACGGTTCGACTCCGTACACTCCCACAATTCCACCAATTAAAAATGGGTAAGTGGCGAAATTGGCACACGCAACGGCAATTTTTATACACATGTGTTTAGTTGACAAACACATACAGCAATTTATTTAAGTAGAAGAAATCAGGAAGCCGTGTCTTGCAGGTTCGAGTCCTGTCTTACCCGTTAGCACCATGAAAGTATGCAACTTTGTTTAGTTGGAAATGAAAGAATATCGCACCACAAGAATCGTATGTTTTGTGTGATTAAATGTAGCGAAAAGGTATCGTGAAAGGCTAATCCATTGGAGGTCGTGCATGGCTTCGCTTTATGGTGCAACTAGGATTATTAGCTCAGTTGGTTAGAGCATCCGGCTCATAACCGGGCGGTCACTGGTTCGAGTCCAGTATAATCCATTTGAGCAATTTCAAACGCTCAACATTTTGATTTTTGTAGCTTGGTTTTAGCGAAAGCTGTGGAAACTATCTGTAAAATAGGGAGATAGTGTGTCTCATATGTGAGGTTTGTATGAGAAAAATTAAATATTTGCCACCGTAGCTCAACTGGATAGAGCAACGTAAATCGAAAAACGTGTCTAGTATTAGACACAGACAGCAATTTTTCAAGATAGCATGTTAAGCCGTAGGTTATAGGTTCGACTCCTATCGGTGGCGTTGGCGAGAGTATGCAAGAGGCTTAAGCAAATGATACAAAAATGTGCTTAGTTCTAGCACACACAGCAAAATTCTCAGAAGAAAACATTGATTCAAAATTGTAAGTTGAATTCGTGGGTTCAAATCCCACCTCTCGCCCTGGTGAAATGGTAATGAATTAGAATGGCAGCAATTCATATAGTTCCCCCGTAAAAACAAGGTTGTCATTGATTCTTGCCACACCATAAGCGTATGTAGCTCAGTAGGTTAGAGCGTCCACAAAAAATTTTATAGAGCCTTGTATAAGGCTTGAACCGCAAATATTTTTAAAGAATTTGAAATTGAGGAAGGTGGAAAGTCACAAGTTCAAGTCTTGTCATACGCACTTATTCTAATTTTTATATACTTACAGCATAATCAATCAATAATAAAGTATGTAGGAATTATGAAATATAATTCAAAATTAGGAGGAATTGAACATGGGTTTCATGAATTCAATGAAAAGTACGTTGAATGAAGATTTCAACGAAAGCTACACAGAAAACGGCGCACTTGGATATAGAACAACAGGTAAACACTTGCTTGATTTGAATTTCAAGGTCGCATCTCTGAGAAAAGCTGATGCAGAAACAATCATTTCTGGATTCGATAAGGCGTTTTCAGAAGACCATATTCACGCACTCAAATGGTTATTCTATTTGCGTGATGCGAGAGAAGGTCTGGGGGAACGTAGATCATTCAGAGTCATCATGTCTCATATGGCGAATGTTGAGCCGGAAATCAGTAAAGTGCTGATTGGTTTAATCGCTGAATACGGACGCTATGACGATCTTCTTTCTTTGGTTGGAACAGAGTGTGAGAAAAATGCACTGAAAGTTATTAAGAACCAGTTAATGAAAGACCTGGAAGCGAAGAAAGCGAATAAGCCGGTATCATTACTTGCTAAGTGGATGCCAAGCTGCAATGCAACTTCTTATAAAACGAAAGAAAATGCAACAGTTGTTCGCAAGTACCTGAGATTCACAGAAAGACAATATCGTAAGATTCTTTCGGAACTGAGAGAGTACATTGATATTGTTGAAAGAAAGATGTCTGCTAAGAAATGGGGCGAAATCAATTACGAAGCCGTTCCGTCAAAAGCAAATCTTATTTACAACAATGCATTCCTCAAAAACGATGAGGAACGTAGACGAGAGTATCTGGATAAGCTGGAAAAGGGAGAGGCGAAAATCAACTCTTCTACAAACTTCCCACATGATATCGTACATAGTTATCTGAAAGGTCGTAGCTATTACAGATCCAATATAAAAGAGGACAAAGCTCTGGAAGCATTATGGAAAGCACTTCCTGATACAGTACAGGGTGATGGAAATACTCTTGTTGTCAGAGATGGTTCTGGAAGTATGATGTGTAGTGTTGATCCAAACAGTAGCATTACTGCACTGGAAGTTGCAACAGCACTTGCTATTTACTTCTCTGAGAGATGTTCTGGCGAATTCAAAGATAACTTTATCACATTCAGTTCAAGACCTGAGTTGATTGACCTTTCAGCGTGTAGTTCACTGGCAGAAAAAATCAGAAGATGTTATGCAGAAAATGACTGTTCTAACACAGACATTGAAAAAACATTTGATCTTATTCTGCAGACAGCTATCAATACTAATATGAAACAGGAAGACATGCCAAAGAATATCCTGATTATCAGTGATATGGAATTTGACCAGGCAACCTATTCATATGGATGGGGAGGTAGCGCAAGCACAGTAAATGAAACACTGTTCAAGACAATTGGCAGAAAATTTGAGAAAGCTGGATATCAGCTTCCGAGACTTGTGTTCTGGAATGTAAACTCACGTACCGGCACAATCCCTGTCAAGGAAAACGCTTTGGGTGTTGCTCTTGTAAGTGGATTCTCAGTCAATGTTGCGAAAATGGTATTAAGCGGAGAACTTGATCCGTATAAATGTCTGATTGAGCAGCTTGACACAGAGAGATATGCACCGATTGAGGCAGCAATCAAAGATTTAAAATAAAACAACTTCATACGTGGCAAAACAACCAAAGTAAAAAGTACAGAAATGCCTTGTAAGACACGTACAGCAAATAATAATGCAATCAACCGTTAATTGATAACCGCAAACTAAGTGTCTTGAAGAACGTATATTCCATAATGGTTAGACGAAGTGGCAGTGGTTGTAAGCACTTCTTCTAACCTTTTTGAATAGATATTTTTCAACATAGAGGTTATACATGAGAAAGTTAGCAACAATTCGTGAAATCGCAGAAATCAAGCCGATTCCTGATGCTGACAGAATCGAAGTAGCAAGAATTGATGGTTGGGAAGTTGTCGTGTCAAAGAAAGACAATTTTCATGTTGGCGATAGAGTGGTATATGTCGAGATTGACAGTAAGATGCCGGAAACGCCAGAGTATGAATTCTTGAAATCAAGAAAGTATGTTGTAAAGACTATCGTAATGAGAGGACAGGTTTCACAAGGATTAGTGATGCCGTTATCCATTCTTCCGGTAGGCGAATACAAACTTGGTCAGGATGTTACGGATGTCTTAGGAATCATTAAGTATGATCCACAGCTTGAAGAAGAAAATGCGGTTTTCGAGGAAAACAGAAAGAAAACCAGGAATCCAGTTGTGAAATTTTTAATGAGATATGCATGGTTCAGAAAAATCTATCTCAAGAAGAATACGCACACAGAGTTTCCAAACTTTATTAAAAAGACAGATGAAGAAAGAATTCAGAATATGCCTGAGTTATACGAAAGGCTGAAGAATGAACAAACCAATCTGATAGTGACAGAAAAAGTTGACGGATGTTCCGGCACTTATTTTTTACGCAAAATTCCGAGAAAATTCGGAAAAACGAAGTACGAATTCGGAGTTTGCAGCAGAAATAGGAGATTGCCACAGCCGGATAACAGCTACTATTGGAAAATCGCCAACAAATACAAAATCCACAGCGTTCTTGAAAAATTGATAGACGATGAGGATTATATAGTATTACAAGGCGAAATTACTGGTGCAAAAATCCAGGGAAACAAATATCATGAGAAAGATTGCCAGTTATGGGCATTCAACCTCATAACCCCCTCAAAGAAATATAATACCATTGAGATGCAAGACATTCTCATTAAGCATGGTATTCATACAGTACCAATTGTTGAGATTGGTTATAATGTAAAAGGTGATATACAAGATATTGTAAAGTATGTAAAAGGCAAGTCACAAATTATAGATAGGGAAAGAGAAGGATGTGTTTTTAGAAACACTGATAAGAATATCAGTTTCAAATGTATCAACCCAGACTTCTTAATCAAGAACAATGAGTAGCCTTGAAAATATAATATCTTTTGCAATATGTCTTCTTGTTTTGGTTGTGTGTTTACGATTCTTAATTGTAGAAACACGGGAAGCAAGAAAATTTTATGGGAAGGGAAACGAGAATGGATCGGAGCAGTATTGGTACGAGAATGAAATCTTATGAAGATGCTCAGAAAACGTACTTAACAAGAAGAATGCCAGTAATGATTAGAGTGGATGGAAATGCTTTTCATACATTCACCAGAGGTTTTGAAAGACCTTTTGACAGCATTATGGCAGAATCAATGCAGCGCACAATGAAATATATGTGCGAAAACATTTCTGGATGTGTCTTAGGATATACACAGAGCGATGAAATCACATTACTTCTGATTGATTACAAGAAAAAGAATCAGGGAGCATGGTTTGGATATGTAAAGCGAAAGGTAGAAACTATCGCAGCGAGTATGGCAACAATGGCTTTCAATGAGGCTTTTTCAGATGTAATTACGGAAAAGATATCAGAAGACATTATGAAAGTTCAGAATGATGAAGAAGCCGAAAAAGTAAAGGATTACTATTTCAAATATGTAAAGAAATGTGGAAGGGCAATGTTTGATGCTAGAGCATTTAATATCCCAGAATTTGAAGTAGTCAATGAATTTATTTGGAGGCAGCAGGATTGTACAAGAAATTCAATTCAGTCAGTTGGTCATGCAAATTTTTCAGATAAGAAAATGCATAAGAAAAATATGAGTCAGATTCAAGACATGCTCATGTTGAAGAAAGGAATCAACTGGAATGATTTTCCGACTTTTCTGAAAAGAGGATCTTGTTGTATTAAAGAAGATTATTTCATTCCAGAAAATGAGCTTCCAGAAAATCACAGAAACAATTTATCTCCACGGACATTAGATCCAGAAGAAGATGAATATGGTGTGTGGAGATCACGTTGGGTTATCGACAAAGAAATTCCAATTTTCACACAGAACAAAAACTATGTTAATGATTTGTTTTTAAACAAGCATTAAACAAACAATAATAAAGGAGAAACAAAGCAAGATGAAAACAAGTTATTCAGAAATCGTAAATGAAAACTACATCGGCAAAACTGAAAATCCAATTCCGATGAATGAAATTCTGAAAAAAGCAAACGAAGAAAAGTTAGAGCCATCTTCAAGCAGTCTTGAAAAAGTGCTGTTCTTGGGAATTGATGTACAGCAGGACTTCATGGATAACGGAGCGTTAGGTGTTTCCGGCGCACATGAAGATGTTGCTAGAATGACTAAGTTCATTTATAACAACATGGAGAAAATCACGCACATCTCAGTATCTATTGATACTCACATTCCACATCAGATTTTCCATCCGTGTTGGTGGATTGATGAAAACGGCAATAATCCAGCACCTTATACCGTTATTACATTAGCAGATCTGGATTCTGGAAAATGGCGTCCTATTGTTGAACCAATTAAGAGCCGTGAGTATGTAGAGAATCTGGAAAAGAACTCTAAAAAGAAACTTTGCATTTGGACATATCACTGCTTACAGGGTACAGAAGGTGCAGCACTGGAAAATCAGTTTGCAAATATGATTTACTTTCACAGTGTAGCAAGAAAATACGCACTGAACCCTATCGTAAAAGGTCAAGATCCACTGTCGGAGATGTACGGTATTATCAAGCCGGAATATGACAGAAGAGGATATGTGAACCAGGCATTATTAAACAAGTTCACAAAATTTGACAAAATCATCATCGGCGGTGAGGCAAGAGATTATTGCGTATACGAATCTCTCTGCCAGATGCTTGAATTTTACAAAGATGACACTGATATGCTGAAAAAGTTCTACATTCTGGAAGATTGTATGTCTGCCATTGGTGACAAAGCCGAAGTTGACAAGATGTATGCAGATCTTCAGAAAAAGTACAAATTCAACATTGTACGCAGCACTGAATTCAAACTGTAAGGAGTAGAAAGATGGAAGAAATTATTATTGATGGATTAGACGAAATCGAAATGCAGAATACAGCCGTTGATGATATCGACAGTGAAAATGTCAATCTGATTTTCATTGGAATTGACAAATCTGGATCAATGTCCCCATACAGAGGTGATATGGTTTCTTGCCTGAAAGAGTTCAAACAGGCATTAACCGACTCTAAAGAGGCAGATGAAATTCTGGTAGCAAGAGCAGACTTTAACAGCTCAATCAACGTGGGTGGTTACAAGAAAATCACAGAGTTTGATACAAACTACGATGCCAGTGGTATGACAGCACTGTACAATGTCATCGAAGATGGTACACAGAAACTTACTGACTACATGGAATATCTGAGACAGCAGGGAGTACGTGTAAAAGCGGTATTTGCAATTTTCAGTGATGGCGAAGATACAGTTTCCAATGATCCGAGTGAAGCAAAACGCCGAATTCAGGATTTGAACAGTAAGGAAATTACAACAGCATTCATCAGTTTTGGTGGCACAGCAACAGGAATTGCAAAGAGCCTGGGATTCAGAAATATTCTGGATGTATCAAGTTCTGCATCCGAGCTGAGAAAAGCGTTCGATTGTCTGAGCAAATCTGTAATCGAAAGCTCAAAGAGCGTTGTAGCCGATGGAGATAACTTCTTCATTTAAGAATAACAGAATTTGCCCCATTCATTAAGGGTGGGGCAGTACATGGAGAAAAATATGCTTGTAAACAAAATAGGTTACGATCATTTATCTATCGGAATGAACTGCCAGGATTACGGGTTTGAATTGCTAGATTATAAAGTGAAGGTTGTGGCAGACGGTTGTTCTGAAGGATTACATTCAGAAGTAGGAGCGAAGACATTTTGCCACCTGTTGTCAAAAGGATATGATATCGAACAGGCTTTTTCTTCTTTGGTTACTGTATATGGGCAGACAATTGAGGATATGAAGAATTTCTTGTGCTTTACATATCTTTCGGTAACAGAAAGTAATGAGTATTTCATTACATCAAATTGTGGTGACGGTTTTCTTATTTTGGAAGATAACGAAGGAAATATATCGTTTGTTGAATTAACCGATGGCGAATATCCGAAATACTATATCTACAACTATATTGACAAAAAATATCTTAGCCGTTATGCAGATGGTGTTTCTGTAGAAAATAAGCTATTCAGTAAGGAAGAATATAAGAATGTAGGTATTGCTTCCGATGGATTGAGATTTATTGTAAATGCAGATGAAGATATCAAACAGGAATTTATTGAATGTTTGAAGTCTGGGAAAGCAGTGAAAATAAAAAGATTTATTAACCGTAACCAGAAATTATTCAGAGATGATATTACAATTGTTTTTTAAGAAAGGGATATATAATGGGAAAAATTACTGAGAAATCAACAAAAGCACAGATTATGGACGCATATACTCAGGCATTAGCTGAGTTGGAGAAACTTAAAGCTATGAGCGATTCGCCGGTTGAAAATGCAAAGAAAGAAGCACTGGAAGCATCTATGCAGAATGCAGAAGTAGCAGCAAGCAATGAAGTATTTTCAGATACTATTGTAAAACAGTACAATGACCTGAAAATTGCGATTGACGAATATCAGAAAGAGTTAGAAGGACTCTACGGTATCAAAGCTGAAGCTGACGGTCTGGCAGCAGCTATCAATGCTCATAGAGCGAAAGTAGCTGAAATGAACGATGAGTACAAACAGAAGAAAGCGGATCTCGATGCAGAACTGGCACATAAGACAGCAGAAGTAGAAGAGAAAATTGCAGATTTGGAAAAGAGTGTTCAGAAAGCTAAGAAACAGGCTGATGAAGAAGTAAAAGAGTACAATACCGATATCAACAAGAAACGTAATCGTGAGAAAGATGAGTATGACTACAATCTGAAGATGGATCGTAAGGCAGATGCCGACACTTGGGCAGAAGAAAAAGAAAAGCGTGAAGCAGAAATTCAGGCAAAAGATGATGCCGTAACAGAGCGTGAAGAAGCGATTGCTGCGAAAGAAGAAGAAATCCAGGCTATGAAAGCACAGATTGAAACATTCCCGGATAAACTGGCAGAAGCTAAAGAGGACGCAGCGAAAGAGGCAAAGGCTAAAGCAGACAAGAGTTTTGCATTTGAAAAACGTGCGTTAGAATCTGATAAGAAACATGCAGAGGAAATGGCAGATGCAAAAATCAAGAATCTGGAATCTCAGGTTGAAACACTGACACAGAGCAATGCAGAACTTTCCAATAAACTTGATGCAGCATATGCTCAGATGAAAGACATGGCAACCGCTACTGTTCAGGCTGGTGCAACTGTAAAGGTCGTATCAAGCGACAAGTAAAATAAAAGAAAGTCGATAGAGAAATGATTTTAAAAAGTAACATAACAAGATTGCCGGTATTAGCCGAAGGTGGAGAAGGAATTATATATGAATATGGAGATAAGCTGATAAAGGCTTATAAATCCCATGTGAATATGACAACCAAAGAGAAAAAGATTAAACTCTTAATGGCAAAGAATTTACCGGCAGAAGTCATTTCTCCGATTGATATTGTCTATGACAGCCGGAATAAATTTGTCGGTTACATCATGGATAAAGTAGACGGAGAAGAATTCAAGAAATTGTCAAATAAAAAATTCGTGAAAGCGAATGGAATTACAAAGAAAGAGATTCTTGCCATGCTTGACAGATTGTTTGATGTTTTGGCTGATTTGCATAAGCAGGGCATATACATTGGCGATTTAAACGATCAGAACATTTTGTTTGATAAGCACTATAATATCTCTATCATTGACTGCGATAGTTGGTCAATTGATTCTGAGAAATGTGATGTTGCTATGGATTTATTCAAAGATCCGTTACTGGTTTCAAATAACTTTGACCAGAAAACAGATACATATGCATTCAGTGTATTGAGTTGGAAATCTCTGACACGAATTCATCCGTTTGGTGGGACGATGCAGCCAGATATGAATATTATGGAACGTATGAAGAAAGGTATATCCGTGATAGATAATCCGGCGGTAAAGATTCCGAAAACAATCGGATCATGGGCTGGTCTATCGCCAGAACTTATCAGTGCGCTTAAAGCAGTTTTCGAGAATAAAAGCCGTGAACTTCACGGTGAAATTCATGAGCTAAGTTGTCATCTGAAATACTGTGATACAGATAGGGATTATTACTATGATAAATACAATGTCTGCCCAGTATGTGATAACTCTGCAAGGATCAATAGAAAGCCGATAAATCAGGGCGTACAGTCTGGATTACAGCTTGTAGAACTGTTGGTCAAATCAAACATTAAAGCGGTTGTCGATGAGAATATGTACATTGATACCGATGATAATGTTGTAGATATCAAGAGTGGCAAGAAATATAAGCACAAAAACTTGATAAAATATCATTTTCATTCAGATGGATATTTGATTGAGGACGATAATAATACGATTATTATTCACAGTGAAAAAGATTATGAGCTTGATAAAAAGTTCAAATCAAGAGTAGTTGTTGATGGGGATAAGATGTATTACATTTCGAAGCAGAACACCTTGACAGAAGTGACTATTACGAGGAATGGGAATAGCTTTAGAAATCTTTGCAAGTGCAGCGATAGTTGTTATTTTGAAGTGAGCAATGGAAAATATTTCGTTGTCAACTATTATCAGAGTAAAATAATCTTTGATATTAACGGCACAAACCACATTTATAAATACGATGGAAGGATTACAAACTATGGCATTCACTATGATGTTGTTGCCGATAAATGGTTAGTAGTTCTGGAAAACGAAACTGGAAGTTTCCTAACTCTTGTATTTAAAGAAAATGATATTCAATATGAATGTGATGAAATTAAGTATGAGTGTTCGCTTGGGAACATGTGTATAAGCAATAGTACAATCTTTTTCCCGATTGATGGAAAAATAAGAGGTTTTGCTTATGCAAAAGATATGTTCAAAGATTTTCAGTGTGGTGTTGTAGATTATGATAGCAAATTGATTAAGAGTGGCAAAAAATTCATTATCGTCAACGATGAAAATATATATGCTCTATCATAGGGATCTTGTATTGCCGACAGAAAAATATTATGTGTATATCCACAGAAATCCTTTAACACACAAAATATTTTATGTCGGTTCTGCAAAGGGAAACCCATTGAGAGCATATGAGTTTGGAAAGCACAGAAATCAATCTTGGAAGAATGAAGTAATATCATTCGGAGGAACATGCAATATCATAGTTGAGATAGTACAGTATTGTGAAGATCCGATTCAAGCACAAGAGGCTGAGTTTCGATTGATATACAAATTGAAAAAATGTGGCGAAGCATATTGTTGTAATGAAGGAGATACGTCTTTTAAGAGAAAATATCCAAAATTGCAGTACCATCTATTCATCGGGAGTACACATATAAAATTCACAAGAAAAATGGAATTGTTTTCATATTGTAAGGAAAAATATGGTCTTAGTAGAAATATAGTGAATCTTTTGATTGAAAACGATGGCGAATACAACGGTTCACACCAACGGGCGTGTGGGCTAAAAATCATAAGAGAAGGAAAGGAACATCAATAATGGGAGAATTATTGTTAAGATTATTAAAGGAGTCACCAGAGAGCTTTGTAGAGCTTGCTCATGGTTATATTGAAAAATATAAACCGGCAGTTTACGAAGTGTGCAAAGAAGTTGTAGACGTAGCAAGAGATTATGCAAATAATACAGAGATTTGTGAGATTGCTGCAATCAGAAATAAAAACCAGTTTGACGCATATGTTAAAGCCGGTTTTACAGAAGATCAGGCGATTGCATTTATTCTGAATGATAATCTGCAGCTTGTTAAAAACATGGAAAAATTAAGTTCAAATTCTTCTGCAAAAGTTAATGCAAAGTAGTTGACAAAATTGGAAATCGTGGTACTATAAACAAGCAATAATAAATGACGAAAGGAATAAAGAAATGGACGAAAAGAATTACTTCCAGGAATTGTACGATGTGGACGTTCGTGAGAAGACAAAACAGAAGAACGGTTTGAACTACCTGTCATGGGCAGCAGCTTGGGCAGAAGTAAAAAAGAAATTCCCAGATGCAACATTCAAAATCTATGAGCAGACGATGGATGATAAGGGAAATACAAGACCGTGGTTTGATGACGGACGTACTGGTTGGGTTAAGACCGGCGTAACGATCAATGATATGGAACTGATTGAGGAACTTCCTATTATGGATTTCCGTAATAAATCTATTCCGGCAGATTCTATTACATCAACAGATGCTAACAAATCTATTCAGAGATCACTTACAAAAGCGTGTGCCCGTCACGGGTTAGGCTTATATATCTATGAGGGAGAAGATCTTCCTGAAGAAGAGAAGAAGAAAGAAGCAAAGAAACAGGCTGAAAAATCAGAGCTTGATAAAGTAAATCTTGAATGCTTCAATCTTGCAAAAGAGAAGTCGGCAACCCACAATGAAAAAGTAACAGAGCTTTGTAAAAAGTATGTTTCCAATGGAAACCCGAAGAGAATCACAAATATTGAGGATTCAAAAGCACTGTTAGAAGAGTTAAAAGCACTTAAATAAAAAAGGAGATATTACAGAATGAATAATGTAAATTTAGTAGGTCGTTTAGCAAGAGATCCAGAGGTTCGTTATTCCCAGGGTGGTAACGCAACATGTGTAGCAAGATATACGCTTGCCGTATCACGCCCATTTAAAAACGGAGAAGGTAAGCAGGAAGCAGATTTTATTTCTTGTGTTGCATTCGGTAAAGCCGGAGAGTTTGCAGAAAAGTATCTTACAAAAGGAATGATGATTGGTGTTACTGGTAGAATCCAGACAGGAAGCTACGATGATAAAGATGGTAAAAAAGTCTATACAACGGATGTAATCGTGGCAACTCAGGAATTCTGTGAGAAAAAAGGAAGCACAGATGATGGAAATTCTTCTGCTGCACCTAAATCAAGCAATAATAAAGGAAAGAAAACAGATGACGGTTTCATGAACATTCCAGACGATGTGGATGACGAACTTCCATTTAACTAAGCCGGAGGATATAAATGAGCGAAAATAAAGACAGGTTTGTTAGTCTTGTACGCTCAATAAACAGAGAAGGGATAAACGAATTAGTGGAATTCCTGGAAAAATCGGACTTTTACACAGCACCGGCGAGTACAAGATTTCACTGTTCAATCCCGGAAGGGTTATTGATACATAGCTTGAATGTGTATGACATGTTCGAGCAAAAACGCAAGACAGAACCATATAAAACAGTTTTAGGCAATATTTCAGATGATTCCAGCAAAATAATCACTCTTTTCCATGATATCTGCAAGACATACATGTATGAAACTGATTATAAAAACAAGAAAATTTACAGCGAAACAGGTTCTAAGAAGGACGAAAAAGGTAGATTTGACTGGCAAGCGGTAGAGTTCTACAAAGTAAATGATCTTGTTCCTTATGGTCACGGCGAAAAGAGCGTCATGATGCTTGAAGAGTTTATTAAATTACAACCGATTGAAAGATATGCTATCCGATGGCATATGGGGTTCACAGAGCCTAAAGAAAACTGGAACACTCTTGGTTCAGCTATTGAAAAATATCCAGTGATTTTAGCTCTCCATGAATCTGATCTGGAAGCCACATATCTCTTAGAGAAAGATATGAAGTCAGAATAACAACAGAGGGAGGGCAATAGCTTTCCCTCTTTTATTTATAGAAAGGAACTTGAAAATGAAACATTATAAATGCGGATTTTCCCACTGCGCACATGCTGATGGAAAAGTGGCAGAAGATGAAGCTGTAAAAATTGGCACACGATACTGGCATAAAGATTGTTACGAAGTGTCTGAAACAATCAAAGATATCAGAGAAACTTATCTGGATAAGATTAGCAGCTCTGTGGTTGTCAGTGCCTTAAACAAGATTATCAATAATATTGTTTTTGGTAAGAAACTGGAAAATAAAAAACTCACAAAAGCACAGTCAAATTTGGAAGCAGCACGATATCTGCAGTTCTGTATTGACTATGCGTTAGAGCATAAAATTCCGATAACACATGCGCCTGGATTATATTATCTGATTGATAATGTAAGAGTCAAAAAGGCATATGAGAAGAAGAATGAACTGGAAATGCAGAAAGAGATGAAAAAGCAAATGGATGTTGAAATCGAATCAAAGCCGGTTGATACAACGGTTAAACCGACTACTAATTTTTCTGCTGGTAGTGGTAATTTTGGATTCGGAAACATTCTGGGAGGCATGAATGAATAGCGAATTAGAAAAACTGTCTGACACACAAGCAGAAGCCGGGATTATTGCCACGTTGGTATATCACCCAGATTTCATTTTGCATTCCGATGTTCTCAAGGCAGGGTATTTCTATCACAAAGATAATGGTTGCTTATACTGGGCGATTGATGAATTGATTAAAGCTGGTGTAGATAATATTGATGCATTCAACATTTCAAATATGTTGCAGTCAAACAATGCAGTTAAGAAAACACTTGAAAGTGTCAATATGCCAGATATGGACGAATTCATTGAACTCTGTAGCGATGCAGCCCGTCATACGATTGCAGAATATCAGCTCTTAGTTATCAGTGTTGTAACTCTTGCATTCAAAAGAGACTTATATAAATTACTCAGTAAATTACAGAGACAAATTCTTACGCAAGAACTTGATCTGAACCAGCTCAACAAAATTGTGTACGACAATTTGGAAGAATTGACTGGAAGATATATGTTTGACAATGATTTCTTAATGTTCGGAGAAAAAGTGCCGGAACTTTGGAAAGAAGTCTGCGAGCGTAGGAATAATGACGGGACGATTGGAGTACCGTCTAAATTTCCACATCTTGCAAGGTATTTTTCATACGAAAGTGGAGAGCTTGTTATGGTTTCTGGTCGTATGAAAATGGGTAAAAGTGCATTCATGCTCAATGAGGCAATGGATAAGATTCAGAGAGGAATCCCAACAATTTACTTTGATACTGAGATGAATGACAGACTCTTTTACCTTCGTATGTTAGCGAATCTGACTGGAATAGATCAGAAAAAAATAAAGAGCGGAAATCTTTTGCCGGAAGAACAGAAGATTATTGACGATACAAATGAATGGCTTAAAAAACAGCCATTTGTACATGAGTTTATTCCAAACGCTACAAATGAGGAATTGTTTAATAAGTGCCGGATGATGAAATACAAAATGGGATTACAGTTTGTAATCTATGATTATTTCAAGAGTGCAGAAACAGACAGTAATAATCAGTATAATGATTTGGGTGCAAAATGTGATTTTTTAAAAAACAGAATCGCCGGAGAGTTGGATGTCGCTGTTTTGGCTGGTGCGCAGCTCAACCGTGAAGATAGGGTTGCTGATTCTGATAAATTGGAAAGATATGCCAGCGTGAGTGCAAAATGGAGAAAGAAAACAGCCGATGAAATGGCTAATGACGGAAAAGAATGTGGAAATTATGCATTCCATATTGCTCTTAACAGACTTGGCGAAGGAATGTTTGAGGACGAATATATAGACTTCAAATTCTCAGGGGCACAAATGAGAATTGAAGAAGCAAAACAACATGAGGAACAACAAGTTCCATATTAGGAGCGAAACACATGAAAGAATACAGCGATGACCTGATCGAAGAAATAAAAGAGAATATTGACATCGTTGATTTCATCGGTGAGTATGTTGAGCTTACGAAAAAAGGAAGAGAGTATTTCGGCAAGTGTCCGCTTCACGATGAGAGAACTGGTTCGTTCAGTGTTACACCAAATAAAAATATGTACTATTGTTTTGGCTGTAAAAAAGGTGGGGATGTAATTACTTTCTGTCAAGAACATCTGAATATGTCATATGAACGTGCGGTTTCGTACTTATGTGGAATTGCTGGATTAAGTGATGAAAAGACAGAAATATCAACTACAGTTAAGTATCTCAAAAAAGCAGCCAGAAAGAAAAAGAAACAACAACTGCCGGTAACACATCCAATTCTGGACGAAAAAATCTTAAATGATTTTGAACACCGGCGAATAACAAAATGGATTGAAGAAGGAATACCACAAAGCATCATGGAAAAATATGGTGTTCGGTACGACAAAAGAGCCAATCGTATTGTATATCCTGTATATGATAATGACGGAAATTTGATAAATGTAAAGGGGAGAACTCTTTACGATGGTTATAAAGACTTTGATCCACCGATTCCAAAATACATGAATTATTATCCAGTGGGCGATTTAGATTACCTTCAAGGATTTTGTTTTAAGAAAGATATCATACAGCAGTACAAAGAAATTATTATTTTTGAATCACTGAAATCTGTTATGAAACTTGATAGTTATGGTCAACCTAATTCGGTTTCATCAGAAACCAGTGAGCTTACAATTTTTCAGGTAAAGACGATTATTGGTCTACATTGCGATGTGGTAATTGCTTTTGATAATGACGTTTCACTTGAAAAAATATTAGAGAAAGAGACAATTCAGTTACTTATGAGATTTGTGAATGTATATGTTGTGATTGACAAAAATGGATTACTAGGGAAAGTAAGTGATAAAAATTCGCCCGTAGATAAAGGGAAAGACATTTGGGATCGTCTATATCAAACCAAAATAAAGTTATGAGGTAAATAATGTCAGAATATAACTTTTTGATAGATAACATGATTTGGTCTTTTAGTAGACTGAATTCATTTTGCATCTGCAAATATGAATGGTATTTGCAGTATATAGAAGAGGCAGAAGGAACAAACAACTTCTATGCGGAGTTTGGAAAGTTCTGTCACAAGATTCTTGAAATGTATGCAAAAGGTGAGCTTGGCTTATTTGAACTGTCTGACTACTTTGTTGAACACTATGATGAAGAAGTAAAAGAGTTCGTATACCACAAAACCGCAGACATCAGAGAGAATTACAAACAGAAAGCAATTGAATATTTCGATAACATTGATATTGATTTCAGTAAGTATGAGATTCTTGGTATCGAAAAGAAATGTGATTTTGAAATCAATGGGTATAAATTCACTGGATATATCGACTTACTTTTAAGAGAGAAAGATACAGGAAAAATTGTTCTCATTGACCATAAATCGTCAAAATATCCTTATGGAAAGAAAGGAAAGTTACTGAAATCCGAAAAGGATAAATTTCAGCAGTACAAAAGGCAGCTATATCTCTATTCAATACAGGTATTCAATGAGTACGGTGTATTCCCAGATCGTATAGGTTGGAATTACTTTGGAGATAGAAAGTGGGATTTTCTTGATTTCAACAAAGAAGATTATGAAGAAGCTAAGAAATGGGCGATAGATACCCTGGAAGAAGTCAGAAATACAAGTGAATTTCCACCGACTGTAGATTTCTATTACTGCCACAATCTGTGTAAATTCAGAAATTCATATTGCGAATATAAGAATTACTAGGAGGTAGGTATGGACAATTATGTAGTGTATCATCTCCATAGTGATTTATCAAATGGAGTAACCAATGTAGATAGCGTTACAAAGTTTGGTGAATACATAGAGGCAGCAAAAAAATTGGGAATGAAAGCTATGGCTTTTAGCGAACACGGTAATATCTTTGAGTGGTTTCACAAAAAAGAAGCCATTGAAAATGCCGGAATGAAATATATTCATGCGGTGGAAGCCTATATAACAGAAGACAATAACTCTGACCACAAACGAACAGTATATAGTGCCATTGATTTGTTCACTTCGAGTACGGCTAAGAAAGATGTGAGAATATCTTTTGAAAATTATTACAAGAGAGAAGATGGCGTGTATTTGGCAAAATGCATAGATGACGATAAGACATATCCGATAGATCCAGAAAGTATCAGAGAAGAAAAAGTTGTAAAGACGAGGGACAACTATCACTGTGTTTTAATCGCAAAAAATCATGCTGGTGTTAGAGAAATCAATAGATTGACTTCACAATCATTTTGCAGAACAGACAGTCATTTTTATTACATGCCGAGAATATATCTTGACGATTTATTGAATACTTCTGATAACGTGATAGTTACGTCTGCTTGTCTTGGTGGTATTTTATCGAAAGGTGCAGATGAAGTAAAAGAGAGATTCTTGGATTTCTGTATAAAAAATAAGCATAGGTGCTACTTGGAAATTCAGCACCATAATGTTGAAGATCAAAAAAACTATAATAAAGAATTATATGCATTAAGTAGAGAATACGGTATTCCGTTAATTGCTGGAACAGACACACATGCATTGAATGACACACATATGGAAGGTAGAAAGATTCTACAGCTCAGTAAGGGTGTTCATTTTGCAGAAGAAGACGCATGGGATTTAACATTTAAGTCTTTTGAAACGTTGTGTGAAGCATATAAGAGGCAAGATTCATTGCCAGAAGAAGTGTGGATGGAAGCCATTATGAATACAAACAGAATGGCAGATTGTGTTGAAACATTTGAGTTAGATAGGAATACAAAATATCCGAAAATATACGATCATCCACTCCAAACTTATAAGCAAAAAATCAATCAGGCATATAAGGTACATCCATATATCCGTAAGAGGTACAAGTCGGAAGAAATCAATCCAATCATAAGAGATGAGGTTGATGTATACGAAAAAACTAAATCCATTGACTTTATGTTGCTGCAGACTTATTTGAGAGAATGGGAAACAAAACATGATATCTTTTGTGGATATGGTCGTGGATCTGTATCTGGAAGTGAAGTTGCATACATACTTGGAATTACTCAAATGGACAGTAAAAAATTCGGATTGAACTTCTTCCGTTTTATGAATCCAAGCCGTGTTACAAATGCTGATATTGATACAGATTATTCTTCCAGAGATAGAGATATCATTAAGCAATTCATTCTGAGGGATCACATGGATCTTCCGAACATTCGAGCGAGTGAGATTATCACGTTCAACACGATTGCATTGAAAGGGGCAATTAAGGACGTAGGACGGGCACTGAGAATGTCTATCGTAGAAACGTCTGCAATATCAGAGGCGGTATATCTGGAAGATGGCAAATGGATTATTGACGATGTATTCCGTGAACGATATCCAGATTTATTCAAATATGTAGATATCGTAAGTGGAACAATCGTTTCTATCGGATCACATCCGTCTGGCGTTTTGGTAAGTGATTTAAACATTGATGAAGAGGTCGGAATGTGTAGTTTGTCAACATCTGACTATCCGGTGTCCGTATTAAATATGAAGGAACTGGATGCACTTATGTATGTCAAGCTGGATATTCTGGGGCTTGATAATATTGGTGTAATCAATGAAACATGTAAACTTGCCGGAATTGAACGAATGACACCAGATAATGTTGATTTGGACGATGAAGATGTGTGGAGAGATATTAGGGAAGATACGACCTTAATATTCCAGTGGGAGTCAGCTTCAGCCCAGGCATATCTTAAAAGATTCATGTCAGACGAAACTATTGCAATTGCGAAAAGTAACAACAAAGACTTTTCCTATATTAAATGGTTTTCATTTGGAAATGGTCTGCTTAGACCAGGATGCGCAAGTTTCCGTGATGACGTTGCGGAAGGGCATGTATTGGTTACTGGATTCAAAGAGTTGGATGATTTCTTATCAACAACTTCCGGGCGAATTACTATGCAGGAAGATATCATGAAATTCTTGGTAAACTTTTGTGGTTATTCTGATGCAGAGTCAGATACAGTCCGGCGAGGAATTGCAAAAAAATATGGAACTGAAAAATTCATTGATGAAATACACGACAGATTTATAAGCTATTCCAATGAAACATACGGTGCGCCAAAAGAGCAACTTGAAGAAATTTTCCCACCAATTAAACAGGGTATTCTTGATGCAACACGATACGCTTTCTCATGGAATCATTCAGACGCTTATTCATGCGTTGGATATATATGTGGATATTTGCGATATTATTACCCATTGGAATTCTTGACAGCAGCGTTGAATACATTCGAGGGTAAAGAAGAAAAGACACTAAATATCACCAATTATACTAAGAAAAAAGGTATTAAAGTTGAGGGTGTTAAATTCCGACATTCCACAAGTGAGTACACGTTTAATAAAGAGGAGAATGTGATTTATAAGGGAATTGCTTCTATAAAATATCTTAACTCAAAAGTAGCCGATGCTTTCCAGTCTATAAAAGATATGGAATTTCAAGACTTTATTCATTTGTTGGCTGTGGTAAAAGAAAAATCGTTGCCGGTCAATTCAAAACAGATGAAGATCCTGATACAGCTAAACTTCTTTGAAGAATTTGGAGAAGTAAAGTATCTGCTGAAACAGTATGATTACTTTGATTTGTTCTATGGTAAAAAGCAGATGAAAAAGGATAAAGCTGATTCACTCGGTATTCCGTATGAAATTATCAGACGTAATTCTGAAAAAGAAAGCGAAAAAACATTTACAAAAGTGAATATGATGGGTGTTTTACATGATTACATAAGTGTGATGCCATATGATAGGACAACATTCGTTGATCGTGTAGGATATCAGCTTGAAAATTTAGGGTATATTGACATCGTGGATAATCAGTATAAAGGATATGTAGTCGTTCTGGAAACTGAAACTAAGTATACTCCGAAAGTTAAGGTATATGCGTTGGCAAATGGAAACACGTTGACAGTCAAAGTTGCCAAAAAGGACTTTAACAGAAATCCGATGCAAAAAGGTGACATTATACATATCACCAACCAAAAGAAAAAAGCAAGGATGAAAATGTCGGCAGAAGGAAAGTTTGTGCCAGTTGAAGGTGAATTCGACTGGTGGGCTACAAAATATGAAATGGTAGGTAAGTAAAAATGATGTTAGGAAAGTATAAGTATACTGAAGCGGAAGAAAAAGAGCTTCTATCATCAATTGTCATTCTGGTTGATACGAAAGAAAAGGTCAACAACCATATCACTGATTACTTCGATGCTCACGGTATTCCGTATAAGAAGAAAGCATTGCAGAATGGCGATTACAGTTTTTACGTTCCAAAAAATGAGAAGTTATCAATTATGAGAGATACCTATTTCAATGATGAAATATTCATTGAGAGAAAGGCAAATCTTGAAGAATTATCCGCAAATCTTTCAGCCGAAAGAGCCAGATTCGAGAAAGAAATGGCAACAGCAAAAGCGAAGAAGAAGTATTTGCTTATTGAGAATGCCGGATATGAAGATGTGGTAAATGGAAATTATGACACCCAGTATAATAAGAAAAGTTATCTTGGAAGTCTTCACAGTTTTAACCACAAATATGATCTTCAGATTGTTTTCATGAAGGAACGTGCGTACACTCCAATCTACATTTATGGGGTTATGCAGTATTATTTGAGAGGTCAAATCAGATAGTACAAAAAACAAACAGGAATAAAGTGGGTGCGCAAAGTGCCAACTTATAGGAGGAAAAATGTCAAGACAAGATGATTTAAAAGAGATACGAGAATTGACCATTAAGTTGAATCAGTGGTGTTATGAGTATTATGCACTTTCAAAACCGTCTGTTTCTAATGATGTGTTCGATCAAAATTTTGACCGGCTCAAATATTTAGAAGATAAAACAGGGTTCTTTTTCTCTGGCAGTCCAGTAAGAACCGTTGGTTTTAGGGTAAGTTCGGAACTTCCTAAAATTAAGCATAGTTCTCCATTATTGAGCTTGGATAAGACAAAAGATAGAAAAGTTGCAATGGATTTCACTAAAAATCGGGAAGCACTTCTTATGTATAAGCTAGATGGATTAACAATTTGCCTAGAATATGAAGATAGTAAATTGGTGAGAGCAGCAACAAGAGGAAACGGCGAAGAAGGAAGCATTATTACCGATAATGCAAAAACGTTTGTAAATGTGCCACTTCAAATAGAATATGAAGGGTACTTAAAAGTTACCGGCGAAGGAATTATTCATAGAGATGACTTTGAAGCCATAAATGCTCAGATTCCTAATGTGGATGATAGATATAAGACACCACGAAATTTAGCAAGTGGATCAGTACAGCAGCTTGATTCAGGTGTTTGTGCAAAGCGAAAAGTATATTTCTATGCATTCAATGTTCTTGAAGGATTGGAAGAAATCAACTCTTTGGATGGTAGATTATCACGGATTAAAGAGTTTGGTTTCGATGTGTGCAAATACAGAATGTTTAATCCAAAAGATGTCGAATTTGAAGCATTTGATTCTATGATGGATAGTATGGTAATGGAAGCCCAGAAAGAGAATATACCTATTGATGGTCTGGTTGTTATGTATGACGATATTGAATATGGGAAGAAACAGGGAAGAACAGGACACCATTATAGAAATGGTATCGCATTCAAGTTTAAGGAAGAAGAGGAAGAAAGTGTAATCCATAGCATTGATTGGCAAGTCGGAAGAACAGGAAAAATTACGCCAGTTGCAGTTTTTGATACAGTTATTCTTGATGGTACAGACGTTAGTAGAGCATCATTACACAATCTCAGCATCATTAAAGAACTTGGGATTAAAAATGGTGCAAAAGTAACCATTGTTAAGAAAAATGAAATTATACCGCAAATCATAAAAGCCGTTGGTGGAACGGAAGATTTTGAAGTACCAAAAGTATGCCCTATTTGTGGCGGTGCTACAACTCAGTGTTCAGATGGTGGAAGCATATCATTATATTGTAGAAATATTGACTGTGCAGCACAAAATATCAGAAAAATCGCTTATTTTGCATCAAAAGAATGCATGAACATTGACGGTCTTTCTGAAAAAACGGTAGAAAAATTTGCTAATGCCGGAATCATCAAAAATATCTTAGATATCTATAAACTGGAAAACTACCATGATGAAATTGTAGGTTTTGAAGGTATGGGAGAGAAGTCATTTGCAAAACTGCTTTCTGCCATTGAGAAGAGTAAAAATGTAAAATTGGAAAATTTCATTGCCGGACTTGGAATACAGAATATTGCATTAAGCAAAGCAAAGATTATCAGTAGAAGATTTGACGGTGACTGGGATTCATTTGAAAGTGCGCTGAAATCAAGATTTGATTTTACGGAGTTGGAGTCATTCGGAACAGAGGTAAATAAATGCATCTATGAATTTTTCGATAATGTATTTTCAAGGAATGATATGTATTCCGAACTGGTATCATATATGCATTTTGTAAAAGAAGAGAAAAGTTCCGATATCTTTGCTGGAAATATCTTTGTAATTACTGGTAGCCTTAATATCTTCTCAAACAGAAAAGAGCTGCAAGAAAAGATTGAATCGCTTGGAGGAAAGGTAGCCGGTGGAGTCTCAAAGAAAACAACATATTTAATCAATAATGATATTGAAAGTTCTTCGAGTAAAAATCGTGATGCTAAAAAGAATGGCGTGCCGATTATTACGGAAGAAGAATTTTTAAATATGATAAACAAACAGAAATAAAGGAGAAACAATATGAAGATTGTAGAATTAGAAATCAACATTATGGCAGTACCACAGGGATATTACTTAGCACAGGGAATTTCAAGAGATCTCAATTTCAAGGTCGGTCTTCCGGCAGTATTTGAGAAGACATACAACATGAAAGAAAAGTTGACCGATAAGTTCGATGAGATTGAATGCGGAGAAACATATCTTATTGATAATGTTTATTCTCTGGTTGTAAAAGATAGCAGCTATGACAACCCGGATAGAGATCTTCTTATGGAAACACTGGTTAATCTGAGGGATCAGATGGAAGAAAACAAGACTACAAAACTTGCTATTCCACGACTTTGTTGTGGTAGAGGCGGTCTTGACTGGGATGATGTGAAAGCAATGATTGGATTTGTTTTTGGAGATGCGGATATCCAGATTCTTGTTTGTGTGCAGTAGGAGGTAACTATGGAAGAGAAATCACCAGTTTACCTTGTTATGGTAACAACAAACAATAATAATAAATATTATCGCATGATTCCGCATGGTGATACTTTCGAGGTTGAATATGGTCGTGTTGGTGCAAGTTGCCAACACGCTTCCTATTCAATGTCACAGTGGAATAAAAAATACAATGAGAAAATCAAAAAAGGATATGTGGATCAAACGCATCTTGTACAGGATTTAATTCAAAAAGAAAAGCCAAAAGGAAAAGACGGTTATAGGGAAATCGAAAATAAAGTGATTGCAGAAATTGTCCAAAGACTTCAAGACATGGCTCATCAGAAAATCCAGGCAAACTATAAAGTTTCATCTCAGCAAGTAACACAAGCTATGGTTGACGAGGCACAGAAAGTAATTGATAAGCTCATGCAGCGAGAAGATGTAGAAGACTTCAATAATACTCTGCTAGAGCTGTTTAGTGTAATCCCACGAAAAATGGGAAATGTCAACGATTATCTTTCCAGAAGCAAAGAAGATTTCGCACGCATTCTCAAAGATGAACAGGATCTACTTGATGTAATGAGAGGTCAGGTTGTTACACATACAGTACAGGATGAGCCGGACACCGATGATGTGGAAGAGAAACAAGAAACTATTCTTGAAGCAATGGGACTTGAATTTGAGGAAACAACAGAAGAAGATGTACGAATGATTAAGAGTCTGCTTGGAGATTGCCGGGATAAGTTCTATAGAGCATGGCGTGTCAAGAATATTAAGACGCAAAAACGATTTGATGAGTTTGTCAACAAAGAACATATTTCAAAGAATAAGCTGTTATGGCATGGAAGCAGAAATGAGAACTGGTGGTCAATCATCAATACAGGTCTTGTGTTACGTCCGACAAATGCGGTTATCACTGGAAAGATGTTTGGATATGGTATTTACTATGCGCCAAAAGCAAGAAAATCACTTGGGTATACATCTATAAGCGGATCATACTGGGCGAGAGGAAATTCGAGTTCCGCATTTATGGCACTTATGGATGTGGCATATGGAAAACCATATGATGTACATTCCTTTGATAGTAAATATTATGATTTCAACTATGAACGGCTGCAGAAGACATGCCCAGGTGCGAATTGCTTACATGCCCATGCCGGAAGCATGTTGAGAAATGATGAAATTATCGTATATAAAGAAGAACAGTGTACAATCAAATATTTAGTTGAACTGAGATAAGGAGAAATGATTATGGTAGTAAAAAATTGTAGAGAATGCGAACACACAAATAACTGCAGATCATATTATAGCGGACTCGGCTGTAAAAAGCGTGATGAAATTCTCAAACATATTGCAGAACTAGAAGCTGAAAAGAAAGAAGGTAAAGCAAATGATTAAAATAGGATTGGTTTTAATTGGTGTAGTGGTAGTTGTAGGTTTGTATTCTTGTGTTGTGGCTGGTAAAAATACAGACAATGCGATGCATGATTACTTTGAAAAATATAAATAAAATATGTTTTTTATTGTGTTGAGAAATATCCCCACTTTCGGTTGATATATTGCTGTTGATAGGGTATGATCCCCCATTTTTAATAGTATTCTCTGCCATAATATAATATGTTCCTCCACTATTTGAACGTATTTGCATGAATTTATCTTAGAACCGCCGATATTTAGCTGATTTGCGGTATAAGATAAAAAACATATTCACACAGAAAGTAGTTTGAAATTACTTCAAGCACTTCCGTTGGATTTGAAGATTGCGAAGACTCAGAACAGAATCAGAGAGTGGTATAACTATTATGGTGGGAAAGTATATGTAAGTTTTTCTGGTGGAAAAGACAGTACGGTGCTATTGGATATTGTAAGAGGATTATACCCAGATGTTGAAGCGGTATATGTAGATACTGGACTTGAATATCCAGAACTGAGAGACTTTGTTAAAACGATTGATAATGTCACATGGTTAAAACCTAAAAAGAATTTCAAGAGAGTTATTCAAGAATATGGATATCCAATCATCAGTAAAGAAGTGGCGAATAAAGTTCATGGCGCAAAGCCTGGAAATACAAGGTGGCAGCAGCTTCATGGCACATACATTGATAATAATACCGGCAAGTTGTCTACGCATTATAATTATAAGAAATGGGAGTATTTGCTTGATGCTGATTTTAAGATATCGGATCAGTGTTGTGCAGTTATGAAAAAACGCCCATCTCTACAGTATGAGAAACAAACTGGTAAGAAACCAATTTTGGGACTTATGGCAGCAGAAAGTCAAAAGAGAAAAACAGATTATATGAAAACTGGTTGCAATGCTTTTGAGAAAGAGCGTCCACAGAGTCAACCTATGGGATTCTGGACTGAACAAGACGTTTTACAATATCTGTATGAAAAGAAGATACCGTATGCATCAGTTTATGGCGATATAGTATTGGAAGATGGAAAATATCGCACGACTGGGTGTAATAGAACGGGTTGTATCTTTTGTGGCTTTGGCTGCCACCTCGAAAAAGAACCAAACAGATTCCAGATGCTAAAACAGACACACCCGAAATTATGGGAGTATTGCATGAAACCGATTGAATCTAGTGGTTTGGGAATGAGAAAGGTAATGGAATATATCAATGTTCCTATAGAATAAACAAGCAAAAATAAATGTTGACATTTGCAAGAATGATGATATAATGTAAAGGAAAAGTGAATAGAGTCTATTTTTCTTTTATATTATAATCAAACAATAATAAAGGGAGCAACCAATAATGAAAACAAATGAAATATATAATATGGATTGCATGTCATTCCTCCATAGCGTAGATGGGGGGGGCAATTTGACTTAACACTAACAGATATCCCATACGGTGAAGTGAATCGTTCCAGTAATGGACTGAGAAACCTGGATAAAGAAGATGCCGATATACTGACATTTAACCTACAAGACTTCCTAAAAGAGATTTATGAGGTTACAAAAAGTACGATCATAATATTTTGTGGGAAAGAGCAGATGTCGGAAATTCATAAATTCTTTTCTGAAAAACAGAAGAAAGGAAAAGGAACAGTCCGGCAGCTTGTATGGAAGAAAACGAATCCTTCACCTATGAATGGGCAGAATATCTATCTTTCTGGCATTGAAAATGCTGTGTGGTTCAAGAAACGTGGTGGTACATTCAATGCTCACTGCAAAAATACAGTGTTTGAATATCCGTGTGGAAGAAACAAATTACACCCTACAGAAAAGAATCATGAGTTATTGCGAGAGTTGATAAGAGATAACAGTAATGAGGGTGATATAGTTTTTGATCCATGTTGCGGAAGTGGCGCACACTGTTTAGTGGCGAAAGAAGAGAATAGAAACTACATAGGTGTTGAGTTGAAAAATCAGTATTATGAGATTGCAAAGGAAAGGTTACAGTGATGGATGAGGGAGCAAAAGACAGTTTGCTATGGATAGAAGAACATCTTCCTGAAAGATTTGAACTTTTACTGAGAACCAACCGTGAATACGATAAACGAAGCGGTGTTCATGGTGGAATGTGGTATTTACATTTAGTCGAATGTATCAAACAGGAAAATAGTGATTGGTTTTCATATAAATCCTGGTACAGTGAATGTTCAGACGATTTATACAAATTGTTAGATGATGTTGTTATTATCATAAAACACAATCCTCAAATTGCGCTTGTTGAGTGATTACAAATAATCAATTTTGAAGCGAGGTATCTGTAAATGAATACAAGGAATAGAGCTTGGCGAAGAAAGAAAAACTTTTCAAAAGGTCGTAGAAAGAAATATATTGCGATGGCAGTTTGCCGGAACTGGTGGTATGAACATGACGGACAATATATCAAAGGTAAGATTCATTGTTCGTGCCCTTCATGTAGTCCGAAGACGAATAATCGTGGAAGATACGGATCTGCAAGAAACTACACACATTCAGACCTTGCAAAAGTAGAATCTATGCAGTGCAAAGTTTCAGAATACAAAAATGGAGAAGTAGAAGACAATGGTAAAAATCAGTATTAAAGATGGTAAATATGTAGTTGATGCGACAATTCATACAGAAATAAGTACATCGAATATTGCTGAAGTACAAGAAAGTTTTGCAGTAGATTGTGCAGTAGAATTTGCAGAGGCAATTAGAAAAATGGTCATCAATAATGAAATGCTTGTGAATGTAATGAAAAAAGCAGGTAAGGAGTGTATGTTATGAAAATGATTAACACCAGTGAGTGCGAAAAATGTAAGCATGGAACTGTAGATGACACAAACAAAGCAAGAGTAAAAGTGCATTGTGATATCAAGAATAAAGATTATATCTATGGTGCATGTATTCCATGTGAAGATAAGGAGAACAAGTAGTGGGAGTATTAAAAGTAAGAAAAGGAGAAATCCTTGAAGCGGAAACCGACATTGAATATAAAAATAGTCTTGGTCAGGAAGCGGAAATTTCCAAAGGTGAAAAATCAGTTATTGGCTTTGACGGACTGATTCATTGTCTGAAGAAAAGAGTTGTTATTGTGCCGGACGATACGATGGAAGTAAGCGGATATTCGGCAACTGGTTTATCAGAATTTCTTACGGCTTGGCTGGATAAAAGCCTTGACTTAGAAAAGAACCTTGATAAATCAGAACACTCTCTTGATGATGTGAGAACAGTCATTGAGATGGCACTTGTTGAAATTGGTATGGAGGCAGGAAATGGCGAAGTTGAAAAAGAAGATTAAAATTGGCAATGGTTGTATGACAGCAATTTTGATTGCCTTGTTATTTGTAGCGATATATGCAGTTAGTTGGATTTGCACTTGTGGAGTTATCAAACTCATTACAATGTGCTTTGGTCTGACATTTTCATGGACAATTGCAACAGGAATTTGGTTGGTTATCTTGTTGCTGAAAAATATTTTCAATGTAACAGTAAGAAATGAAAACAAGCCAACTAGAAGATATTAAAGGAGAAAAATAATGGCTATTATCGGTGCAATTTTAGGAGATATTGCAGGATCAAAATGGGAGTTTAACAGACCAAAAGAGTTGGATTACGAACATATTGAATTATTCCAAGATGACAGTTACTACACGGATGATACTGTTTTATCGGTAGCCACAAAGTATGCTCTTGAAAATGAAGTATCATTTAAAGATGCATACAATGAATTCGGCAATGATTACATTGATTGTGGATATGGTGACAGATTCTTTGAGTGGTTGATTTTCAAAAGTAAGAAACCATATAAGAGTTGTGGTAATGGATCTGCAATGAGAGTATCGCCAGTTATTGACTTTGCAAAAAGTAGTGATGATATCATCAAATATGCCACTATGTCAGCGGAGTGTACCCACAATCACCAGGAAGGAATTAAGGGTGCAGTTGTAACGGCTACATGTGGTTGGATGGCTAAAAATGGCGCATCTAAAAAGGAAATTGAAGAGTACGCAAGCCGTGAATATCCGGCTGGAAGTTACTATAAATATCCAGTCTCAATGTCAATGAAAGAGCTGAGAGAAGTATATAAATGGGACGAAACATGTCAAGGTAGTGTTCCGGCAGCAATCAGATGTTTTCTTGACAGTGAAGATTATGAAAGTTTCATCAGAAATGTACTGAGCTTTAAGTGTGACTCAGATACATTAGGAGCTATCGGCGGTGGTATTGCGGAAGAGTTCTATAAAGGTACTGGATTTAACAGTAATGAATTGCTGAAAAAGTATCTTGATGAAAGATTATATGGAATTGTGAAGGAGAACAAATAATGGATTTAAGAGAAATGGAATTAAGAGATACTGTAGAAATGATGAATAGTGCTGATTACAAAGAAAGATTCAAAGCGGAATACTATCAGACAGCTATTCGCTATGAAAAACTGAAAGCAATGGTAGATAAGCACAATAACGGTACACTGGAATTCAAACCAACGTGTCCTATGAGCATCTATGACATTCAGCTTAGAGCCATGCGTGATTATCTGACTATCCTTGAAGCTAGAGCAGCTATTGAAGGAGTAGAGTTAGATGGATAACGAAGCGGAAAAGCAATTCATAGATCATCCAGATATGAATGGATTCTGTGATAAATGTAGAAATCACTATCTTTTAGATGGTGATGAATCAAGATGTAGGAGTATTAGTCTTGGAATGAGTTCAGCAATGTGTTGTCATATTTCAAGATGTAGCAAATACGAAGAGAAGAAATAAAAAATCTTTTTTATTTACTTCATTAGAAACCATTGATTTATAAGCCTTTCGTATATTGTTTTGTTGCATAGTTAGTATAAAATCTCTCATTTGACTTTCTGAAAACACCTATATGACGGTATTTCAGAGAATCAAATGAAAAAGATTTTATATTAAATATTCTTGTAGCTTGTGAAGAGTCGCAAGAGGTATGTAAGGCGTTTAGAGAAAAAGGTCATAATGCTTTTAGCTGTGACATAATTGAATGTTCTGGAAATCATCCAGAGTGGCATATAAAAGATAACGTGCTTCCGTTATTAAATGGGAATTGCAGTTTCAAAACAATGGACGGAAAAGAACATAGTATTGATGGCAAATGGGATATGATTCTCGCATTTCCACCTTGTACACACTTGGCTGTAAGTGGCGCAAAACATTTTGAAAAGAAAAGAGCAGACGGAAGACAACGAGAAGGTATTGAATTCTTCTGCCAGTTTTTAACTGCTGATTGTGACAAAATTTCAATTGAAAATCCAATTGGGATAATCAGTGGAGATTACATAAAAAAGTGGTTTCCAGATTTGGCACAAAAATATGGTTTACCAATAAAACCTACACAAATAATTCAGCCGTATGAATTTGGACATCACACGAAAAAATCAACTTGTCTTTGGCTTAAAGGATTGCAAAAATTGACACCAACGAACATAGTTGAACCGAAAATAATTACATATAAAGGTGGAGCTAAATTTGGTGCAGGAATTGGACAAGTATTTGATGAGAATGGAAAAGCAATTCCATTTCACGATCCAAGAACTGCTAAAGCAAGAAGTAAAACATTCTCAGGTGTAGCAAAAGCAATGGCAGACACATGGGGATAACAAGCGGTAATAAATGATACAAACAAAATTGTTTTTTTATCCATATTTTCCAATTTATATATCCTTTCAAATAGGCTATAGCAAGTAATTTCAGAAGATATGACAAATATGTAATTCTTTTTATCATCAAATCATAAATTCTGAAATTACCTATATTAGCTGTTTACGAGTTTCATAAGTAAATGAAAAAACAATTCCAAATTGGGAATTGGTAAACTTTTGTGAAATTGATAAATTCGCTGCTCAATCATATTGTGCTGTGCATGAAGTTGATGCAGATAAAAACATCGGGGATATTACAAAGATTGATGAAAACAAAATGCAACCGTTTACTATGATTTGTGGTGGATCACCTTGCCAGGATTTCAGTGTTGCCGGGAAGCAGAAGGGCAGCATGTGGCAATGTGCGGATTGTGGTCATGAATATAACCCACTTACAGTACATTTTTCAAGAAGAAATAACTGTCCGAAATGTGGTAGTGAAAATCTTGATAAGACACGATCATCGTTACTTGTGGAATGGTTAAGGGTTGTAAGAGCAAATAAGCCATTGTGGGGAGTATATGAAAATGTAAAAAATATTGTTGGAAAATCATTCAAGGAAACATTCGATATGTTTATCGAAGAACTGCATGAATACGGATATAACACTTATTATAAAGTTTTGAACGCAAAAGATTTCGGAATTCCTCAGAATAGGGAAAGACTTTATCTGATTATCGTAAACAAAGACATTGATAACGGGAAATTTGAATTCCCAGAAGGTTTTGAAAGCAATACAGTCATGTACGATATTTTGGAAGATGAAGAAAATGTAGATGCAAAATACTATGTAGATTCAGCCAAAGAGAAAGAAGCACTACAAGAAATGATTGACTCTGGTAAACTCCGTAAAGACTATTCAAACACTGTAAGAGGGGGCAGAGGCTCACTAGACAGACATCAGTGGGATCTTATTCAGATACCAGGCAAGGAGCAATCATAAGTAAATGTGGAAAATGCGTAGATAAATTTACGGACTGTGCCAATACATTACTTGCAAGAGACTATAAGGGTTTCGGCAATCAAGGAATGAATGGTGTGATTTCAATTAAACAGCCAGGAAAGGAATAATATGGAACGATATATTTGTGAAAGACGATGTGATGAAGGATTGAGATCTTTCAAGGGGGGGCTTTGTGGAACAATTCGTACAATCAATGCAGGAGGAGATAAAAGAGTGATTATTGAGGATAAAAACAATGTAAGTACAGATGATTATGCAATTAGAAGACTGACACCAAGAGAATGTTGGAGATTGATGGATTTTTCCGACAGTGATTTTGACAAGGCAAAAGCAGCAGGAATGAGTGATACGCAACTTTATAAACAAGCTGGGAATTCAATTTGTGTGGGAGTTCTGTATCATATTTATAAAAATCTATACAATGCTATGCCGTATTTATTTGATGACTTAAAAGTTAGCAGCTTCTTTTCAGGTATTGGAGCTTTTGAGAAAGGGTTGGATAGATTGTATGCAGAAATCAATTGATAATCAACCAAAAATAAAAGTATTAGGACGATTAAATATTAAGGGACTTGACATAATAAAGAGAGTTTATTCTGCAGAAGGATTAGCACCTACTCTTTCAACGATGATGGGGGGCAAAGACAACCGAAAGTAATCGTCAGGAGAAACCATGAGTGATATGAAGCCGAGGTTAGTAGGTGGTTTTGGTGAAATTAACTTCGGCAAACAATATCGCCAGGGAAATAGAATCTATGATGCTGATGCAATTGCAGTATGCTTAACGGCACAGCCATTAGGTAATATGGGAGGCTACAGTAGCTTATATGTTGTCAGAAGAAAGAAAAGTAAAAAAGATGGGGAACGTATCAACGAAAAATAGTCAAGCTGGTACGGTATATTCGCCGGGGGGGGTGTTCACCTACGATATGTGCTGGTACACATGGATACGCCATTGGATATATTGTAGTTAAGAATTTTCCTTCTGGTCGGAATAATAGGAGAAAATAAATGACATATGGATTTATCTGCCCTAATTGTGGGCGAAAAGAAGATATCACAATGCCAATCACACAGTACACCTCAGAAGGTCATTTCTGCCCAGAGTGCAATACAGAAATGCAGAGAGATGTTTCAACTATGGGATGTATGAGTATTGATAAAACCGGCGATTTTTACCGGCGTGTAAATTAGAAAAAAGTGAAATAGGAGGACTGGCAATATGAAATTCATAAGGGTGGTAATTACAGAAGGATATTTGACATGTGGTGGAGGTTATATTAACAGCAAACACTAAGGGAGGCTATCATGAACGCATACACGAAAATTATTGATAATTGTTTGGATTGTGACTGCTGCAAGGTGCGTCCGATTTATACGCCGGATTCGTGGGATCATGAAGAGGGTGCATATTGCAAAGAAGTTATTGAAAACGGGAAAGAAAAGTTGATTGTGGCAGATGATTGGGATTTAAGAAAATATTCTAAAATTCCAGATTGGTGTCCGAAGCTCATAAAAGGTAGACTGAATGAACTGCTGACTAAAGCAGGGGTTAGCAGTACCAAAAAATTTAATGAAAAACTGGATAGCCTTTTAAAGAATCAGGATGAGGATTATTCAAAACTGATACGGATGTTTATTTCAATGGGTTTTGCATATGGGCAAGTAATATTTGAAAGAGGTGTTGCAATACAGCAGTTAAATGAATTAGGGATTCAGTTTGGTGAAAATGTTGAAGAATATAAAGTAATCAAACCATAGATAAGTGGAGGTATATATGAGTGCGTTAATTGTAAATCTATTTGGAGTACCTGGTGCTGGTAAAAGCACTGGGGCAGCATACATTTTCTCGAAATTAAAAATGCTTGGAGTGAATGCAGAATTAGTTACGGAATTTGCAAAAGATAAAGTGTGGGAAAATAACGAAGAAGTATTTAATAATCAGGCATACATCTTTGGGAAACAAAGTTTTAAGATAAGCCGGTGTGCAAATAAGGTTGATGTGGTTATTACAGATAGCCCATTGCCATTAAGTATTTTTTATAATCATGATCCGTTGCTTACAGAAAACTTTAATGCAAGTGTGATGGATGTATTTAATGGTTATAAAAATGTAAATTTTCTTCTTACAAGGACAAAACCATATAATCCTATTGGTAGACAGCAGACGGAAAAGGAATCAGACGAAATGAAAGAACCACTTGTTAGGCTCTTAACTCAAAGAGGTATCGGATATTTGGAAATCCCAGGAGAAATTGCTGGATATGACGCAATAGTGCAAGATGTATTATTGCTGATCGAGAGCAATAAGGGAGAATAACAAGTATGGACGAACTGGAATATTTATATAAATCAATCCCGGCTTATAGCACAAACGAATACAAAGTAGCCGGAAGAAACATTGATTTGAAAATAATGCCCGAAAATCTGCCACCAGGAGATATTGTATTCACGGCAGAAGACACAAAGAATCTGTTATGTAAGAAAAAGAATATAAGTGTTAGTGAGTTCTTAAAAACTAAAGCAGGAATGGATTTGAAAAAATCTATTATCAGTGCTATTGAAACAGATGGGGTATTTCAATTGATTGAATCTGTACTTGATATAGCAATTGCCGATGAGATGAGAAGATCAATACGAAATAAAGAATATGATCCTCTTCGTGAATATATGGAATCGCAAGATTGGAAATCTTCTCCCATTGATTATTGCGACATGTTACTGTCTGGAAATGAAGGATATTATAAAAAGCCACAATTGTCATCAGATATAACAGTGTCTCAATTAAAGAAACAGATAAAGCATTGTAAAAACCCATTGGAAAAACGTAGCCTTGAGAAACAATTAAATAGATTATATAAGGAAAGGAAAAAGCAAAAACATGAGAAACAATAAAGCAATAGAATTGACAATAACACCTAATTATGTTTCTGACTGGAATTTTTGTGATGCCGTAAGAGAACTTATCCAAAATGGAATTGACCAGGAAACTCTTGATTCAGAAAATGCGTTTGATATTTCATATGATGAGGAAGAAAAGACATTACAGTTATGTAGTCCGAAGTCATCTCTTGAAATCAATACATTATTACTTGGTTGTAGCACAAAGACAGATAATTCAGATACAGTCGGTCAGTTTGGTGAGGGTTATAAAATCGCAGCTCTTGTGTTAAACAGAATTGGCAAAACATTCACCGTATACAACAACAGTAAAAACGAAATCTGGATATCTAGTTTTGAGAAATCAAAGGTATTTGGAGAGCCGGTACTGACATTCAAAATCTTCGACAATATTACAGAAAATGAAGGACTTATCATTGAAATTGAGAATGTAGAGTTTGAGGAATACAAAGAACTTTTCAATGTTTGGTTGGATATGCCGGGGAACGAACAGTACAAAAAGATTGAAACAACATATGGGTGGATATTTACAGATAAAGATATGCAAGGGAAAGTATTTGTAAATGGACTTGCAATTGAAAGCAAAAGCGATAAGCACTTTGGCTATAATTTTAAGCCGAAATATATTACCCTTGAACGTGACCGTAAGAGTTGTAACAGTTGGGATATGAGTAGAGTTACGGCTGACATGATTTGCGAAGCTCTTAATTCCGGCACACTCAATATCAAAGAGGTTATTAAGATTGCGAAAGAAGGAAGATTCTCTGATATAAATAATCTTCAGTATAAAACATGGGACAGCAATGTTCAGAAAATCGGGCAAATGTTTGTTGATGAATTTGATGAAGAATACAGCGATGCAATTCCAGTAAGTTGCCAATCTGATTTTGACCATGTAAAAGAAATGGGTGGAAAACCTGTTATCGTGCCATATGAAATCGCTCAGATTGTGTCTGATATCACGAAAGAGCGAATTGATAAACTGGCAGAAAACATATGGGGCAGTGGATTCACAACAAAAGAAAAACTGCAGCAGTGGCGTGATTTTTATAAAGACGAAATTTCCGAAGAAGCTATAAGACATTTCAACCAGATCATCGAAGAATTAAATTAGGAGGGGCTATGGAACTTACACCTGAACTGAAACGCCGATTTTGCAAAAATTGTAATATTCCAATCTCAATTTTTGTAGAGCCATTTTTCACGGATCGTATCAAATTATTCTCTATGTATTATAACACGATAGAAGAATTGCAGAAATTCGTGAAATCAATTGAACCGTATGATTGTGAACAGGATTATTATGAGCATTACAATAAGACAAAAGATGCAGCTATCAATTTTATCAAAGGTACAGAAGGATATGAAAAATTCAACAACATGGATATGAAAGAAATTTCAAAAGCTATCTCAGAAATTCACATTCCTTCGTCTGATATCTATAAGCCGACAAACGATGGCAAAAGATTTATCAGTATTGATATGAAGAAAGCAAATTTCCACTCACTGAAAGCATTTGCGCCGGATATTTTTGATAATGCCGATACCTGGGAAGACTTTATGCGGAAGTTTACCGATGATGAGCATATTATCGGAAGTAAATATGTGAGACAAGTGATTCTTGGAAATTGCAACCCAAAACGGCACATTACATACGAAAAGTATTTGATGCATTTTATCATTCTTTATTTGGCTGAAATTGTTTCGCCGGAAGATATCATATGCTTTTCAAATGATGAAGTTGTTATTAAAACAGACAATAATAAAAAATATGATATAAATGAAATTGAAGAATGCGTGAAAAATTCATACTTTGGGCAGCATATTCCATTCAAAGTGGAAGAATTTAAGCTGGACTATCTGGGAGAAGGTATCGGATATATCAAACGATATGATGACGAGAAGTTTAAGTTGAAATGTGTTGACAACGATTATTTTCCGATGATTCTGAGATTGGTGCAGTCCGGCTATGTAACGCTCAATGATTTGTTTTTGTGCATAAAGGCACATTGGCAAGATTTAATGATGTACCTAAGAATATTCGGGAAGTATTCAACTACGATAAAGGTGCAATTGTGGAATGGTAATGGAGGAAAATTGAATGACAAAAGAAGAGATGAAGGAGTATCTAATGTCAACAGGATTATATGAAGACACAGATACGGATATGCTTTATGAAGAAGGAATGATGTCATCAGACGAAGCAGTTTTTGTAAAAGATCTTACAGAAAGATTCATTGGTGTTGATAAGGAGTATGCCGGAAAACCGTGGAATATTATGCAGATTTTAACAAATATCCGCATGGTTGACACTGTAGAAAACAAGAATACAGAAAAAGGGAAATTAGAAAAGCTCTTAGAATGGGTTAAAAAAGAAGAGGATCAGAGAACTGAATTCGCATCAAAGTGTTTTGAAAAGAACAATGCTTTAGGTATGCATATTCATAATGCGGAGGCATCAGAGTGTACAAAAATCCGTTGGATAATCGAAGATATTTTGAATAGTGAAAGAAGTGATAAAATGGGATTCAATGAAGCGTATGTACTGATGAAACGTGGTGCGAAAATCAAACGCCCAGACTGGACAGGCTATTGGTATTGGTCTGAAGAATATCAGACTATCATGATTCATTGTAAGGACGGTCAAGAGCTGGATATCAGAGGTACAGAAAATGTAGGATTCACAATGGATAATATCTGCCAGAATGATTGGATTGAGGTGAAATAGATGGAACAGAAATGTGAAAACTGTAGATTCTTTTGCAAGCTCAATCTATTTGCAAGATATGTCGGGACAGTAGGTGGTATAGGATGTGTGTCTGGTTGGAGAGTAGAAAAAATGCATTCAAAATTTCAAGATTCATGTGGATGTAATGTATTTCTAACAGATTTTGGCATAGTCAATGAGACACTACCACATGATGTATGTGAACTCTTTAAGCCAAAAGAAACGGAGGAACATGATTATGTCAAGAAATAAATATCCTGGATATTGCTATTGCTGCGGAGAATATGTAAAGCCGGGATTCGGGCATTATGAAAAGACACGGGGTAAAAACATGTATCGACAATATGGAAAGTGGCGTATTAAATGTGTGAAATGCGCAAACGGAAGAATTGTACACGATACAGATAAAGAAGTATTACGTGTACAAAACGGGTAAATTAAAAACTGGTTTTATCCTTTTGGCAGTTTCTTCCCATGTTTCAAAATTAAAATCAGTATAATCGGGGCAATTTGAGTGTTTCTTAAAGGTAATAGATAAATCATCAGCAATCATTACCTTATATAAATACTTCAAGTTGCCCTTTTTATCATATGCTTTTACGATTGAATTATCTAACCAAAAAGTACCAGGATATATTTCATAATCGAAACCGTTTTCTTTCCACATTTTTATTAAATCTTCATATATAGGTTGCATATTTTCCTCCAATAAAACCAGTTTTTCAAAAGAAGGAACAGGAAAGCATCAAACTTATAAATGAGACAATAAAGAAGTATAATGGGTATATTCCATATGTGCTGCAATCAACTGGAAAGGATAGTATTGTGACTGAGCATTTGTGTAGATTAAGCAATTACACGGTCAAAACAGTTTTCAATAACACCACCTTAGATTGTGCTGATACATATAGAATTGTCAATAAGCACAAAAATGACTGGATTATCACAACACCGCCGGAAGGATTCTATCAATATGTAGAACGTGAAAACTTTATTCCTACCAGATTTAGTAGGGCATGTTGTTCACTATTCAAAGAAGGTAATCATATAAATCATTTTGACGATGTAGAAAAAGCTATATGGATTATGGGTGTAAGAAATGATGAAAGTAATGCAAGATCCAGCAGACAAGATATTGAACATAATCCTAAATGGGGAGATAGAAAATGGATCGGGTTACTTCCTATTAGAAAGTGGACTGAATTGGAAATATGGTGCTATATTATTTTGAATAATCTTGAAGTAAATCCTAAATATAAAAAAGGATATAAAAGAGTAGGCTGCGCAATAGCGTGTCCGTATAGTGGCAAATCAACGTGGTATCTGGATAAATATTTCTATCCAAAGATGTATGATCGTTGGCATCGGATTCTTACAAAAGATTTCATTGAACATGGGAAATGGTGTACCCTGAATTGTACACTAAAAGAATATCAATACTGTTGGAATGGTGGAGTGGTAAGAGAACAACCAACAAAAGAAGTAATCGAAGAATTTATGCAATACAAAGGCATCGACAGTTACGAAATTGCCGAAAAATATTTCAACAAGAAATGTACATGTTGTGGCAAAAATATAAGAAATAAAGATACAATAGCCATGAATCTAAAAATGCATGGGCGAAATATAACTCGGTTTATGTGCAAAAAATGTTTGATAAAAGAACTTCATATTGATGCGAAAAAATGGAACGAATACATAAGACAGTTTAAATCTCAGGGATGTTCTCTATTTTAAATAAAAATGGGCGCAATGCCCATTTTTATATATAAATTTCTAAAATATTTCTAAAATGACTTGACAACCACCAGAAAAAGTATATAATAAAAATATAAACAAACAATAATAAATGAAAGGAATAAACATGATAAGAATTGAAAGCAATAAAACACTTCTTACTGATAAAGAGCTTACAGATATCAAGAAAAGCTCATACGATCAAGGTGTCATTGATGGAGTGAAGTTAGGTACTGGTGCTGTATTGAAAAACATAAATGCACTGAATCCAGAAGACATCGAAGATTTCAACAAAAAGAAAAAAGAAATAATCGACTTCTGTTTGAATGTAATAGCAGTCGAAGGAAAAGGAGCGAAACAGAAAATTGGAAAGAATGGCAATAACTAAACATGCAATGACTCGCTATGCCGAAAGAATTGCCGGAAGAGATGAGTTAATTGACATCAATATTTACATAGCTCAGAATGAGGATAAGATCATTGATGATATTAACAAGATGTGCGAACATTCAGAACTGATTTACACGGGAAAAGTTGGAAACCGTGACAATAATCCAGTTAATGTATACTTATCAGGAACATGGATTATTTTGACTGACTTAACAGAGTCAAAGGTTATTACTCTGTATAAAGTAGAATTGTATGTTGGTGAAGAATTCAACAAACAGTTTATTCAGAAGAATCTTGATAAGCTGGCAGAAGACAAGAAAATTTTGGAAGCCAAACGTGCAGAAATCGCAGAGGAAAAATCTGCATATCAGGAAATCATTAAAAGCAATGAAGATTTGATTAACGAATATCGTGGTACAATCAAAATGCTTGAAAGAAATAATGCAGACTACAAGGATGCTATTGAAAGCATGGATGCAAGGTGTTCAAAAGCGGAACTTGCGGTTAAGCGAGATATTGAAGCTCTCGTAATGAGAAGAGAGTTTTAAAATTTGTTATAAACAAACAATAATAAATGAAAGGAAATACAATGTACAAACAAGTAATTGTAGTAAACAAGAGTTTAAACATGAGTCCTGGAAAACTGGGAGCTATGGTAGCACATGGAGCTACCTCATTCTTTTGTGAGTGGTTTAAAAGAAATGTTGTCACATCAAATGAAACTTACAACGATTATCTAATCACTCCAAATGCAAGAGTTGACAAAGAACTTTTTGCTCAGTGGATTAGTGGTAGTTTTACTAAGATTGTGCTTGAAGTGGAAGATGATGCAGCAATGAAAACAATCATTGAAAAGGCACATGAATATGGAATGGTCAACAGACAGGATTTCTTCAATATTGTAGATGAATCAACAGAATTTCTTGATATTCCACAGTGGGCGGTAATCGCATTTAAACCTATGGAAGCAGAAAAGATTGATCCGATTACGGGGGAACTAAATTTATACGGTTACGAAGAAAAAATGCCGATGGAATGGGAGAATTGATATGTTTGATTTTTTCAAGAAGAAAACTATAGAAGAGAAAATGGACATTATTAAAACTTCATATGAAAAACAACAAGAATCTATGGTGGAGTCAAAAAGCCCAGGTGAAAAATATATCTGGGTAGAAGGTTTTAAAGGTACGCAAGAGAATATGTGTTGTACGGTTACATATCCAAAAATGTGTGGATTTAGTGTCAATCACGAAAGAAAGACAGAACAGTACGAACTCAATGTGCCAAAGATATTAGAAGGTGATCCAGCAGTCGGTAGAAATGGTTTCCATTTCTGCAAAGACTTAGACGATGTTTTCCGATATTACCCATTCGATTTTCACAATAGATATTTCAAAGTAAAAGCCCTTGTGAAAAAGGAAGAATACGATAATAGACTTTTTGCAGCTTTAGCAGCAAAAGAAATTATTTTGTATGAAGAAGTTTTCCCGGAATATGAAGGAGTGAAACAATATCTTAAATGCACCTCAAAAAGATATCACGAACCATATCAATTTACCGAAGAAGACTTTAATGGCGCAAAAGAAATGGGCAAAGAGGTGTATTTTAAAAATAAGTTTATCACTGCATTGGTCAAATTAGGTCACTCACATTTATTATCAGAATTGGTATTAGAACAGTGTTCTTGTGATGTTGCATACATGAAACATATTATAGATGTTGTCACTGCATTGAAAGACGAAGGGGTTTCAAGAGATATGACTGCCTATATACTCTTAGGAGGTATACATGAAGTTAAGTGAAATAGATGACTGTAGCATTTGCCCATTACCAGGCGAAGGTCTTTGTCCTGGCGGTATGGTTTGCTATGGTGGAGAGCCAATTGAGCCACCCTGTACAAGTTGGGATGGAGATGAAGATGTAGAAGACTATATTGAGTCAGTACATGCCAGTATTTTAGAAAGAGAAGAATATGAAGATCGTTTGCGAGAAGAACGAGAAAAGAAGAAACGAAAAAATGAAATCGCCAAGCGGAAACGCCAATATTTGAATATTTATTGCTACTCAGAGAAACATGATGTTAAGTCATTGAAAAAGCAGATAAAGAGCTATGAAAGTATTGAACGATTTGCAGACTCTATAGCAACAGCATTTAACATAACTAATGAAATGTTCAGATATTCAGAAAGGAAAGAAGTCAATCCAGAAATTACAGAAAAATTGAAGTCTCTTCGGGAGAAACTAAAAGAGGCAGAGCAGAAGCTAAAGGATAAGCAGAAAGAATGTAGAAATACAGAAAAATATAAATCTATAGGGAAGGAACAGGAAGATGAAGAAAAACATTAAGAAAATCGTAGGCATTATTGCTTGCGTGACGTTTCTGTGTGCAATGACAGGTTGTGCAATGTTAGATTCTGCCATTAACGATTTAAAGGGCAGTCTTATCGGTAATGGATATGTGATTGATACATACGACAACTACGGCAACAAAGTAATGACAACAACAGGCGATAAAATCAATATTGAAGGAAATCCAGTTGAAACAACAAGCTATGATAGTTCTGGCGATATCATTACTGGCTATGAGCTGTCATCTATAATTACTATCAATATTGATGGAAAGGAAATACAGAGCTGCGGAGATACATGTATTTTTGAGCAAAAAGGACTTGATGCAGAAGTTGATTTTCAGCAGGAAAATATCTACAGTAATACAAATGGTAGCATTGCAGACAATACATACATTGCTGGTATCGTAAATAAGTACAAGAACATGTTTGGTAAGTCAAGAATTGTTGTTGTGAAATCTCAGCTCGGACAACCTATAACAGCTTATTCAGGCGATGAAGTATACTGGGAAATTCCAGACGATTTACCGAAGATGACAAAACTCATGATTGATGGTAAAGCTCTTTATATTCACAGAGCCAATTTCCAGATCATCGACAAAGCGTTACTAAATTAAATTAGAATTTTATGCACTTTGAGTTTATAGAAATGAAAAATGGATTGTATGAGTATAAAGACGATAGCATTCCTGGCAGTGGACATGTAGTTATAGATGTCACGGAAACAGAGAAAATGTATACTTTCAAATTGGTTGAGAATACATGTAGATATGATCCGTGGAGAATTTCGAGTCTTTTCAAAAAGTCAACGCAAGTAAGAATAAAGAAATATCGTTCTAAACATTCAGTTATGACTTGGGATAATGGATTTGTTATATATCCATATCGAGATGGAATACCATATCTTTTTAAATATATTGAAAGGGGGCAAAAGAAATGAAGAAATAAAGATTGACAATAGAACAAGTGTTCTGTATAATGAATGCAGACACTTGTTTCAGAAAAATGAGTTTTCCCTAACCAGTAGTTTATATGAGTAAGAGTAAAAGTCCACTCGATATGCTTGCTGATTAGGTATTTGCTCTCCACCATATTAACATGATATGGTAAATTTTTCAAGAAACAAGTGTTTCTTGTTATAAGAAAGGAGAAGCAATGTTAGAAAAAATCAAACAGATTGCATTTAAAGTAAATTTATTTTTATGCAGATATCCATATGTAGTAGATTTTGTTGTATTTACATTAAATGCTATTATAAACAAACTATAATAAATGGAGCAATATATATGAAAGTTTTTATCACAAAGAAAAAGCTAGTTAATGAATTTGCAAAAGAGCTGGCGTATCTACAGATTAGAGCAGATTGGTGGCATTATGCATCGAGAGCCGAGGACAAATACAGTCAGAATATGTCAAGTAAAATGCTTGACGATGTGGCAGAACTTCGTTGCATATGTTCTAATTTAGGCATCATGAAAGCAGTATATGAAAAAGCATATAAAATCTATGATTTCAGAAATAGTGGGAAGAAAGGTTTCGTGCCGGATGTCAATCTCATTAAGAAATTGAATAAAGAATTTTGTGAACCAATGAAGAAGAAAAGACCAATTTAACGGAGGGTAAATATGACTCAAATGACTGTAGATAGAGTTAAGCGTGTGGCTCTTGAAACTATTGAATCTGAAATACCAGATGTTGACTATGGCTACGATTACGAAAAAGACGTTGCTTTAGCTTTTATGTATAGAGTTGAAGGTATCGTTGCTTTAGCCAATAGGTTAGCGGAAGAATGTGCTGATGGATAAATATGAAGACAGATAAGAGAAAAGAAATTACAAAAATGCTGTCTCTATCAATTCAAAAGCACATAAATCCACGCAATGACTCTAGGATATATTGGTCAAGAGAAGTCACGTTTGACTACAGAACCAAGAATGCCAAAAGAGTTGATTATATGAGATTCAAGCCAGTAAATAACACGGTTGGAGGAATCGAAAAGGGAGATTTCTACTGTTATGAAGTCAAGTCTTCAGTAGCAGATTTCCATTCTAAAAATGGGCATAACTTCATCGGAGATTGGAATTACTACGTGATGCCAAAAGAAGTATTCGATGAGGTTAAGAAGGAAATTCCGTATGGTGTTGGTGTATTAGTTCCCAGTGGTCGTTGCCACTCCGGGAGCTGGTACGACTTGAAATCCATAAAGAAAGCTAAAAGAATGAACAGAGAAAAGCCTATCTCAGAAATGCTATTGATGATGTTTAGATCGGCTGCAAGGGATAGGAATGTAGAGTAGGAGAAGAGAATGAAGAAAAAGATGATGGTTTGGATTTTTGCCATACTTTTATGTTTTTCTTTGGTTGGTTGCAAGGCAGGAGAAAGTAAATCTAAATATCCATATGTTACAGTAAAAAGAACAATGTGGAGGAATGATAACACAGATATAGATATTGGTGGTGAATATGAACTTAATGATTTTGATAAAGAAACCACTGAAAATGGCTGTACCGTAACACTCAATTTTGATTTGAAGAGTAAGAAAAAGAATAAATCTACATCTGAAACAACCAAAAAAGAAAATGATACTGTGCAAAAATCCAATTCACAATTCAAATTGGATGTTGAGCCAGTCCTACAGTTACCAGAACTTCCTACAGGTTGCGAAATTACTTCACTTGCGACTGTACTCAATTACTATGGATATGATATCAGTAAAACTCAGTTAGCAGATGAATACCTGGAATGTGGCGAAGTTGGAGATACAGATCCGAATGAGAAATTCATAGGATCACCATATGATATTCATTCGTGTGGTTGTTTCTCTAATGTGATTGCAGATGCAGCGAAGAGTTTCAGTGAGAAGAACGGCTGTAATTTCAAAGTATACAATTTATACGGATTGTCATTAGATGATTTATACAAATATGTAGAAGATGGCAAGCCGGTAGTAATTTGGTCAACTATTGACCTGAAAGAAACATACAGAAATATTACATGGGACGTTGATGGTAAAGAAATAGCATGGCGTGCAAATGAACATTGTATGGTGCTAATTGGATATGACAAGGACAATAATACTTGTATTGTTTCTGATCCGTTACAAGGTATTAAGGAATATCCGAGAGATTTATTTAATCAGAGATATGAGGAACTTGGTAAACAAGCTGTAATAGTAGAAAAAGGTATTTAATATATGGGATTTTGAAAAAGATTCAGACAAAACATGCTTCGACCATCTGGGTGATTATATCCCAGAAAGTATTGCAAACGAAGCGAAAAGAGAACTCAGAAGACGAGGATATTCTGAAGAGAAAATCCGTGAAGAAGAGTGGAAACGAACAAAATAACTATTTTATTTGGAATAGCTTATTTAGCCGTTTTCAGACAAAATTATGAGTAAATAATAGAAGTCTTAGTTTCTGGAATTACCTATATTACGGTGTTCCAGTATCATAGATAAAATAGTTATTAGGAGTAGTAATGGAAGTCAACGAAATATATAAAGGTGACTGCCTGGAATTGATGAAAGATATTCCAACGAATAGTGTTGATATGATTTTGTGTGATCTTCCGTTTGGGCAGACTGCCCGGAATAAATGGGATTCTGTTATACCGTTTGAACCATTATGGCAGCAGTATAACAGAATTATTAAAGATAACGGTGCAATCGTGCTATTTGCAAACGGAATGTTCACGGCTGACTTAATGCAAAGTAACAGAAAAATGTGGCGATACAATCTTGTGTGGGAGAAAACACAACCGACAGGATTTTTGAATGCTAAGAAAATGCCACTTAGGGCGCATGAGGATATTTGCGTATTTTATAAGAAATTGCCTACATACAATCCTCAGAAAACGACTGGACATGTAAGAAAAGTAAGTAAAGCGGAACATAAGCAGAATTGTAAAGAGACTACGGATTATGAGAAATATGGACTGACTACATATGACAGTACAGAAAGATATCCTAGATCCGTGATTAAGTTCTCAAAAGACATTCAGAAATCAGCCATTCATCCGACACAAAAACCCGTTGGATTATTGGAGTATCTTATCAAGACTTATACAAATGAAGGTGAACTGGTACTTGATAATTGTGTTGGAAGTGGCAGTACATGTGTAGCTGCACTTAATACAAACAGGCAGTATATTGGAATTGAAATGGACGATAAATATTTTGATATTGCTCAGAATAGGATTCGTGATTTCAAAGAATGCTTAAAACAAGCATAAATAAAGGAGAAACAATATGTATGATGATATTGTGAAGTATATTCCATATGGCAGAGAAAATGCCATTAGTAGAGATGACTTAGCAATCAAAGTTGGCTGTTCTGACAGAATCATGCGAGATTTAATCAGCAAGGCAAGGAAGAAAACTGTCATTATCAATATCCAGAATGGTAGTGGATATTACAGACCAACAGAAGATGACATGGAAGACGTATTGAAATACAAACATCAGGAAGAAAATCGTGCTACAGAAGTATTTGGTAATTTGCAGCCGGTAAGAGAATTCATCAGAAAATACGGTAAAGGTAAGAAAAATACGAAAGTGTGATAGTTGTCTTTATGGAGAAAAGTTATACGATGGCACACTGATTTGCCAACACATCGTATCTATGCAAGGAAAAGAAGCCACACAAGACTATGTGATTTGTAACAGTGTTGCTAAGTGTGATTTCTTTTTAGAAACAAATATTAAATGTAGTGACTGCCAGGGTAGTTGTTATGCGATTCAAAGAAAACTTAATTGTAAGAAAATGGAGGTTTTGAAGAATGAAAAAAGTATTGATTGTCGTTGATATGCAGGAGGACTTTGTGCGTGGTTCTCTGGGATCAAAAGATGCAGAAGCCATTGTAAGTAAAGTTAAAGCTAAAATTACCGAATACATGAAGCGTGGCGATAAGATCATCTTCACTAGAGATACACACAGAGAAAATTATCTGGAAACACTGGAAGGTAAGAATCTGCCAGTTGAACATTGTATCTATGGTACAGAGGGATGGCGAATTATTCCAGAGCTGGTTGATGACTGCAAAGAATATCCAGACTGCTCATTCATTGACAAGGTAACATTCGGGTATGAAAACTGGAAAGATATTTTCGGCACTGTAGATGAATACGGTATTGAGTTGGTGGGACTTTGCACTGATATTTGTGTAGTGTCAAATGCACTTGCATTACGAATGTTCTACCCGTCCTGGAACATTTCAGTTGATGAAAGTTGTTGTGCTGGTGTGACTACTAAGAAGCATAAAGCAGCACTTGAAGTCATGAAATCATGCCAGATTGAGGTTACAAACAGCCAGAAAACTAAATAAAACTATGTTTTTATGTTGTCGGTCAAGTTCTATCGTGAAAGTCTCAAAACCCTTGATTTCAAAGGCTTTTGCGATACTACGTGTACCGCTAAATAAATCTAAACACTTCATTGTAGTTTTGCTTCCTTTCTCAAATTGCGTATATTACGTGATTACAAACAACCAAATCAAAACATAGATTGGTATACAGATATCATGGAAGTATCGGCAAAAGATATTATTGAGAAATTTGGAAGACCAGATGTAATATGGGCAAGTCCACCGTGTACAAGTTATTCTATCGCTGCGATATCACACCATAGAAAGAAGAATGCTGAAACCGGCAGTCTTGATCCTGTAAGTGATTTTGCAAAGCTATCTGATGAGCTTGTGAAACATACATTAGAGCTTATCAAAGAATTAAAGCCTAAATATTGGTTCATCGAAAATCCTAGAGGTGGCATGAGAAAAATGGATTTCATGCAAGGATTGCCACGATACACAGTTACATACTGCCAGTACGGTGATACACGAATGAAGCCTACGGATATATGGACTAACCACCCGAATCCTCAATTTAAGCCAATGTGCCATAATGGTGATCCATGTCATGAGAAAGCACCCAGAGGAAGTAAAACGGGCACACAAGGGTTAAAAGGTGCTGTACAGAGAAGTGTTATACCAGAGGAATTATGCTTGCATATTGCAGATATATGTAGAAAGTAAAGGAGAGCTATGAGATGGACATGTTAGATATTTGTATTAAACAAGGCTATGTACCGCCAGATTGTAAATTAGATGGTGCAATAGCTTTTATGATTGTCAGAGATGGAAAAAATCCGTGTGATGGATGCCATGCTGACTGCATACATAAAAAATCGTCATATTGTAGAGAAGTTTTTTATGACGATAAATCAAAAAGAGTACAGCGTAGAAAGAAATTGGGAACAAATTCAGAACCAACTATTTATGTAGACACGGCACGTAGCGGTACAACAATTACGGCTATTTTACCAAATTCTGAGATAGGATATGTAAGGCATGTAACAGATGGGATTGAATGCACAGCAGATTATATTGAGAATATGTGCATAAAATATGGCGCAAAACAAGTTATTATTGATACAAGTGGATTTGGAATAGCTGTATGTGATTCGTTGTTTAACAAAAAATTGCCCTGGTTAGATATAGTTCCTGTTCATTGTATTTCAGATAGATAAATGTTTGCAAAGGAGATTAAAATGAAAGTATTTTTAGGTGGTACATGTGCCGGTTGGAAATGGCGAGATGAGTTGCAGCCATTACTTAAATGCGACTATTACAATCCAATTGTGAAGAATTGGAGCGAAGAAGACAGACTGAGAGAAGTCCACGAAAGAGAAACTTCTGATTATGTTCTGTACGGTATTACTAACGGAATTAAAGGTGTATATTCAATTGCAGAAGTTGTTGACGATTCAAACAAACGCCCGGAGAAAACAATATTTCTTAATTTGTATAAAACATATGAGAGAAGCGGAGAATCTAAGCAGATGGCACATAGCTTAAAAGCTGTTGAAAATATGCTGAAAGCAAATGGAGCTATGGTATTTAGTGGAGAAAAGGCACTTATGGAAGTTGCAAAATATTTGAATACTGTTGAGGGGTAAAATATGAAAGTATATGCAAGGACTAAGAGAATTCATGATGAGAACTGTCTTCCTGTACCATATAATGTAAATATTGCAAATGCTATTGAGGGATTTCATGACATGGGATTTGAAATACATTGTTATGAAAAACTCTCAGAAGCATACAACTTGTATCAGCAGGGGGATATTGTATTAGATGGTATTTTACAAGTAAATCATTGCCTTAACAAATTTGGGATAGTGTCAGATAACACTGATTATCCAGATGTTTTACAGAAATATCTTGGAAGAAAGATATGGACTGATAAGATTAACCATATAAATAATCATCCAGAATTATTTCCTGTTTTTGTGAAACCAGTTGTTGATAAGAAATTTAATGGTACTGTGGTACATAGTATCAAAGATTTAATCGGATGTGGATCATGTTATGAAAATTCAGATATATTGTGTTCTGAGATAGTGGATTTTATATTTGAATGTCGTGGGTTTATCTACTACGATGAAATGATTGATTTGCGCCCATACAAAGGCAATTGGCGCAACATGAATTTAATTGACACAAAAATTATTGATAATGCTGTCAAAGATTTTAGCACATGGGAAGGTAGACCAAATGCATGTAGTCTTGATTTCGGTGTTACAAAGGACGGAAGAACATTATTGATTGAACAGAATTCAGCATATTCATTGGGTTGTTATGGATTGTATAGTAATTACTATGCAAAAATGATTTCTGCTTATATTAGTCAAATAAGTGGAACGATAGATGAATGTGATTTTAGAATATATAGATAAGGAGAATTATGAGTAATTTTTATATTGCAGATTTGCATTTAGGACATGAGAATGCAATGAGAAGGTTTGACAACAGACCTTTTAAATCATTAGAAGAACAAGACAGAGCGATTATCGCCAATATCAATAACAGAGTATCGCCACAGGATAATCTTTATTTGTTGGGTGATGTGTCATGGTACAAGCCGGATAAGACTGCAGAACTGATTAAACAGATTAAGTGTAAGAACCGATATCTGATTGTTGGAAACCATGATAGCTGGATTAAAGATGGAAAATGCAAGAAATTGTTCCAGGGAATCTATGATTTAAAAAGAATCAATGATGAAGGAAGAATTGTTGTACTTTGTCACTATCCATTAGCAGTGTGGGATCAGTCGCATAGAGGCAGCTATCATTTATACGGTCATGTACATAATAATTTAAGTGAAGACGAAAAAACGCCGACACACAATATCTTGTATAATGAAGAGATGAAAAATGCATATAATGTAGGGTGTATGTTGCCATATATGATGTATACACCAAGAACACTTGATTATATTCTGAAGAAAACCGGGAGGGTTTCTAAGTGAATCTAGTTGAGCATTATATACGAAGAATTATCAGTGCAACGGATATCTCTGACCGATATGAAGAAGAAATGAAAAAGTATGATCCAAACTATGAGTTAAAAGAACCGATGTATGAAGTAAAACTTGAATATGATTGTTATGGTCATATAGGCGAGTGTACTGAATGGTGGAAGAAATCATACTATATTGAAGTATTAGAAAAAGGATATTTTTTAGCATAAACAAACCAAAATAAATGTTGACATTATGTAAAAATATGATATACTAAGAAAGGAGTTAGCAATGTTTGAATGGAATCTAGTTTTTAATTTTGCAATGAACATCAAACATAATTATTTGAAAAAGTTCGGCAAAGTTGAATACAAAAAATATGAGATTGAAGAGAATGATACTATCAAAACGGTATCATGCTTAGAATACTGGATTAAGACACTCAACGATGAAACAGCCAAAGAAAAAATCAAATATCTTGAAATAAATCAGGAGGGGGATCTTATCCTTGTCCGATATGGTAAATTCAGTTCAGCCGGTGATGGTCAATATGAAATTACTGTTGAAGACCTCTGGAATGCAGATAACGGATTTTTCTTAGAGTGCCGGAGTGTAGTAATCAATCTCAAAACAGAGGAAATTGTCATTGCACCATTTAAGAAGTTCCGAAATTTGAATGAATGTCCCGAAAATGATATAAAAGTCGTGACAGAAGAAATCAAGAATGCAAAGACTGTTGAAATCACAAATAAACTTGATGGAAGTATGCAGTGTGTACGTTGGTATAACAGCGAAATCTTCATGTCTGGCAGTCAGGCAATTAACCCTGATATGTCGTGGAGATTAGCCGATGGAATTTCACGATTATCAGACAATAATAAATGCATGGCAAAAGAAAATCAGAACCTTACATTTATTTACGAATATATTTCACTGCCAGATGCTCATGTTGTTAAATACACAAAAGAGCAAGAAGGATTGTATCTGATTGGTATTAGAGATGTATATACCGGCAGACAGTATTCTTACAAAGAAGTTGCAGAATATGCAGCTAAGTACCATGTACCGATGACGGAGATTTTTGACAAGACTTTTGATGAAGTATTGGAAGAGGTCAAAGTAATCAAGTCGGACGATATGGAAGGATTTGTAATTAACATTGACGGTCACATGATTAAAGTGAAGGGTGATGATTATACACAAATCCACAGAGTATTATCAAAAATATCTTCAATCAATTTGATTATTCAGAGTGTTGCAGAAGATAGAATTGACGATCTGTACAGTAAAGTTCCGGCAGCATACAAACCAAGAGTACGGATAGTTGAGAAAATTGTTCGAGGATATATTTCAAACATGGAATCAGAAACTTCCGAATGGTACTCAAAAGCTCCAAAATCTGACAGAAAGACCTTTATGATTTGGGTGCATGAAAATGTTCCACCGAAATTCAAGTCATATGTCAGAAACAAGTATTTTGGTATAGAAAACAATTATATCAAATATGGAAGTGATAAATGCCCAGGTTACAGAAAACTTAACGAAATGGGTATAACAGACTACAAGAAAATTTTTGAAGAGAGCGAGGAAGAGTAATGGAAAAGCCAACTTTTGTGATGCTGGTCGGTTTACCTGGAAGCGGAAAATCTACTTTGGCGAAAGATATAAAAGACATGTATCATGGTACAATCTTTTCGTCAGATAGTATCAGAGAAGAACTTACTGGTTCTGAAGAATGCATGGATCAGGATAAAGAAGTATTCCAGACACTTCATAGAAGAATTAAGGAATATCTGATAGAACATCAGGAAACAGACGGTTGTGCAATTTATGATGCATGTAATATCAGCTATAAAAAGAGAATGGCATTCTTACATGAACTTAAAAAGATTGATTGCAGAAAAGTTTGTTATTTTGTATGGACTCCATATAAAATGTGTCTTGAACAGAATAAGAAGAGAGACAGAGTTGTACCTGAATATGCGATTGCACGAATGTACAAAAACATTTACATACCACAGTATTATGAAGGTTGGGACTCTATTGTTTTTGATTTAAAACACGCAATAATAAATGAAAGCAGCTTAACAAAATTGTTCTATGAGATGCCAAATGGACTTTGTAATATTGACCATGACAATCCACATCATCAGTTATCCATTGGAAATCATTGCATTGCATGTTATCTGAACGCTCTCACGATGACAATGGATTCACCAGATTTCAATTTGTGTACAGCAGCATTGCTTCATGATATCGGGAAGGTTTTTACAAAAGGGTATAAAGATAGTAAAGGTAATCCTTGCGAGTATGCACATTACTACCAGCATCACCTTATATCTGCATATGATGCGGTTAGATATCTCAGATTCGTAGAGGAAAATGATAGGCTTGAAATTCTTGCATTGATTCAGTGGCATATGTTCCCGTACTTCTGGGAGAAAGATAACAACACAAAGATGCAGAGCAAATATAAGAAATTATGGGGAGATGAGTTGTATGACAAAATCATGCTTCTCCATAAAGCAGATAGGGAGGCACACTGATGAAAAGCAAGAAACAGATTGCCCGTGAAACAAATGGAGAAGTATACACAAGAAAAGAATTTGTGAAACTTGTAGATGCAGGAGCGTTTATTCCGTATGACGGGATTGGATATTTTCATGATGGTACAAATAGAACAGATATAAGTGTATGGAATAATAGTCTTACAGCAAAAGATGTTGAAAAATACCCATATGTATGTTGGTACAACAGATAAATAAAATTCATGTTTTGTCTATTATGAAATCCTATCCGTTGGTCGAAACTGAGTATTTGTATTCCATTTTTGAAATATTTATATCTAGTTTTTCCCTGTAGAGTATTCAGTGGTAGCAAAACTGCAAATGGTTTATTGAGATTATATAATCTTTCGAGAATTTGGTCTTTGATATTGAATGGTGGGTTTGAGATTATCACATCATAGTCATCAGGTTCATATAAGAAGAAATCTTTCCCTTCATCTATATGGGATCTGATGACATCAAATCCATTTTCCCTAAATGTTTGATAGAACGAAGACCATTCAGCATCAAACGGACACCATATTCTATAACTTTTCGGTATATATTTTACGATTGGTTCAACCGCATAATATGGTGTATATAATTCCTGGTGTTCAGGCGTTTTACTACTGGTTAAATAACCAATGTTGTTTGCCAATTTATCACACTCCTTCGTTAAAACATGAATTCTACAATAGAGGGAAGTCCATTTGCAACTGCATATTTTTGTAAAGATTTTCTACCAAACGACTTAATTATTGAGAAACTAGAAAAATATGAAAAAGGATTATTGAATTGATTGGAGAAATTATATGAAAGTGATTTTTCTTGATGTTGACGGTGTGTTGAACTCAGAAAAAGATTTGTTAGAAGCAAAAGGGAAAAGTGAGCTGTTTGACAGACCATTGGCATTATTAAAAGAGTTAGTCGAATCAACCAAAGCAAAAATAGTTGTATCATCAACATGGCGAATTGGTTGTTCAAAAAGTGGTCGTAATTCGTGGTATGGAGAGGAAATCTTCAAAACACTTACAGATAGATTGGCAGAATATCAGATGGAAGTATATGATATTACACCAGTCATAAATAAGCCGGGAGTGCAGCGTGGAGATGAGATAAGAGCATGGCTTGAAAATGCGAAAGAAGAAATTGATGCATTTGTTATTTTAGATGACGATGCAGATATGTGTGAATTTACAGGAACGAATCTTGTACAGACTTCCATGAAAACTGGACTACTGGAATACCATGTAGAAATTGCTAAAAGTATACTGAATGGCGAAAATATCACACATGATGTTGTCCTTGATGCAGTCCGTAAAGTGTGGGACAAATTACCTGAATTACGGTTTGGTCAGCTTATTGTAAATGTTTTGGGTTCAGATCCATTTTATGAATTAGACAAAAACGTAGTAACAAAAATGAGAAAATACGAAAGGAAAATAGGTGAATGATACAGCCAGTAATCGCACGAAAGCCTAAATTCGTGGTAAATTCGCAAAGATCTCCAACATTAGGTTTTGGATTAGATACACCAGTTCATTATGCAACAAGGGTGTTTCTTCCAGGAAGTCAAAAAATAATTAACCTACCTATTTGTGGAGCAAATTGCGTATGTCCGTTATTACTTACGGACGATATTAAAAAGTGTACCTGTCATGATTGTATTATTAAAGTAATGCAGCGAATGATAGGGATAAAACAAAAAGGAGAAAATGAAGATGAAGAAAAATCTGACACAGATGGTATTCGTTCTTGATATGAGCGGATCAATGAAATGGCTTGCGCCGGAAACAATTGGTGGTTATAATACAATGCTTGCCGACCAGAAGAAAGAAGATGGCGATGCACTTGTAACTACAGTTCTTTTCGACAATAGATACATCATGGTTCACGATGGCGTTGATATCAAAAAGGTTCAGAATTTAACTGACAAAGAATACATACCAGAAGGTATGACAGCCATGCTTGATGCCGTTGGAAGAACAATCAACCATGTCGGAAACAGACTTGCAGATATGCCGGAAGAAGAACGACCTGAAAAAGTGGTATTTACAATTATCACTGATGGTTATGAGAATGCAAGCCATGAATTTGACTGGAATACAGTAAAAGAAATGATTAAGCATCAGCGTGAAAAATACAGTTGGGTATTTACATTCTTAGGTGCGAATATTGATACCATGCAGGTTAGCAATGATCTGGGAATCAGTAGTATGTTGTCAAAAACATACACAGCAAGTAAGAGTGGCACAGAAAAAGTATTTTCTGCAGCATCAAAATCTGTATCAGTCGCAAGAGGTGTAAGTGCCGATGCATTGAATAGTGCCAAGACTATGTGCTTCATGTCATCTGCACTGGATGAAGCGGAGGAAAAATAATGAAATGTTTCTATCATAACGATATGGATGGTAAGTGTGCTGGTTCAATCGTTGCAAGAGTAACAGGAAATTACAACGCAAAAGATTACATCATGTACAACTATGATGGCGAAATTCCAACAGAGCTTATTGAAGACGGTGAAACAGTCTATTTTATAGATTTGTCATTCTCGGTAAATACAGTAGATAAACTGAAAGAAATCGTTAAAACAAAGCACTGTGATTTAATTTGGTGCGATCACCATTCATCAAGTATGGATATTCTTGCTAAATATCCAGAATTTAGCAGTATTAAAGGAATCCGAAAGGAAGGAATTAGTGGAGCTGGATTAACATGGATGTACCTTATGGGATGTGATTTTGATGATATCCCCCTCTTCGTAAAATATGTTAGTGATTTTGATTGCTGGCAGTTTAAATATGAAGAATCGCTGTTTTTCAAGTATGCATTAGAATCTACGGATTATGATGCGCTGGATATTATCTGGAATAAACTTGTAAAAGATTCAAACAGTAAGGATAATCCTTTACTTGTTGAAATGGTACATAACGGTACTGTCATTTCTAAATATGTAGAGAAAGAGTATGAAGCATACAGAAATGCCTATGCGTATGAATCAAGAATTGACGGTATTAAATGCCTGGTTGTAAATAGAAGCTGCAACAGCTTAGTATTCGGGGAAGTAATCAAAGATTATCCGATTGTTGCAATTTGGGCATTCAATGGAGAAAAATACAAATACTCCATTTATTCAGAAAAGCCGGATGTTGATTGCTCAAAAATTGCCGAAAGATATGGCGGTGGAGGTCATAAAGGTGCATCTGGTTTCGTATCAAACAAAATGATTTTAAACAAAGCGAATTAAGAAGGAGAAAGATTATGTGTAAATGTGAATGCAAAAAAGATGAAAATGTAGAAGTAACTGATGAAATGATGGCAGCAATGCTTGGTTGTGTATTCGGAGAAATTATTTCCGATATTATTGATGACATTGCAGAGGAAAAAGCAGAGGTTAGCATCTCTCAGAATATCGACCTGGAAAAAGAGATTGAAAATGTCGTATTTAATGATCCAGCAACTATCGTGTTCTGGAAAGATGGTACTAAGACAGTGACTAAATGCCATGCTGGTGATACGTTCAATAAAGAAACTGGGCTTGCAATGTGCATTATCCGTAAGCTGTGCAACAACAAGCATTTTAACAATGTGTTTGAAAAATACTGTAACTAATAACGGATAAACAAACTATAATAAATGCGTTGACAAATTTGGAAAACGTGATACAATAAACAAGAACTAAGAAAGTGAGAGAATTATGTTGAGGATAATTATTGCCGGATCAAGATTTTTTGAGGATTACAATTTATTTGAATCCACAATGTTTAAAGTGTTGTTTCATCTCAATAAAGAATATCCTCAATATAATATTCTCGTTATCAATAAAGAAGAGAGATTATTCAAAATAAACCCATGTAGTCTGGAAATTATTAGTGGAATGGCAAAAGGAGCAGATACATTGGCAGTGAGATTCGCCAATAAATATAATCTTGCACTTAAAGAATTTCCGGCTGACTGGAATAATTTGAATGTATCACCATGTAGAGTTATTACAAATTCGTATGGAAGCTATAATGCATTAGCAGGGCACAAAAGGAACAGAGACATGGCGGTATATGCTTCTTCAGACGATGCTTTTGGAGTTCTTGTTTTATTTTGGGACGGAAAAAGTAAAGGTAGTAAAAATATGAAAAGTCAAGCCGTAGCTTTTGGTCTTGAAATTTATGAAAACATCATAAACAGACAATAATAAAGGAGAATGATAAACATGTGTTCAATATGTTTACAGAACCCTTGCCACCCAAGATGTCCTAATGCTGTTAGGAGAGTTCGTGGAACTTGTGATGAATGCGGAGAAGAATTATACGAAGATGAGTATTATGTTACAGATGATATGAATGGAATATATTGCTCAGAAGAATGTGCGAAAAAAGCAAACGGCATACATGAGACAGAATGGGAAGAAGAATACAATGATTGGAGAGAAGAATGATTAACGAATTTAAAATTAGTCTTTGTACTATAGATAGAGTTAAAGATTTCTGCCGGATTACATCTGCTATTAAGCCGGATATGGATATTATTGTTGGCAGATATATCATTGATGCAAAATCAATCATGGGAATTTTTAGTGTTGATCTTTCAAGGGAATTAGTGCTGAAAATTTCATCAGATGATGTTGAAGAATGCAAAGAAATCAGAGAAAAACTGAAAGCGTTCATTGTGGAGGATTAGCATGAACAAAGCAGATCAGTATATGGAAAGAGACATCAAGAATATCCTTGAAAATGGATATATTGATGAGAACCCACGACCTAAGTATGCAGACGGAGTACCGGCACATACATATTCAGTGAACCATGTTTGCCGAACCTACGATTTATCAAAAGGCGAATTTCCTATTTGCTCTTTAAGAAGAATTGCATGGAAAACTGGTATCAAAGAAATTTTCACTATCTATCAAAGACCGACAAATAGTATCTCAGAAATGGAAAAGATGGGAGTTACCTGGTGGAAAGATTGGGATATCGGAGATGGAACTATTGGGCAGAGATACGGCGCAACCGTGAAAAGATATGATTTAATCAATAAGCTCATTGATGATATCAAGAAAGATCCATACGGCAGAAGAAAAGTCGTTTCCTTATGGCAAGAAACAGATTTAAGAGAAACAGCCGGTCTTGCACCATGCGCCTACAACACAATATGGAATGTGCGTGGTAAATATCTTGATATGGTATTGATTCAGAGAAGCGGAGATATGCTTACTGCTTCTGGTGCTGGTGGGGTTAATGAAGTTCAGTACGCAGCATTGCTTATGATGATTGCACGCCACACTGGTTATGAACCAGGTGTATTTACACATTTTGTGGCAAACGAACAAATTTATGACAGACACATCAACCAGGCGAAAGAAATGCTTAAGCGTGTAGAAAATCTGAAAAATTCCGATATTCAGAATAAGCCAATGCTCAAACTTAATCCAGAGAAAACTAATTTCTATGATATGACAATTGAAGATTTTTCTATGGAAAATTACGATCCGATTGTTCCTCAGTTGAAGTTAGAACTTGGAATTTAGGTGATGATATGGCAAGAGTAAATTATATTAAATGTGATATATGTGGAAGAACAATAGACGAAAATACATTTGATAGTGCAATCAGATTTTTTGCCGGAATAATTCATAAGGGCAAAATAGATATTTGCAAATCATGTTTAGGAAAGATAGACAAGGTTTATGAAGATATACGGACAGAAGAAGAGCTTGTTAGATACGCAATAGATAGTGAAAATGCTGAAGAATTTAAAGAAGATACAAATTTATATACTGCTTATTTAACAGGTGTTCAAGACACAGCAAAGTATTTAAGTCAACATCAAATAGTAAAAGGTAAGATTTGAATGGTAGCAGCAATAGTAGCAGTAGATGAAAACTGGGGTATTGGCAGAAACGGAGATTTGCTTATCAATATCCCAGAAGACAAAAAATTTTTCAAAGAAAAAACAAATGGTTCAATCATAATTATGGGAAGAAAAACATGGGATTCTCTTCCAAAAAAGCCACTACCAAATAGAAAAAACTATGTAATCAGCAAAAGCAAGAAACACGTTGATGGTGTAGATTTTATATCAATGGATTCAGCGATAGAGCTTATCCAAAATGAAGACAGTGATATTTTCATCATTGGTGGTGGTCAAATTTATGAGAAATTGCTTCCATATTGTGAAAAAGTATTCGTGACAAAGATTTATAAGTCTTTTGAATCTGATACGTTCTTTCCTAATATAGAGGAAGATAACACATGGAAATGTGTGGAAAGTGGTGATATTCAGTATTATCAATCTATCCCATACGAATTTCTTACATATAAGAACCGTAAAAAGCAGGAGGACTTTTAATGCTTATACTTGTTGGAGGAAGTGCAAGCGGTAAGTCAACTATTGAAAAGATTTTATGTGAAAAATATGGGTACAACAAAATAGTATCTTATACCACTAGAAATCCAAGAGAAGGAGAAATTGATGGTGTAGATTACCATTATATTTCAAAAGAAGAATTTTTGAACAAAGCTCAAAGTGGATTTTTCGCAGAAATCGGAGTCTATAATGGTTGGTACTATGGAAGTGCAGTAGAAGACTGTACAAACGACAAAGTAGCTGTTCTTACACCACACGGAATGAGACAGCTCAAAACGAAATCTGATATAGATGTTACAAGCATTTATATAAAAGTTCCCAGAAGAGATCGTCTGATAAAGATTCTTCAAAGAAAAGATGACATTGAAGAAGCCAAAAGAAGAGATGCTTCAGATGTCGGTCAGTTTGACGGAATCGAAGATGAGGTAACATATGTTATTGAAAATCCTGAGTATAAATTTACACCACAGGATATGGCAGAATTTGTACATCAGAAATATACTTCAACACGAAAAACAAGCATAAATAAATGCAAAACGATATTATGTGATGTGGACGAAGTGATAAATAACTTAGTTGAAAAGATCCTTGTCGAATATAACAAGCAATACAATGACAGTCTCACTCTGAATGACATAACAGACTGGGAAGTTAAAAAATTCATCAAGCCAGAATGTGAAAATATATTCACGGAATTTGGTACTGATGAATTCCTATCTTCTTTAGAGCTACAGCCAAAAGCAAAAGAAGTAATCGGAAAATTGATGGCAAAATACAATTTCTATTTTGTTACATCAACTTATCCTGACCATGTAAGAGTCAAAGATGAATGGCTTAAACGGAACATTCCGCAATACGATAGTGGAATGCTTGTTGTGTGCCGGGACAAACACTTGGTACATGGAGATATCCTTATTGATGATTGTATAGGGAATTTTACACTGGATCATACGAAAGATTCACCAGTTAAATATAATTTCATATTTGATAAACCCTGGAACAGATCAGTACAGGAGGACAACACAAAGAACTTTAGGGTTCATGGTTGGGATGAGATTTATGAACTTATTGATAAATTGGAGGATTTTTAATGGTCTACAAACGTGATGGACAGATTCAGGAATTCAGACCTGAAAAAATCGAGAATGCTGTTTTAAAGGCATTCTATGATGTTGAAAAAGAAGAAACAGAATATGCAAAATCAAGAGCCAAAGAGATTGCAGAAAATATCAGTGCGCTTGATAAAGATATGGAAGTTGAGGAAATACAGGATATTGTAGAATCTCAGCTTGCTAAAAAAGATATGAAAGTCGCAAGAAAGTACATCATCTATAGGAATGATAGAACCAGAGACAGAAGACGCAGAAGTGAACTCATGAAACAGTTTTCAGAGAAATTGAAAGCTAAAGATGTTGAGAATCAGAATGCAAATGTTGATGAAAAATCATTTGGTGGAATGATTGGTGCTGCAAGTAATGTTATGCTGGAACAGTATGCTCTTGATGAGTGCATGTCCGAATTGGCAAGAAACAACCATATTCTTAACAGAATCTATACGCACGACTTAAATAGTTATGCGGTTGGTATGCACAATTGTCTCAGCATTCCATTTGATAAATTACTTGCAAATGGGTTTAATGTACGACAGACGGATGTTCGTCCGGCACAATCTGTCAATACAGCCGGACAATTGATTGCTGTAATATTCCAGTTACAGTCGTTGCAGCAGTTCGGTGGTGTTTCTGCAACACACATTGATTGGACACTTATGCCATATGTGCGAAAGTCATTCAGAAAACATTATATTGTGGCATATTTAAAAAATACAGCAGCGTTCTTATACTTAGACCTTATGGGAATGCTGTTTGATAACTACGAAGACGAAATTGGCATTGTAAGAAACCGATTCGATGACTGGATTGATGAGAATAAAGAAAACTTTTACAAAGAGACAGGACTGAAAGAAGAGGACTTTTTCTTTGCAAATAAAGAAAAACTTGATCCTATTTTCTATCAATCTGCTTTATACGATACAATCATTGAAACAAAACAGGCAATTGAAGCATTATATCACAATCTGAATACGCTTCAGTCAAGATCTGGAAATCAGTTACCATTTACTTCTATCAACTATGGTACATGTACCGAACCAGAAGGAAGAATGGTAATTAAAGCATTGCTTGATGTTTCTATCGCTGGAATCGGAAAATTACATAAAACAAGTATTTTCCCATGTGGTATTTTTCAATTGAAGAAAGGTATCAACAGAAAGCCAGGAGAACCGAACTATGATTTATATAGATTGGCACTCCGTTCAACTGCACAGAGGCTTTACCCGAATTACGCTAACTGTGATTGGTCAGGAAATGAAGGGTATGATCCAGATGATCCGAAAACATACTTCTCAACAATGGGCTGTAGAACGGCTAACGGTTGGGATATCAATGGATTTGGTCAGACAAAAGACGGTAGGGGTAATATTTGCCCGGTAACTATCATCATGCCGACACTTGCTATGGAAACAAAAGTTTCACTTGAAGAGAACAATTGTTTTACTGGTGGAAAAGAATACGATGAAAAATTACTTGTAGACAGCTTCATGGAATATCTTGATAAGAAGATTGATGAAGCGAAAGACATGCTTATCGAAAGATACTTATGGATTTGTAAACAGTCACCAGACTCAGCAAAATTCATGTATGAAAACTTTGTAATGGAAGGTTTCGATGGAAAAAATATCGAATCTGCCATGAAACACGGAACATTAGCAGTTGGTCAGATTGGTCTTGCAGAAACTTTACAGATTTTAGTTGGCTGCAATCATACAACTAAAAAAGGTATGGAAACCGCAAAGAGAATTGAGCAGCTTTTCAAAGATAGATGTGCCGAATACAAAAAAGAGTATAGTTTAAACTTTGGAGTATATTATACCCCAGCAGAGAACTTATGCTTTACAGCAATGTCAAAATTCAGAAATAAGTACGGAGAAATCCCAAATGTTTCTGATAAGAAATTCTTCACAAATTCAATGCACGTTCCAGTTTGGGAAGAAATGAGTCCTTTTGAAAAAATTGACATAGAGGCAGAACTTACAGGATATAGTTCAGCCGGTTGCATTACATATGTCGAATTGCCATCAAGCGTAAAACAAAATATTGATGCACTTGAAGAAATTGTAAACTATGCAATGGATAAGGATATTCCTTATTTTGCAGTCAATGTACCGAATGACATGTGTACCGAATGTGGTTATACAGATGAAATCGGAGATGAATGCCCGATTTGCGGTTGTCGAAAAATCAGAAGATTAAGACGAGTAACGGGATATCTCACTGGTGATTACATTGAAGCATTCAATGAAGGAAAACGCCAGGAAGTTGACTACCGTGTGAAACATTTTAACAATGCTTTAAAAGCCAAAACGGAGAAAAATGAATCTCATTAACGGCATTGAAACTGATTTCAGATTTGCCGGAATTGATAAATTCGATGTAAATAATGGTAATGGAGTTGGAACAACTTTGTTTGTGCAAGGTTGTTCCCACCATTGCAAAGGTTGCCACAACCAATCTACATGGGATAAGTCAAAAGGAATTCCATTCACACAAAGCATTTATGATGAACTATTTAATGAGTTATCAAAAAAGCATATTTCTAGGCTTACTCTTTCTGGTGGTGATCCATTGGATAATGTGGAGCTTTCATATTTTGTAAGTAAAGATTTCAAAAATCTCTATCCAGAAAAAGAACTATGGATTTATACGGGATATAAATATGAAGAAATAATTCACCAGGATAAGTATAAAAGCCTATTAAAATTATGTGATGTTTTAGTGGATGGAGAATTCAGAATAGAAGAAAAAGATCTTCGATTACAATTTCGTGGCAGTAGAAATCAGAGAATCATTGATGTGCAAAAAAGCATAGTGGCGAATAAAATAATACTTTGGAAAAGAAAGGAAATGTTATAATGGCAAAAGTAGTAGCAAAATTTGAAAAGGTAAGTTATGAGCAGTTCAAGAAGGACTGGGGAGATACATTTAACGCAAGTGATGAGGAAATTATTAGAAAGATTTATGACGGAATCAAATTACCGAAACGTGCAACGGTTGGTTCTGCCGGATATGATTTCTTCACACCAATCGGGCTGAAAATTAAACCTGGTAAAACAGTAAAAGTACCTACCGGAATCAGATGCAGAATTGACAATGACTGGGTATTGAAATGTTATCCTAGAAGTGGTCTGGGATTCAAATTCAGATTACAGCTCAATAATACAGTCGGAATCATTGACAGTGATTACTATAATTCTGACAATGAGGGACACATTTTTGCAAAAATTACAAACGACACTAACGAAGAAAAAGTTATAGGTCTTAAATCTGGCGAAGGATTTATGCAGGGAATTTTTGTTGAATATGGCATCACAAAAGATGATGATGCAACTGGAATTAGAAATGGTGGTTTTGGAAGTACAACAGAATAATATTAAAAAATAAAGTTGAAATATAATCACAAAGCAGATATAATATAATTGCCTTGTAATACTATGTACAGAAGTAACTAGCATTTTTCTATAATTTGTAAAAACAATTATTCTGTAGC